TTTCAGAATTCTGATCGAAATCAGAGAAAATCAAACTCATTATAAATTCCTTAGGCTTGACGCGTCAGATAGTTAGGTCGAATATACTTTGCGCCGAAGTACTGGCGAACAAGATCGATCACAACCTCATCATCATACGACTTGCAAGAGAAGACATCGAGGTACATGGCGTTGCCACCATTACCATCATCAGGCACAAAGTGTGCACAGATGTTAGATGTCTCGATCAACTGGACCAACGTGTAGCCAGCCTTATTACCTGAGCCAAAGTTTACAATCTGTGGTTCGCCATAAGCGACCATCTCAATATCTCTGACAAGACGCTTGACGAACTTATAAATTACTTCAGCGTCTGTGATTGAATCATGATCCAATTCAGCGCAATCCAGCATGAGGTGATACCCCCAATAGTGTGACATACTATTTTCCTTCTAGTGCAGTTGATTGATGGATGAACTTAAGCTTCTGCTCTTCGGACCAATCCCTACAATAGGATACATCCTCATCGAACAAGCGTAGGTACTCTTCTTTTGTGATTTCACGACTTGAGAAGTCAAGCTCACCCAAGTGAGTCTGACTAAACTCTTCAACGCCACCCGTGATAATGACGTCCTCAACTGCCCAGTTGTTTTCAGCATTGTCTGGCAGTTCTACGACATATCTATGTCGAAACTGTGATAGAGTTTCAACCATAACCAACTTAGTCATGATATTATCCTGCGTCAATGACCTGAAGATACTGGATTGATTCAATACGGAAGGAGCGCCAACCGTTGTTGTTCAAATCCCATGCAGCAATCACAGAAAGATTTTCCTTCTTCTTATGCTGCTCATCAAGATGCTGCGCATCGTAGTTAGGAGGGAGATACTTAGGATCAAGAGTACAACGAAGAACTCGCTGATCACCATTGACCTTAGTGAATGTCACTTCAATAACATTCTCATGCAGATCCTTAAGGACTGCATCACGCTGGTACTTACCATTCATATCATCACCTATTCAGTTAGAAGTTGTGTATTTTCACTTGCTGTTGAGTTGATTCGTTCTGCGAGTTGTGAGTAACCACCAATGTAGAAACCGTCGACTGTGATAACAGGAAAAGTCTTAGCTGTTGGGTAGTTCTCTGCTAGAGTTTCTCTCGAGAAGTCTACGTCGAGTTTAAGCTCCATGTAGTCAATTCCCTTAGACTCTAAAAGGTTCTTAGCGTATGCGCAGTAGGCACAGTTATCCCTACTATATATTACTACTCTGTCCATGTGGATATAAGCTCCCGCCAAAATTCTTGGATGTCAGCAGGGTCTAGATAATCATATCCCTGCTTGACCATATCTTCGGCGACCATTCGTTCGAAGTCGGTCATTGTTTCCCACTTAGTAAGGACTGATTTCAAAGTCTTCATGTCATGATCCTCTGCATATTGTAGATCTATTATATATTCAAATAGCTGGTTTGTACACCACTATTTTAAGCTCAAAGTTTGATCTTTGAGTGTTTGCTCGTAGCGGTTGATGCGGTCTAGATAACCACGATTGCGCAACTCTTTGAAGACGAGATTCTCAAAACTAAACTCGCCACCCTTTGTGATAGCCGCACTACGCATATCTCGTATCTTACGCTTCATCTCTCTAACAGCTTCACCATCCATCTTATTCTTAATAATTTCATCAATTGATCGTTTATAAAAAATGACCTTGCGCTTAAGCGAAGGATCGTTCTTCCAATTATAACTTCCGCGATTGGGGAACTGTAACCATTTATTATTCTTCAGAGAGAACACACCTTGATTAGCAGCAGCGCGATCTTCACTATGTTGAGCATACGGCTCAATTGAGTAACCTAGGATAGACACCTTGTGTGTAAGTGTCCATAGTAGCTTCTTATCCTGCAGGTACTCATCGATGATTTCTCTGCTAGCACCTCTAGCAAATGCATTTCTATTGATGACTAGATGTACATCGATGTCTGATTGGGGTGTATAGTTATAGTTTGCATTTCCACCGATCATTATGATGTCTTGAATCATGCTACGTGGAATCTTTGCAAAGTCAGCCCACGCGTACGCAAACTGAAGTAGTTTAGCCCTAACCTGTGGTTTTAGGTTAGTTCCGTTCCAGAGCTTCTGGTTTAGCTCACTATGATACTCAAGTGAGATTTTAGTTTCGGTCAGATATTCTGTGAAGCTCTGCATGTTACACCCATGTTTTTGGGTATTTATATATCGACCTTCTCGAATCCTGGGATCTTTGTTTTGTCAAAGAGAGGTTGGTACGTATCAGCTAGAAAGTGGTATTGTCCTTCCCACATGATCTGACTCATGATCATGATCTCATAGAAAAACAACTCATTGGCAATCTCAATATTAGGCGAGTATGTCAGCTCACTGATTGAACGGTCAGGATACACTAGGAACTTAGTAAACGCGATAGCCTTATCACCATCATACACAATGATCCAGGCAGACTTATCGAAAGTACTATAGAGCTCCTCACCATCGCAGAGTGACTCAAGATCCTTCCTATTATCATCATCTAGTTGATTACGCCAGAAGTACTCGAACCTTGTCGCCTCTGGTGAGAATGGTTCCGGCACAATTGTTTGATACGTTTTAATGTTAATTTTATCTGTCATGTCAGCACCTTTACAACACCAGCTATGTAGATGATTGATACTACGCCTTGAATAACTAACAGTGACCATTTACGCCACTCAACTGCAACTATAGCCCAACCAAAGTTACCAGCTAGACTTAGATATATGTTGAGTGGGTAGATATTGAAGGCTGTTAGAACACAACCACATATGAGGACCGCAGTTGAAATCCACTCGGCCCAAAATACCCAATTGTATTTACCCATTCCAATGCCTAATTACGCCTGCAACGATGAACATGTTAGTGATGATGTAGCTAATAATAATGAATGTCCTGATGATAGCGACCTTATCAGCCTCACCATCCGCATCGCTCGCTTTTTCCCCAAGCGCTTTTGCCCAGAGTTTCCACATTAGTAAAAGTCCACAATCTCATCAGCAATACCATACTTAACAGCCTCTTTAGCCGTAAGCCATACATCTTCAGGTGGAAGTAGATACTTCTTCACATCTTTCTCAGACATGCCTGTGCACTTCTTATAGTGATCAAGGATACGTGCATGGGTATTATTGAATTCCTTCACACGTGCCATAAGCTCATGGTCTTTACCAAAGTGACCCCAGCTATATTGATGTGATAGGATTGCCGTATTACGTGTGATGTAGCGATGACCATGATCACCTGCAATAAATGTCATCAAGCCACAAGATGCAATCTCGCCAAGACCATATGTATAGATTGGGATACGAGATCCCTTCATCGTATCAATCAGTGCAAAGGCAGCAGACACTTCTCCACCTGGAGAATTAATGATCATCTTCATCATCTTCGGCTTGATCTTCATCAGGTTACGAGCAATAATGAACTCAATGGCGTCGGCTGATGAATCGGCATCAAATTCTTTAGTGAACATAAAGTAGTGATGGTCTTCGATGTTAGGAATCTCGGTCTTCTTCTCATCCTTATCAATCATCACGATCACTCTTCTTCAACTGTTTGACAAGCCACGTGGCTGAACTGACCTTTTCATCATCGGTCATTTGCGGATTAGATAGAACTTTATTGATATGCTCGAGGATTTGTTTATACCACTCGAGCTCAACCTTTACTAGGTCGACCTCTGCCATTCAAAATCTCCATGATAAACAAGCAAACTTTTTTCTCAATTGTTAATAGTAAGATTTGATCACGGGCAGTATCGAGAATAACATACTGCCCGTTTATTTTTCTATAACTTATATATCGATCGTTAGGCTGCTGTTCTGTATCCAAGAACTTTACTCACAGGGAAGTAGCCAACCTGAACTGCCTTGTCTGTATTACCAGCAAGCACCTTAACGTATTTGACTCCTTCAAAGTCTTCAAAGCCTTGGAAGAAACCAACATGTCCGGACCAGCTATCACGGCCGCGCGCAAGAACTACAATATCACCCTCCTTAGGGTCTTTAGTCTTTGTACCCCAGTGAAGGAAGCTTCTAGCAGTCAAACTACCAGTTGTAGCATGACCAGTTCTAGATAGGATCGCATTAGCAAATGCGGCACACCATGGGATACGTGATGGATCGATAGGTGGAATCTTACCATCAGCAAACAACGATTGTAATTCTTTCTTATTTGCCTTAGCAGTCTTGCCTTCCCACTTCTTTGCTTCCATAACCGGTTCAGCAAAACCAGGAGTGCATGTGAACCAACTGCAGTTCATCACCATCTCACGACGATGCTCTTCACGTGTCTTTAAGTTCTTAGCGATAGACTGTTTAGGTAATGATGCAACTACAGTCTTTTGAGTGCGCTTAGCCTCTTCTGCCCAATACTGTGAGGCAGACATATCTTCACTTGAGATTGATGGTGCATTCATACCAACACCATATGTGATAGCCGCTGCAGTGGGTGCCGCTGCTACCATGCCACAACCAATACCAAACACTGAATCACACTTTGTGAACGCGTTCTTCTCAGGTGCTACTTTAACAGGAGCCTTAACCTGCTTTACTGGCTTCTTAGTACGCTTCTTGACAACCTTCTTCGGTTGCTGTACTGGTTGCTGAACCTCTGGTTGTGGACTAGAAAAAAGGTCAGACAGAGACCAAGCACGTACTGGTGTGGTGGCAGTTATAGCTGCAAACATAATCCCTACAGTTAGAAGTGTCTTGTGCATATCATTCTCCATTATTTCTTTAGGTCGGTCAACACCTCAATTAGAAGCTTTGCCGTACCACTATGGAAGAATCCAAGAGAGATTGCACCAGCACGTGACACATCAAGCTCTCGGCCCTTCTTAAACGGTCCTCTATCATTAACGACCGCGTCGATCGTAGCACCAGTCTTTATATTAGTCAAACGCAACATCGTACCAAATGGTAGATTTTTATGTGCCACTGAATACTTATGAGGATTGAATTTTTGGCCACTTGCCGTCTTGGTGCCTTTCTGGTACCAAGAAGCAGTGCCATGGTATTGCCCATTCATATCAGCGGAATATGCTGATAGTGGGAATACCATGGCCATAGCTAGTAGGAAGAGTTTCACCTCTTCCTCTTATTCCTCTGCTTACGCTTCTTAGAGCCAATCTTACGACGGCCCTTACGAGGACGATTTTTATGAGGATGTGCCATAGTATACTCCTTTGTTGAAATGGTACTCGCGGAGGGATTCGAACCCCCGATGAAACCGTTATGAGCGACTGGCCTTAGACCACTTGGCGACGCGAGTTTAGTGTTTAAGTAATGATCGGTGCATTGTGAATTGTTAAAAATTCAGTTCCTGCATGTATTGTTTTATAATTAGTACGAGCGGGAACTTTTTCTGTTCTAACAATTCTATATTCAGAAAGATCAACAGTATTTTGAGTAGCAAATTTAATCTTAGGCATCCAAGCCATAGAAGTTGGATTATTACCAAAGTGCTTTATCAAAACCCATTCTTCCTGAGGTACATCCAGTAAATCGAAGGACTTGATAGGCATAAGCTTATTTGCTGCAATAACAGCAGGTGCAGCTATAAGCCCGCCAAGGAATAATCTTCGAGACGGCATAATGATACTACTCATGAAAGTACATCCTTTAGAAGTTTGGTGCCCATGGTCGGATTCGAACCGACACTGTGCGGATTTTAAGTCCGCTGACTCTAACCAGTTGGCCTACATGGGCAGATGCGCTTTGTGGACTTTAACCATGATCCACGAATTATAATAGTCGTTAGACTCGAGAACTCGATAATCGAATTGGTATCGAGCCTCCCAATAGTTGCACTCGCCCTTGGTTTTGCATAGTCTTAGTATCTCTCTTTTGAAGTTGTAGATACCTAGTTGCTCTACATCAGCTTGTAACTCTTTATTCGAGCCGTAGTAATCCATCCAGTCAGACGCTACTCTAGTTCGCTTCTTCTTACCCTTCACTTGCCTAGTCTTAGCCTTAGTGAAAAGCTTCTTACCAATGTAGCTTCTACCTGTTGTCATGTTGGTTATATTATACACAAAACCAACATGATTGTACACTAATTCTTCATCTACTAAGTTACCTTCATAGGTCCACGGATTTTCGTAGGACACTACTCGTCGTCCCAGAGCTCTTCGTCTTCCTCAGTTTCTTCATCTAGATCCTTCTGCCACCCACAAAAGGGACAAAAGGACACTGGATCTTTCTCGCGATGAATGACTTGATACTCTGCATCGCATTGTTCACATAGATAATCGGTTCCCATGATTAAGCCTTACATTTATTCTTCTTGTCGGCAGTGATCGTCTTAAGATCAACTGGCGGGACTTTGTTCTTAGCTGTCTTAGCATCAGGAACCGGGAATGTATAGCCGGACGCTTTCTCAACATCAGCAACTGTCACTTGATAAAGCGTAAAGTTCTGATCTGTACCGGGAATATTAGGCATGATGAATGCTAGTGACTGCTTAGTGTTGTTATTTACCAAGATCTTAAAGAGGAAGTCAGGGACTACAACCTTACCTGGTCCAATCGTCTTACTAGTCGGCTTCCAGATATTACCAGCGTAGATAGTATAGGAAGCTTTGTTTGAGTATGCCCATGCACGACCAGCAGACTCAAGATTCTTCCACGTACCACGATTAACACCGGGGAGCTGTGGGCTCATGTTAGACATGATGAACGACTCACGAGCAATAGTTGCATTGTAAGACATGTCAGCATTTGGTGCTAGATGGCCCTGGTCATAACCAGAACCAACGTAATCAGAAGGCTTAGCTGAATTAGGACCAAGCGACAAATCTGCAGCGAAGGCATCCTCGCGTGGAAGACAGCTGATGGCGTGTTCAGTCGTTAGTGTCCATGCAACCCAACCTGGAATCTTGGCTGTGTTATTATGCTCTAGGATATAACCACCGCGGCAAATGACTGGCTCATTAGGCTTTGACCCTGGCATTCCATATGGTACCATCGCTGCACATGCAGCAACTGGCTTAGGTGGTGCTTGATCTGCCGCATAGGCAAATCCTGTGGTCGCTAAAAGTGCAACCACCAAGGATGTTAATTTCATTTTATTAATCCTTTAGTTAAATTCCATTTGACAATCTCAAATGATCCATCATGGTTCTCTACAAGAGCAGTGCATGACTCTACCCAATCACCACAGTTCATATATCTAATGCCGCCAATATCACGAATATTAGCATGGTGAATGTGACCGCAAATAATACCATCTAGCTTCTTACCTTTCACGTACTTAGTAAGAGTCTCTTCATAGTCACCAATAAAGTTTACAGATTCTTTAACTCTATACTTTAAGTACGCCGATAGAGACCAGTGAGGCAACTTAAGAATCCCACGAATTTTATTGACAACACGACTTAAATCAATACTAACATCGTACGCCCAAGATCCTAGATGTGCTAGCCACTTGCTATTTCTCATAACGATGTCAAACTGATCACCATGAGTAACAAGATATAATTTGCCATCAACACCTATATGTATGCACTCCTCAACGAGCATAATATGACCAAACTCTGCGTCACAATACTCACGCATCATCTCATCATGATTACCAGGAATGTAGACAATCTCTACACCCTTTCTTGCTCGACGAAGTAGCTTCTGAATTACGTCACTATGAAATTGTGACCATATCTTTTTCTTCGACATGGCCCAACAATCAATAATGTCACCAACTAAATATATCTTCTCTGTTTCAACTGTCTTTAGGAACTCAAGCAGCTGGTCTGCCTGACTCATCTTTGTTCCCAAATGTATATCAGAAACAAAAATGGTTTTGTATGACTTCATCTAAAATCCTTGTAATCGTCTGTAGTGGATTTGTTCTTAAAAGTCACCGAGAAATAATTCGTTAGATATAACCATGTAGTGCTGATAATGCCCTGGTCTTTCAATCTCCTTGGAGAGGAGTAGATAAACAGACCTGGTTCAAATACAATCTTACCAGATTGCTCAAGTCGTTTGGCTGTCATCGTATCCTCACCATAGAAGGCTATTGATCGATCGTAACCACCAACCAAATCTAGGGCAGACTTTCTTATTAAGCAGTTGCCACCTTGTAGAAAGACACCGATATACTTATTGCTTTGTAGGGCAAACCAATAGTAGATTCTCGTGAGAACACGCAGCGCTAATGATGCACCATCATATATGATTGGTCCTGTTACAGCTACAACATCTGGTTGTGATATGTGCTTCATTGCTATCCAGATCCAGCCTGGAAATAATCTGGAGTCTGCATCGATATTTGCAATCAGACTATATTTAGCGTGTTCATACCCAGATTGACGTGCAAATACCACACCCTTTTGCTTCTCAGTGACAACAATCGCACCTTCTTGTATAGCAATATACACTGTGTTATCAGTACAGTTATTATCAACCACAATAATCTCGTGTGGAATCCATTTAGCTTCACGCTTGATAGATTGAATGCATTCTTTAATATAGTCTTGCTCGTTGTAGCATGGTATGATGAATGAAATCATAGACTGAAACCCTTAAATGTGTTCTCATTAACGTCCTTCTTCACACCACCATTAATATAACTTGTGATCTCAGTTTCTTGTGGGGCAACCTGCACCTCGCTGCCACTGATCCACTTTTGCGTCCATGGCAGTGGATTGCTTCCACCTTTATAAGGTGTCGGTAGACCGACCGCAGTCATACGCTTGTTGGCAATCCACTCTATATATTCGTTCAGCAGAGCCTCATTCAAACCAACCATCGACCCGTCTCTGAATAGATAACTCGCCCAAGCTTTCTCTTGGTTAACAGCACTAACGAAAAGTTGGATGCATTCATCTTTCGTTTCTTGAGCAATTGCGGCGAAGTCCTCATCTTCTTTCTGAAGCGCCTTGAGTAGCTGTTGTGTTCCAGCAAGATGAAGGTTCTCGTCACGGGCAATAAGCTTGATGATCTTGGCATTTCCCTCCATTCTTTTAACTTCTGCGAAAGCCCAACTGCACGCAAAAGATACATAGAACCTAACTCCTTCAAGTACGTTAACAGACATAAGAGCCAACCAAAGAGCTTTTTTATGTGCCATTGGATGAACAGTGTTATTAGGGTTCGACATAGGAAATGAGTTATACATGATCAGCTTATCATAATACTTACTAATATCACCTGCGCATTCAACGATCTCAGGAATGTCCATTATCTCATCGAATATCTTGGATGGGTTTGGATAAATGTTTCGTATGATGTGCGTATAGCTGCGTGAGTGGATGGTCTCTGAGAATGCCCAAGTTGTGATCCATGTTTCGAGTTCAGGTAAACTACAAATAGGTCCAAATGCCATTGTTGGTGCTCTACCCTGTACTGAGTCAAGGAGAATTTGTCGCTTAAGATTTGAGGTAAAAATATGTTGTTCATGAACTGTTAGATCCTTAAAGTCTTTAGAATCTTTATAGATGTCTACTTCCTCTGGGCGCCAGAAGAATCCAAGCTGTTGATTAGTGAGCTTTTCGATCCATGGATACTTTTGCTTATCGTAACGAGCAATGGTAGGAGCATCATCGAAGAATGCTCTTACCTGTGTTGCATCTTTCTTATTTTTTGAATCGAATACGCTATAGCTCATTTATTAATCCCTACTACAAACTTAGAGGCTTCAACCCATAAACGAACACTCATCAAATTATGATAACCTTCAGTGTTATCATATTGATTGATAACATATTCAGCCACTTCAGGATTCATACCATGAAATGTTAAAAAAGTATGATAGTTGTCTTTTGTTACTTCAAACATTTATCTTGCTTATCTTTCTTCTGCCAATTGTTTCATTAACTCTGGCTCTTATATATGCATTTTCCCAAGTCCACGATTCACCTGTGTCATCTTGAAAACATACCCACATAAGATCATTTTCAACACCATAGTCGATAAGGAAATGAGCCGTAGCTCTACCCTTTGGTGTCATTAAAGGAATAGGTGGATTTAATTGTGTAACAGAGCTACTCATCTAACTTCCTCGTCTGCCAATCAGGCACAAAATCTTCGTAGTCTGGCGCTCTTTCAGGGTGATCGCGGAGAAACCTTATCACTCTGTGAACAAAATACTTATCATGATACTTTACATCAATCATAGTTGACATATCATGATAAATTCTATCGTTTTTATTCATCTCTTTCATCAGTCAACTCTTCCCAGTCCAAATAGCTATCACTATTATAGAAGTCAGTCTGTAACTTAGCATGATGTTCGCAGAAAGGGTGAGAGCCAGCAAATTGCGTATGGCGTATCCATGTTGCAACTTCCTCACACTCAATGCATTTGATTTCAGTTATCATCATTACTCTCCAACACAGCATAGACGATAGGAACAATCTTGCGATATATCCAACGCTCTGGTTCTTCGAAACGAATCACTGGCAGCAAATCGTCTTCATCGTGTAGATAACATAACCAAGCAAGTTTCATCATTCAACTCCAAAATGTTCTCGTGTGGGTTTATTCACATGCCAAGCATTGTGACCTTCAGCAATCAGTTGTTCTTGAACTGCCAAAACTTCCTTAATAATCAACTCAGCGAACTTTTCTCTTGAAACTCGCCAGAATGGTTTTACTTCATCAGTTTCTTCGTTTCGATAGTTACCAGCTGGATTACATATACTTCGTGCATAAGTTTCTGCTTCCATAGAAAGTTCTGTGATACGCTCGTTCATTTCTTGTCATCCTTTAACCAAGGTTCTAAAATTATAAGCATAACCTTCTGGAGAAGTGGTTTGCCAGTATCCACCCCATCTATCATGAATACGATAAACTGGACCAAAACATTTATTTCTTCGAGCGATCATAATAGCATAATAGTGATTTACATGCTCATTCATCACATTAGTTTTCTTTACTTTCACTTCCTATCTCCTAACAACTGTAGCAGATTGATAAAGATATTCACAAAGTCTAGGTAAAGATTAAGAGCGCCAAAGATACCAGCCTTACGGATCTCTTCATCATCATTTAGTTCGTAGTACTTCTCCTTAATATCCTGCATATCATATGCGGTGAAGCCAACAAAGATAAGTACACCAATAACACTGATGACAAAGGCCATAATACTACTCTGTAGAAACAGATTGACAACACCAGCAATCATCAAACCAATAGCACCCATCATTAGGAATGATCCCATGCTACTTAGGTCACGCTTGGTTGTGTATCCATACAATGCAGTAGCACCAAATGTAGCAGCACTAATGAAAAACACATTAGCAATACTGCCCAACTTGAATATCATAAAAATGCTACTAAGACTCAAGCCCATCAAGCCAGCAAAAACATAGAGCATGATTGCTGCAGTGCCTGATGAAATCTTATCTGCAATATATGCAAACAGAAACACGAATGCAAGAGGTGCAAAGATAGCAACCCACTTGAACGGTGTCCCCCAGATAGCAGCACCAATCTCAGGTGACAGACCAATGTATGCGCTGACAATCGCACTGATTAACAATGCGATTCCCATGTGATTGAACACACCAACGAGATATGTTCTTAGACCCCAATCAACTACTGGTGCTGGATATGCTTGTGATTCGTTTTGATATGTCATAGCCGTTTCCCATCTTTAATTTCTGCGATAATATTTCCAACTAGATCATCTACCACATAAAGCATTCTTCCTTTATCAAATGCTTTAGTGCGATTACAAACAATATCAATCACTTGTTTTTCTGAGTATCCGTTATAATATCTTCCAACAAATTTTGATTCGTTATTTTCTAGTCTTTCATATAGTGTGAAGCTTAAATCATTCATCAGTGCTCTCCCACGCTTGATTTACAATGATCCATTCATCTAGACAGTCTTGGAAACAGTAGGTTTTGTTCACATAATCTGTTCCTTCTTTCCAAGACTTCCTACGTTGCCATGCGTACCATTCCCAATCACGAATCTGTTGCTCTGATACTGTTTCGACCCATTTACGATTTTCATCCCACTCATAGTAACAGAAATATCTCATATCTTACAGCTTTCACAATCCTCATCTTCAACAACACCAGCAGCCAAAGGTGCTTCTTCATATTCTCCAGCACCATCATTGGTGTTGAAGTAGTATAGCTGTTTTCCGCCATACTTATAGAACATCAACAGATGCCCAATCATATCACTCATCGGTATCTTTTCATCTTCGTAGAATTTAGGGTTGTACGAGGTGTTGACGGAAATTCCTTGATCAATGAACTTTTGCAATACCCCGCAAATCTTAATATATCCTTCGGGGGACTGTTGGTCCCAAAGTAGGTCGTATTTCTTTTTAAGTTTACGAACTTCTGGTACAACTTGTTTAAGGACGCCATCTTTAGACTGTTTAACAGAGACAAGCGATCTTGGTGGCTCAATACCATTCGTTGCGTTGCTAATCTGTGCTGATGTTTCTGATGGCATGAGAGCCATGAGCGTTGAGTTCCTGATGCCGTGAAGCTGAACCTTATCGCCCAACGCAGCCCAGTCCATCCGATATTCCGGCGATACGATTTCGTCCAATTCTCTCTTGTAGGTGTGTATGGGGAACGCACCTTGACTGTATTTTGTTTCATTACTCTTCTCACAGGCACCCTTCTCCTCTGCTAGATCAACAGATGCTTTAATTAAATAATAAGACCAAGCCTCTGCAAATGCATGAAGCTTATTCAACCCATCGTGATCAATGTGCTGATAGCTAAGATCATTACGAGCCAACCAATAAGCGAGGTTAATGATACCAACACCAAGAGGGCGTCTGGCCATGGTAGAATTTTTAGCTGCAAGAACAGGATAGTCTTGATAATCAAGAAGCTCATCCAAAGCGCGCACAGCAAGAGTACAAGGACGTTCGAAATCTGCAGGATCACGAATCTTCCCCCAGTTGATAGCGGCTAGAGTACATAGTGAAATCTCTCCATCAGGATCATTAATATCATTGAGTGGTTTGGTTGGTAAAGTAATTTCACAACAAAGATTAGACATATGAATAGGCGCTAGCTCTTTGATGAACGATCCGTGGTCGTTTGCGTGGTCGACATTTTGGAGGTAGATTCGTCCGGTATCTTTTCTTTCCTGCATGAACGATGAGAATAGGTCCACAGCGGGTATTGACTTCTTTCTGATCGCCGGATCTGCCTCGTATTTTTGATATAGCGATCTGAATTTATCAACATCAATAAAAAAGCTATCATATAGACCAGGGACATCACTAGGGCTGAAAAGAGTAATATTCCCGCCAACAAGAAGTCGTTCATACATCACCTTATTGAATTGGACACCATAGTCCAGCCCACGAATACGATTATCCTCTGTACCCTTATTGTTCTTAAGTACTAGTAGGTCCTCAACTTCCAGATGCCAGATAGGATAGTAAAGAGTCGCTGCACCGCCTCGTACACCGCCCTGGCTGCAACTCTTAACGGCGGATTGGAAGTGCTTGTAAAATGGGATAACACCAGTATGGCTAGCGTCACCAGCGCGAATGGGAGAGCCGATAGCACGAATACGACCAGCATTAATACCAATGCCAGCTTTTTGAGACACATACTTAACAATTGCGGAAGCGCTAGCATTGATTGAATCAAGGCTGTCATCCGTCTCGATAAGGACGCACGAAGAGAATTGCTTCTGAGGCGAGCGGAGACCCGCCATAATAGGAGTCGGCAATGAAATTTCAAAAGTAGATGTTGCGTCATATAGTTCCTTTACCCATTTCAGTCGTGTCTCTTTCGGATAGTTTCTGAAGAGCACCATAGCGATAAGCATATAGAGCATCTGAGGTGTCTCAAAGATCTGCCCTGTCACACGATTACGAATTAGATATTTGCCACGGAACTGCTCCATACCAACATAAGCAATTGAAAAGTCTCGCTTGTGATCAATATACCCATTAAGAGTATTAATATCAGCAAAAGAATACCATTCTTTAATATCCTTGTCATAGTATCCAGCTGCAATAACATTATCAATATGACTAGCGAGATGAGGCTCACGGTAGGTACCATATACTTGCTTCCTCAGATGATAGTTGATGAGGCGACCAGCTACGTACTGGTAACCCGGGGCTTCTTCGCTGATAAGGTCGGCGGCTGCCTTGATAAGTGTTTCCTGAATGTCAGAAGTCTTGATACCATCGTAGAACTGGATATGTGAACGGAGCTCGATTTCAGATGCAGAGACTGTGTTAATACCCTCACATGCCCATGCAACTACCTTATGAAACTTATTAAGATCTAGTGGTTCACGATCACCGCTACGCTTAGTTACCAATACTGTGTTGATCATTCTTCTTCTCCTGAACCGATAAATATGATTATACACCACTCAATCAACAATGTACAACAAAAAGGTGTTACATGGATCAATGGTTTAAGTTAGTTGCTGAGGTTGGATTCCCAATAGCTGCAGCATGTGCCGGTGGGTACTTCGTGTTCCTCACTATGAAGTTTATTCTAGCTGGTGTTATGAGCTCTGTCAAAGGGCTTTCTGGCATCATTACAGCTTTGGATAATCGTGTGAGAACTATGAATCATGACGTCATCCGTATCGATACTCTAGTCTCAAATGCTCTGGGTGTTAAGCCTGACACAGACCGTATCGCACGAGCTGATGGCAAGAACGACGCAAGAAGGGATTGATAGATGAGCGATATTGCAGACCTGATTAACAAATATGGCTTTCCTATTATCGCTGCTGGCGGCATGGGGTATCTTATTTACTATGTTTGGATATGGGCAACACAAGAGGTCAAACCCGTCCTCTCAGATGCTAACACAGTACTTATCGCTCTGATAGACCGCATCCGCATGCTGGATAACGATTTAATTAGATTAAATCAAAAAATTAATATTGTGCTTCAGCTACGTGGTAAAGAGATTGAGTCAGAGCGCCACCTGCATGACGTGGAAACAGCAGCTAAAGCTCAGAAACGAGAGCTTGAAGCCGCCGATAAGCAGGTCAAAGCGGCAGAAGAACTAGCAGCTAAACATAACCACGAGGCTGTCAAAGTAGATGATAGTACCGTACCGGTACCAGAGAAGAAGACCAAGTAAGGTCCACACTAGGAAGATGGGGATGCCTAGGCTAGTATAGCTTGTAGCCAAAGACATCCTCAAACCTCTCGTTTCTAACTTTATCTAATGCTTTAGTCATCTCAACAAATTTATGAAACTTAGTTTCTTCGTGTTTAGTTTCTACTAGCATATTTTGTACTGCCATAAGATCATTTGAATATGATGCTAAGAATTTATAGCCTTCCATTAATTTAACTGCTTTATTAATTTCTTGTATAGCTCGTATCTTTAGAGGTACATTTAGATTAAGAAATTCAAGACTTCTTGGATGCGCGACAACATGTGCTGTAGCATCACTTATTGTAGCAGCATTATTATAATGTGGAAGTTGTAGTGAAACTAAATATTTTGCTAGATTAGAAATATCTAATATATTATATGCTGTTATAGTAGTATGAATCTTGATTGTCAATGGTAATTCTGAAAATCGTAAAAGGTTAGAACTTACTACATTCCAATCTGACCTATGTCTTTGATACTCACCAACTTTTCCAACACCGTCAATACTAAACTTTAAGATTAGATTAGGAAAGTTCTTAAGCTTATCAACAATAATAGGATTATACACACTACCATTTGTGTATATGATTAACTTTATATTTTGCTTTCCAATCTTAACTAGATAATCTAAAAGATCATAGTATCGTTTCATTAACATTGGTTCACCACCGGTTAGAATGAGTGATTCTAACCCATGGGCTAGTACTAGTATTTCATTCCAATTTTTATTAGAAGTCGGTGAAGTGTCGGTATCAGTCTCTAGCGTGTCTGAATCCTTATCGCGATTAAAATACTTTTCAAGCTGAGGATTATTATCCATCTCATGCTCTATTACACTACTACTCGAGCGATCACACATCCTACAACCATAATTGCATAGATTACTTTCACGGAGCTCCATGTGTGTAATTTTAGAAGGATCACGTTCTTTCTGAAAATAGCTACGAATGCTACGATGACCACGATCTTCTTTATCCCAACAGTTAATACACTTTTCAGGTTTTAACCCATTAGTAAAATCTTGTCGAAGCTTTATAGTATCAGGATGATTTAGATATTCATCCGGTGACATTGGTTGTGTTTTCATAGCACAACAAGAAGATGCTGAGCCATTCTGATAAAATAACCCACCATAAGCCAACGAACAATAATTATTTGCTGTTTGTTCTAAAGACACCATCCCAGATCTGCTCCCCATCATACCATACACCAGGTGGTGTCTTCTTATACTCTTCAATTCTCTCTACCATCATATGGTAGTACTCGGTCATATCGCCTTCGAAAGCACTATCAAGGTAGGGTATGTACTCAAGTGCTTTCTCCCAGTTCATATCGCGATAGTGTTGTAGGAAGTCAGCATGTGTCTTTGAGTAGGCATTGTTGATAGCATTCTTGTTAACGATCGTATAGATCTTAACACCCTCGCTCTTACCCTTAACTGCAAGGCAATCAAGCTCTAGGCATAGATACTCGTCCTTCACATATTGGTATGTGAGTGGACCGATAACCATCTTTACATGGTACGGTTTACTCTGTCCTTCCAAACGACTTGCCAAGTTAACAGTATCGCCAAGACAGGTGTAATCAAAACGCTGAGAAGATCCCATGTTCCCCACAACGACACTACCTGTGTTAATGCCAAGACCCATACCAAAGGGAGGCACACCTTCAGCCAAAATCTCGGTGTTAAATCTTTTGAGGTCATCCAACATCTCCAATGCTGTTTTAACTGCATGTTTAGCGTGTTCTTTATCATCTAATGGCGCATTCCAGAAAGCCATCTGAGCATCACCAATATACTTGTCTAGTGTACCTTCATTCTGAATAATCTTTGCAGTCATCGCTGTCATATAGCGATTCATGATCTTTGTCAGACCCTGAACATCACTGCCATAATGCTCACTAATAGTAGTAAAGCCACGGACGTCCGTGAACATAATCGATAGCTCTCGTGTTTCACCACCAAGACGTAGTAGCTCAGGGTTCTTCTGAAGCTTCTCAACAAGTGCTGGTGATAGGTACGTACCAAACTGCTTCTTAATCTGCTGCTTAAGTCTGAACTCACGGGCAAAGTTATTGAATACAAGATGACCATATACAGCAGTTGTTGCCAATATGATATAGCTTGGATCCCATAACTGAAGTTGTGTCTTAAATAAGTAATAGGATCCATATGATATGCATGCAATACAGAGGGCGTAAAATGGAACTGTCAAACTTACAGTCAGTCTTGGAACTATATACAGAAGTAGCATTAGTAGCAATGCTAGTAATGTTCCTTCTAATAGTTTTGCTACGGATAGGCGAGAGATAGAAGTACCATCAACAAGAGTCTGGAGAGCCTGAGCTTGAATTTCGTGCGCCCATTTTTCACCGATTGGTGTGGCTATAATACCACCGACACCTTCAATCGTAAGCCCAAGTACAACTACTTTATCTTTGACCCTATCATCAATTTCGGATGCTTCTAGGGTTTCGAACTTATTGTTCCATGCTAGCCAGATGCGTCCTCGTGTGTCGGTCGATATAGCAGGGAACTGTGGGATTCTAACCGCCTCAATGCCCTCATCATTTGTTTTAACTTGGAAACTAATATCTCCAGCAGCGACACGAATGGTTTCCAAAGGAAAGCTTGGATAAAGACCAGATGCAATATTGACCAGTAAAGGAATACGACGAACCACACCGTCCAATTCAGGAACTGTTGCGACCACACCAACGCCTGAGGCATTTTCGGAGAACTTATCAAGAGGGCGTAATCCACCAGGCCAACCGTAGACACTAGTACTAGGATTAATAGGCCCAATAGCAGAAAAACCACGGCGGACCGAATCAGGTTTACTATTCTGAATAGTTGGGATTTGTGCGAGGACCACACCATCGAGAACCTTTGCAAAATCATCATCGCCTCCAGCTCTATCTTTCTCTGAAAACAGTATAGGTGCTGCTATGACGCCGGCACCATTATCTCTTAGCTTCTCGATAATAGTTGATAGATCGGATCTGTTGAATGGCCACTGACCAAACTTCTCAACAGACTTTTCACCTATATTGACTATGACAATCTCATCAGACTTCTTCTGCTCAAGCGATGTGATTAGATAGTCAAATGTCTTTAGCTGTAGGGTTTGCATAAACCCTGGATTGATTACAAACAATGTCAACAGGAGACAGACGCTGATAACAGCTGCCCAAGTGCCAGTTAGATATTTTCCTATTGTTTCCATCAGTATTGGTCGATGGTATAGGGACTAGTAGGACAAGTGCTGCCACAATTAATATCAATGCTGAAAGATTTAGAAACAGAACCAGACTGGGTTGCGATAACGGAAACATCATTCCCGACCAGATTGAGATTAGTAGAATGATTCCCGCCAGACTGAGTAATAGTAACATTTTGACGATTCCCCGTTGAGGTCACAGTGACAGAGTTGCCAGCAAAGGCGAATGTTGTAGACATGAGTAGAAGGATTAGCGCTTTCATCATTGCCCCTGCTTGATAGTAATATTAGTGCTAGATCCTCTATTTATTTTCTGTGTAAGGGCTATTGAGTTCTGAGTCAGGTTTAATGTGCCATCACGATACTTATTGAACTTAAGTTCAACATAATCAGAGATAGGACTCTCCTTGTACAGCATGAGAGTATCACCATCAACTGCATACTGTAGACCGAGAACCTTATTGATCTTCGTATAGTTCGGTAGCATGTTGCCAGTCTTTGAAAACTCATCAAGTGCATTATCAAGTAGGATCTGATTGAGTAGGTCAAGCATATTGAATAGGAAGTTTGTGTTCAACCTATTCACATCAAGCACTGTATATGTCAGCATGTTATCAAGCATGCCGCTGGTATCAAGGAAGTTCTGATCTAGGTAGTTAATATCAAGTGCGGTCTTTATCTGCTTCTGCATTACTTTAGTTTGTTGCTCTTCAGTCCTAGGTGGAGTCAGAATTAACATGTTGCTGATGTCTGATGGGTCGAGCTTCAGTATTACAGACTTAGATGGATTCTTCTCTCTCGATGTAGTGATAGTCGATTGAAATGGTCGATCAAGAATCTCCTCACCCATATCAGTCGTGACTATGATCTTGCCAGTTACACAATCTCTCTCGACACTTCTGAATCCAGTTGGACAAGATGGTAGTAGGATGATAAGACTACGACCTAACTCATCGACAGTCATAGTAAAGTCGGTTCCACGAACACCGATAGAAGCGGTGGGTGTCTCGATCTTTACTTCTTGGGGGTTCGAACGTGCTATCTGGCCACTTGCGTATTTAATAGTGCCGAATGCTGCTTTCATTGAAAGCTTACCTGCATCAGATGCAGCTGGGTCATACACGAATGTATCGATGACAAGCTTAGACTGCTCAGTCATCTGAACACGGGTGTTATCTTTGAATGTTATACCAGCACGAGCATTAGCAGTAACAATAGCATCTTTCATCTCAAGCCCGACAGTTAAAGAACCAGGAATCACTTCCCTTAGTCTTTGAATCTCTGTCGGACCTGTTTGTTCCGTTATTTTGCCAACTTCGGCCTTACTGGTGGTTAGACTTAACGCTAATAGTGTTGCTACTACCGGTAGTCGTAACACGTACGATTGAGTCAACGCTGCCTCCTTGTGCCACGTTCACGGTGTTTGTTGCACCGACCACAGTCACAGAAGCATCGTGTCCATTGACACCGGCAGGTCCATCTTGGACTATACCGACATAGTTACCATTACCACCAGAAATATCTATAAGAGCCTTAGCGCCGAGCAATGACGTAGAAGTGTTATTGATTTGCGCTTCGTTTTGATCACCAACAATTTGAATCTGAGAATCAGACATCCCTTGTGTAGTAATCTTCATGATGTTACCACCACCTGTAGCATTAGCAGCAATATTAGCATCAGCACACTGACCACCACCAACCGTACCACATCCGATAGTAGTGCGGTTATTGTTACCAGTTACAATGCTGTTGACAGTCGTTCTTGAACCATCAACAACCACATCATGTATGTTATTCATACCAATTTGAGTAATGAGCACAGTCTGTGAATCACCACCAAACTTGGCGCTAGCCATATTTGTTCCTAATGCATTCCCACTACCTGTTTGGGTAACAGTCAATGTTGAGTTATCGCCTATCTGGTCCATATAGACCGAGTTTCCAGCTCCATAAGATACGTTACTTAACAGAAGTGAGAAACAAACCATAGCAAAAGCTATAATGTTTCTCATTTGTTTTACTCCTACTTTTTCTTTGGCACTGGCTTATAGAACCAGAGCTTTGCCTTTTGTCCTTCACGTATCATATCGACTACTGCTGCTTCAATAGCAACTCGCACGGCATATGTTGTAGGTTCATTAATACTGCTTCCAGCTTCGAACTGGACATCTTTAGTCCCACTGTCTACAAACTTCAGAAGGTTGACACTACCAACTGTACTATATATTGTCTTACTTGTTCCAACACTCAGAAGAACTTCTCCTGTTTGTACGGATATAAGTCTCATAACAATAACTACTTGATCAACGCGGTACTGCTTATCAGCGCCAATGCCAAGGAAAGCTGCACCTATACCACCGCTAGCAATGTTGGTATCAAATCCAACAACACCACCTTCGATCATTACACCAGCAACTAATAGAGGTTCTAGAGGCTTTGCTTGTTGACCCTCATACGTCTCTCGCTGTGAACGAATAAGCTGACGTTCCTTAACTAGATTATCAAGACCAACTCTTTCAATAGGCTTAAACCACTTACCACTACCAGCATCTTTAAGTGCCTTGATAAGGAATACTTCAGCGCCTTGTGTCACTGCACTACTTAACAGTGCAACATTATCGTTAGGCTTACGCTGACCAGTCTTATCATTGAATGCATATACCGCAATCGGAATCGGGTCACCAGCATTCATTGGAACAGTCAGAATTTCAGGGATACGCTGCTTAGTAATAACCTGCGGCTCATCCATCGCGCCGCTTTGTTCTTTCATTGTAGAGTCAATCGTAGCGCAGCCTGATAAGGCCGCCGCCAGAGCAATAGCGAAGATCATTTTCATTAGAACACAAAGCTCCCAATTGGTACAGTGATCGTTGTCACACTGCCCGTTGTATCTGTCACCTGTAACATAACGCTATCAGTACTCTTAACCCAGAAGATTGTGTTGCCTTCAAAGTTCATTGTGCCCGTAGAACCACCAGTACCGGTAAACATATTGTTAGCCATTTGCTGACTAATCTGTGCATAGATACGTGATTCTAGGTTATTAAGAAACTTCTGTAAGTTCGTATTTGTCTTAGCAGCTTCGATAGCATCGGCTGCAGCCTTCTTATCGGCCTTAATCTGTTGCTCTCTACTAAACTCTTGTTGCTGGATAGTCAGAGCCATAGATGACCATCCATTACCATTAAATGATGGATTCTTAAACTGAAAGGTAAGTTGTTCTGCAGCCACCGCCAGTGTCGACGCGAGATATACTACCAGGATGGCTGCAAAACTTCTCATCTTTTAATCCTCTGTACTCAGACTATTTATACTTTAGGCAGCCTTTTACTCTTATCATACCAATATTGACTGCTAGCCCTAAGCTTCTCAGCACTAACCCTAACATGTTCCATTAGTGCAATTGCCATTGTGGCCTGGGATTTTCTCCAGGCCTTATCTTCTTGATCAGCCATGCCTTCAATAAGCTCAATAGCTAAATCGACATATGGACAGACATGGTCAGGAATTACCGGCTTCTTAATCATATATCCAATGCATCCTTAAGAGATGGGAATGCCTCAGTGATCTGATACCATGCATCAAGAGCAATCTCACGATGTTCTTTTTGCGTACCTTCAGTCATTCTCAGTTGGCAATAATGAATCCAAGAGCGAAGACTGCCAGCCATATACATGCGACTAAGAATAAGTCCTTCAGGTAGTAATGCACGTGCCTGCTCCTTTGCTACGCCCATATTGATAGCTTGCTCGTAGGCTCCTCTTGATGTGTCTCTGACGATACATTGGAGTTTTTGCCATTCAAATTTTGTTTCTTTGTCGGAAGTTTCGATGGAATTTTGTCGATTGGCTGTATCTTGTAAACGGGCTTCGCGAAAGGTAAACCCCATATTTTTGGTTGGATCTGCATAGCGTTGAGAAAACTCCTGGAAGCTGAAGGAACGGTGACGAAGGATCTGACGGCCAATGTCACGAGTGGTATTGATTTCCATTACAACATGGACCATCTCGAATGGTGACCAATGCTTATGTTTAGCGAGGTAGCGGAGAAGCTTAGGCGCAGTTAGTGTGTTATTCTGGTTCTGTGGATTAGATACACGTGCAACATATGCAATGAACTCATCGACAGTAAGCTTCTGTGGTTCACTGGGTGCATCAGTCCAAATAGTAGGTTGTGTCATAGCAATAATTTTAGCAGTATTCATTCGCTTTACCTCGTCATATTCACGATAGTGATAATCAACGTCAGGGACTGTTATGGACATGTACACGCTTTAACTGGACTCGATGCAGCAACAATCTTCTTCAAGACCTCACTCATACTCTCCTCAACAACCCATGACTTATTACCCTGAATACAATAAACCATAGTACTAAGGCTACCACCATCAGGGCCTGCCTCTTCATAGACAGTCGTAATCCAATCAACGTTGAATAACAGTGGCATGCCAGCATGCTTACCTGCCCTATTAGTTAGCTTAATGAAACCCATAATTGCATCTTCCTCTGGCTCGCGGCTCCTGGCCATCATCTTCTTGGATATATATCCGCTCATTATTTTGTGTCCTCTAACCAGGGTTCTGAACCTTGCCCATAGTTCTCTGTCCTCTCCAGTGCTTTGCGGGCTTCATCCCGCTCAATGACGCATTCCTTCAACGCCTCTCTAGCACCGAGGAAGCACTCCATTGTATGCTCCAATGCCGTCTCTAGTTTTTCGATGCGCTGTTCTTTATCTGCAATGGTCTGCTTCATTTCCATGATGCCGCCAGGGCCAGAAGTCAGTTGCTCGATGCGTTCGGATGCAATTCTAAGTGCTTCAAGAAGACGACTCATCTCCATAGTAGCAAACTCTTCGAAAGAGCCAATGTCTGTAAGCTTTAATGGTTCAATCATACTCAACCTCCATGCCAAAATGTTTAGCAATATGTGCAGACGGAATGCCATGTTCTACTGAATCATCAGCAACTTCCATACACTCTTCGATAATCCTAATAGCAAACTCATAGGGATCAAATGGGCTACACTGCATGCAGTCATCTGCAGGATCACCCATACCCCAACCAAGTTCGTTTAGCAGGTTTTCAATTTTATCATTCATTAGACTTTGCTCCACCGGTTTAGTGCTAACTTTGCAGCTAGATCTTTGTACGTGTTTGTATCGATAATGTGCTTGATGAAGTCAGATGAAAGACCAGCCATTACCATGTCATTGATGTCCTTATGATCAAGGTTATCGGGCCAGATGCAGACACGATAACCCTGGAGGATAGCTTTGTCAAGCTTCTTTACAGTGTCCTTACTTCTAGGCTCGTTATCGTACACGATCACCAAGGAAGATTTGGCTTCGCCTTGAAAAGCACCCAGAGCAGAAACAAGATCACCACCAGCAGTAGCAATACTATTGGGGATAAACATAGAATCAATTGGGCCCTCCGTCACATACACGGTTTTATCAAAGTTAGCCGTATCAAGTCCATACACCTTGGGAACAGACTCATCAATAACGATCGTCACATATTTAACTCTAGACTCACCTAGCGCACGACCCTGAAAGGCATGGACATTTTTGTCCTTATCAAAGAACGGTATCAACAACCTAGTTTCATCGTGCTCAAGAGTCTTATCGCTGAACTTGCCGGGGATCACACTGTTGCAGAACTTGAAGAAGTTCGGGCATGAGAATAGTTTGTAGTGTACGTCTGTTGGGATCTTTCGAGAGTCGACAAGCTTCTTGACTTTGTGGTCAGGTGATAGCTGAGAGACTTTCTTGAGTCCCTTAAGAACACCTTCCTTCATGAACTTAGGCTTCTCCATCTTCTTGATGAAGACCTCAAGCTCTTCCTGCTCCAGAGTCTTTGAATCTTTCAAGACCTCCATACGGTACTCGTTGTACAGCTGCTGATCAAGCTCCTTCAGGAAGTAGGAAAACCCCTTGGATGCATTGCAGTTGAAGCAGTGGAATTTGTAGTCGCCCTTCTTCTCGTAGATCCAACCACGTGTCTTGTACTTAGACGTCTGGCTATCACCGCAGAAGGGGCAGCGGAAGTTGAAGCCATGATTACGTGGTTTGAATTGCTGCAGTCTGCCAGACAGCAGGCTGATGTACTTTCGTTCTAGCCACATCTGTATATCTCCAGTCGTTGATAGTATTATACCACCAACACACTCAGATGTACATTGTTAATGTCCTAGTACCTTAAAATAGTTGGCTATGAAGGAGAAACCATAGCCTAGGGCGACTCCGCCACCGATAGCCATCCATACGTAGCGCTGGATAGTATTGAACTTTTCGTTTAGACAGTTGTAGTGCTTGTTGTGCTCTTCACGTGATGCTTTAATCTCCTCCAGGAGTCTATCGTCACGTGTTCGAATAGTTTCGTAGACGTCTTTTAATTTCTGATCCAACTCATCTCTACGTTTTTCAATATAGACTGCGATATTATCCACAGCCTTCTCATGTTGTGTGAGACGCTGCTCGTGGACAGCCAGCATGGACTTGATGTCCATAGAGATCTGAGTCAATCTCTCGATAATTGCTGGTGTCGGATCCGGGGCCACTATGGTAACTTACGTGTTAGAGGACTAGGAGGTAAAATTGTACGAAGTTTCTTCTTCTTATTGACGCCTGGTTCGCGCTGACTAGCAGGTAGACGAGAGTCACCAGTTCCGGCTACACCCGCTACAGAGTTTGTTGGAGCAGCCCCCTCGCCATCTTCTTTAAGCTTCGTCATTGATCGTCCTTAATACTTGAATGACACCTTCATCCATCTCAATGGTGTCGGTGTCAACTATCTTCTCGTTTCTTACCTCAAATATTCGAGGTTGTAATATATTTAGTAATACTAAAAACGGCTTAATATACTTAAACTGTGGCTTCATCTTCAGGTATAAAATCCTGTTCAGATGATCAGGGCCAAATACATTACAGAGGATCGTCAAATGGTTGAGGATCAATCGTTCCTTCAGTTCATCAGTTTCAATGTATCGTGTAATCAGTTTCTTGATATACTTGATTCGCTTCAGATCCTCGATGAACTCTTCAGTAGAGTGGCATTGTGGATTATCATAATATTTTGCACAGTAGATCAGAAAATTATCATCAGTCAGTTTTTCATACATTAAGTTAATCTAATTTTTACATTTCCCGAGGAATCGTAATAGAGACCTTTAAGCGCAACACCACCAGTATTAGCTGCAGCATTGTTAGCAAACGGTCCAGGAATTATATTAGTAAATGCAATAGTACGTACAGAAGTACCAGAGTTAGGCCTGTAAAGTACAAGCCTATCTCCAGTAGCTACTGAATTTGCTATAGGCAAATCAGATATTTTTATACCATTATTAGCCATTAACTAAAGTCCTAACTATTAGGCGTCGTGGAAGATGTTATCATCAGCTGCGTCAGCAACCAGCGCAGCTGTACCATAAGCAGCAGTCTGAGCACCAAGTGAACCCATAGCTACAAGTGTCTCATACTGTACACGACCTGCACGTCCGCCAGTTCCTTCTGTACGAAGAACCCAACCAGCGTGAGCAGCATGGCGCTTAGCACCCGATGGAATCAGTACGCCAGTAGCAGTATCGCCGGCGAACGTATGAGTCTCAGCAGCACCAAGCACACGTGTATCAGTGATAGCAATATTTGCACCGGTTGCAGTAGTTGCTAGCTTGATAACAGTTGTGTTAGCAAATGACACATAGTAGTATGTGTTGCCAGTTAGAGGCGCGATAGGTGTGTTAGCTGCAGGAACACCGTAGTATAGACGGTCGCCTGTCTGCCATCTTGAGTTAGCAGATGCAATAATGAACGAGCTATTCGAAGCACCAGCAACTGTACCATTAGCAAAGCTTGTTGAGTTTGCAGTGATATTAATTGCAGCAGGAGCAGCGATAGCCAGCGAGACCTGACCGATAATACCGGTAACAGTAGCGTTTCCTGTCAGCGCAGTGATACGACCGGCATCTGTGCCAGTTGAACCAGCAGTTGAGTTAACAGCTAGAGCATTTGAATATGTTGATGTGCTGTTCGAGAAGGTTAGAGTCACAGAAGCATTAGCTCCGTAACCTGTACCACCCGAAGTCACACGATAGATACCGTTTGAAGTACCGGTAGTAACACTCATCTCAGTAGTATCAAGGCCGAAGACACCAACTGCTTGACCCTGACGGAAGGCATTGATAGTTGTGTTGCCAAACATTGCAGCATCAACTGATGCACGAGAGCCAGACGATGTGTTACCAAAGTGGCCGTTCGGCGTGTGAGCTACAGAGATTGTTGCAATGTTAGATGTGCTACCGCCGTTTACGAGAGCGTATGTACCAATCGGAGCTCCATTTGAGGACTCCTTAGTTGTTGAGCTGTTAGCTGTAACAGCCTGATCGTTTCTACCCCATTGTGCCATTAGATTTCCTCCTAGAGAGCTTTGTTATTCTTATTTATTCGTCTACGGTCATCATGTCGATGAGGTACTGAGATCGCTTACTGACCTTCTTAGCCTTACCGTCCACGACTAAAAGATGATGATCCGCTGAAAATGGAAGTTTAGCGGCTTCTAAAGCCTCTAATTCCTTTTCTCTCTGAATAATCCTCAACCTGTCACTGATCGCCATGTTAACTGGAGGACCGGTTGGTTCGGGAGGCGGCGGAGGCACATTAATTGTAATAGCCATTAGTTTACCTTACAGCTTGATCTCGGCGATGATTGCCTCGATGCGTGCCATCTCATCAGCTGATAGCTCGACCTCTTCCCTCATAGCCTTAGTGCGCTTCGGAACCTTAGCACCGTAGGCAGCACCAGTCTTACCCTGAGTGACAGCGCCACCCTTAGCCTTAAACTTTGCAACCATGTCAGAAACGTCGTACTTATCTTTGCTCTTAACAACAGGAGATGTCGGACCCTCGGCAACTACTTCTTCATTAGCCCTAGACTGTGCCTTCTTATGAGCTAGTTCTACACCAGCTTTTCTATTGGCCATCTTTCTCTTACCGTCTTCTAAAGATACACCCTTAGTTCTAAGACCACCCTGCTTTTTAGTTAAGCCCATACCAGTCTTGATAACTTGATTGTGTGCCTTAGCGCCATAGCTATAGAGTGTCTTATTTGATAGCTCGTCAACCTGCTCGACTTCTTCAAACTGCTTACGATCATTGCCTGACATCTTTTCGCGACCACGAATCTTATCAGCCACGGCTGGATTCATTTTATTTAGATACTGACTATCTTTATTTTTAGCGCCAACAGCGGCTACTGCAGCATTTTTCTTAGCTTTATTGTCTGCATTGCCTTCTTCAACTGCCTCTTCATTACGAAGCATCTTGAAATCCTGTTTATCAAGCTTACCATTATGATTCTTATCAAGCTTCTTCTGGCCGCCCTTGAGCTCTTCTTCAACACGACTGGTCATGACCTTGCGAACTGCTTCAACTAGGCTATCAGAGAGCCCAAAATTCTTTGTAGGATTATGCATTTCCTTGACTCCCTTTTGTCCAATATCTTTGTTAGCTTTATTCTTTGCAGACTTTGAGGCTTTATCGTCATCGTTCTCGCCCTCAGTCTTATCATCAGTCTTTGGGTTTAGATCGACGTCGGTCTTACCGCCCTTAATTTCCTTGGCGTCCATGTTATCAGCATCGCCATCGTTGTCAGACTTTTTAGCCTTAGGCTTATTGTCTGCATCGTTGTCATCGTCCTTCGCAGCCTCAGTGATCTTTGGAACATGCGGAATAATCTTATCGGTCTTATCATGATCCATAGCATCATTAGCTACCTTCTTTGCAGTAGCCGCACGCTTTGACTTAGAGTTCTCTTCCCAATTATCGGGAACCTTTGCCTCGTACATAGCTCTGATCTTTTGCTCTAAGCTGCGAAAGTCTTTCATGTTAGCCCTTTATAGTTGAACGGATCATCCAGCCATGCTTCTCATGGGCGTCGATGCGATCCTGTAGGTAATTAGCTAAACCCATCTTCTTATTAGATTCGGCTAGAGTTTGTGTCTTCGTAAGTTGCGCAAGAAGCATATCATTATCAGAGCTAAGCTTTTGAAACATAGCCATAGCTGATGGGATATTTACTTCATCGTGAACAATTGATAGCTCAGTATAGCGTGAAAGAGAGCCTGGAGCATAAGCCCTAAGAGTACGAAGGTGCTCAGCAATTCCGTCGACAGCTGCAAATGTTTCCTCCCAGAGATCGCCTAAAAACTCGTGGTACTGTGGAAAGTTTGGACCTTCCACATTCCAATGAAAATTGTGGGCTTTCAAATAGAAAGCAAAGGTGCTAGCAAGAGACACCTTCATTTGCTCAATAAGCTCATCCATTCTTCTTTACTTTCTTCTTACGTGATGTTGCCTTCTTAACAACCGCTTTGGTTTTTTCAGCAACAACCTTAACCTCTTCAACTGCCTTCTCGACAGCTACTTCAACTTTAGCGGCTTCTTCCATCGCCTTAACAAAAGCTTCTTCTGTCTTAGCATCGATATTAGCCTTGATTTCTTCTGTAGCTTTATTAACGACCACTTCAACCTTAGCCTCAACCGCCTTAATCTCTTGAACAGCGGCTACTAGGTCTGCCGTATTAATCTGTCCATCCTTATTAACATCAGCTGCGCTCTTCACATCAGCCACTGTTTCATTAACTGCCTCTTGAACGGTCTCCTTCTTAACAAGGACCTTCCAAAGAACAAAACCAACCGCTAGAATAAATGCAATGCCAATTAACGTTTCCATGTTTTATACTCCATAGTGTTTAATAGACCCATCGGGTTGTGCATGATAAGCGACGAACCTGACGTCTGGAAATTCATTCTTCATAGACAATAAAGCCTTCAGGTTCGACTTACTGTCGTCATACATGACTACCTTCTTAAATTTCAAAAGATCGATGTACCTCTTCAGGATCGATACCTTCTTTGAGGCAGGCGCTTCCTTACCAGGAATATTGCCGGCGCGCTCAACATGAATACCATCGATATTGATACCGTACTTTCGAAACGTGTTCAAGAACGTAACTTTGTCATCGAAGTCCGCTCTTGCTGTATTTATGATAACTCTACTATTGGGGTCCTTGCGGACCAAAGCATGAATCTTCTTTACAGTCTCCAACATCTTCTCAATAGGTACCGACTCATCATGAAACTTCTTAGCATCATGGAACTCACTAAAGTCATAATGCTCACCTGATCCAAGTGTATACGTATTGAATTCACTTGTATCCAAAGTCTTTACAATCTTACCATTCCTCACAACCTTAACCTTGGCTGTGGTATGGAACATCGTATCATCAATATCAAACACAAACAGCGTAGCCCTGTCTGTTACATAATCTCTAAACTTCAGCATCGTAGTACCTTTCCAATCTCTGGTCTATTGTACTACAATCCTAATCATTTGTACATCTAGATTCCCTTACCACCTTCTTGATAATACTTAGTCGGCTAGATTGACCTGGTGTAGTTTCTTTGTAGTTCTGAACTAGAGAGTCTGTGCCAGTAAAACGGTTTGATGCATCATCCTTGTTTGCAGAGATTGGCTCTCCGTTGGTATAGGCTTCCTTGACACTCTTACCGATAAACGCCTTCTTGACGGCTAGCTGCAATGTCTTTGCACCAGCTTCGGTTTTACTCGGCCTCTTATCAATTGTTCTGGCTTTATTAACCTTACCGACTAACTCGGCTGATACTTCAGTAACCTGTGAGTCTTTCAAGTCTTTGGCTGAAGGAGCACCTTTAGATCCAGGCTTACGCATATGCTCTCCTGATCCGTGCTTAATTCTTTCGCGCTTGGCATGGATATTATCCCATAGCCCACGCTTTTCAGTAATATTAGATTCTTTGACACATGAGCCCGGAGCGCACGGTTTTGTTCCTCGAACACGCTTATAACCATCCCAGCAATTACATGTCTTTTCATCAATCTGTGTTTCTTCGCTACGACAATTCCATTTACGCAATGCTAATGCCTTTCGTGTGGGTTCACCATTTGGCTTTTTCATTGGGCCTTCAACACCACCCATACGGGCACAAAATGATTTACGACGGCCTGCTGCTTTTGAACCAGCCTTTAATTTTGATGGGGAAGTAGTTACTGGTGCCTTTAAATGTCCACCGGTTTCTCTATTATAGTGGTCACGCCCTTTTTGAGTTAATCCACCGGTTGGATTTTTATATCCTTTAGCATCTTCTAAAAGGTCTTTATCTATCATTATAGCTGCTCCGCCTGCGATGAATGAGTTGATACGGTCGTATGCAACCTGTTCTGATAATGTCTCTGAATACCCACGGCGATACACTTCCTCCAGTGTATCAAACGGGATTCCAGATGACTTTGATTTCTTGTATAGGGAGACAGTTTGTTTAGGTGTCAGGACTACGGCAAGCCCGCTCGATTCGTCGAACGCTAGCTGAGGACTAGTAGGAGACTTCGTTTCTTCAGACATTGGTGATTCCCGTGGGCTTAACCATGAATTTTGCAGGATTGCCGTAGCTTTCTGCTGACATGGTATTTACCAATTTCGCTCTCTTATAGTTTGCAATAGGTTTGATATAAACTCTTCACGAATCGATTTCATAGGTGGTTTAGGTACTGCTGGTTTTGGTTGGGCCGCCTTGATAGGCTTCGGGGCTGCTACTTTAGGTTGAACCTTCTTAGCTACCTTTGCTCTTGCGGTCTGCTGCTTTGCAACAGTTCTAGCAAGCTCGCGGCGCTTCACCTCATTACGTGCACGTGTACCAATCTTGTCCTTACGACGAGCGTGGTTTAATAGAGACCTCATAGGAGTATTAGCATCGATCTTAATATCCATGCCCTGACGTACTTCATTGTACATCTCATCGACATGCTCATCAGATGCAGTTGGATGCATACCAGCTCTGAAGTCTGCCTTCTTACCTGCTAGAGCGTGACGGCGCATTTTAGATGCAGACATTTTACGTCTTACATCATCAGCGGACTGTGGCTTCTCATCGTCATCTGCCTCACTATCGGGGTCACGTTCACCGGCAGATACAACATCAATCTTCTTGAAGTTATACTCTTTACCATTATAGCTATCGAGAAGCTTCTTAATACCCTCAACACGATCAGAACCGACGACCATAATAAGATGATCATGTCCCGCCGCTGCTAGCTTCTTGACATGATCGATAATGCTAGGTGCATCTTCATCAGTGATACGAATAGGAGCACCGGGGAACATACGCTTTGCATGCTTCAGCTTCTGCTCTGGTGTCAATGGATTCTTTTCAGGATCCTGTGATCTTGAAAGTGTAATATCAGCCTGAGCCTTATTCTCTTTAGCAAGCTCTTGAACTCTACCAACAACTGCACCGTGACCGGCATATGTAGGTGGATTCATACGACCAAAGGTAGTAACAATAGGCTTTTTTGGCATTGCGCTATCAGCCGGCTCATCCTCACCCATCTTCTGGAAAGAACCACGAAGGAAGTTATTACGTGAGAACTCAGCACGATCAACGAGCTTTGTAGGCTTGCCATTACGAATGATGACAAATCCTTCAGGTTTAACAGCTTCACCACCGCTTGTTGTTGTGAACCCATTATCTGCACGTGATAGAGAACCAACTAATGTATCCTTAGCTCTCTGTAGCGTACTATGAAGCTTGAAGATTGAGTTGAACTGCTGCTTATGAAGCTTGATGTGGTCTGAGATAAGCTTGAAGTCAGCTAGCAGCTTCTCTCTTTTCTTTGCAATCAACTCAGGCTTTGTTGCCTTCTTAGCATATGCATCAATATCCTTAGTAGTTCTATCACCTAGGAATTTGATATATCCATCAGCACTTGCATTCTTCCATGTGCCCTTACGGACCAGGTCATTGATATAAGTCTTGATTGTAATCTCATGGCCAGAGAGAACATTATACCAGTCAGAGTCCATGCCAGCAAATACTTGATTGGCCTCTTCAATTTCTCTCTCAAACTTCTTCTTCTCCATCGGGCTAATAGATGTTGGACCAATCTCAGGATTGATCGCATCAACGTCTGCATCCTTACGGAACTGACCATGGTCTAGGTCAAATCTAACCTTAGCATCAGCTAGGGTCTTACCTTCATAATACGAGTGAATAACAACACCTAGCTTTGCGGCAGTGATATTACGCCCGCGTGGACCATCCTTCTTTGCACTATATGTGATTGTGTTAGGTGTAAAGCTATAGCTATCACCATCGTCCTTAACATCATCCTTGGTGTACATTAGGTCGCCCTGGAACACACCACCCTTCTTAGGCATAATCTTAGGCAGTTCCTCAAGGGCAGCCTTAAGTTTAGCCACAAGTCCAGGTGCATGGCCGTGGTTAGTCTCACAGTCTTCAGGTGTATAGTTTAGCTTTGGATTCTTATTGAATGCAGACTTTGATGCTACAAAGAACTTACCATTTTCTGGATTAATTCCAAACACAATAGAAGGTGCACCATCATACTTTGTTGTAATGATGCTCTTTGTAGGCATGCCTTCAATAATCTTAATCACATCCATCATCGAGTCATGGGCATGAGCAACACCTTCATTACCAGCATTGACAATATGATCCTCTGCATGCTCAAGATGCTTTAGCTTCTCGATGTCGAGTGACTCGATTAGATAGTTCTTAAAAACTAGCATTAGTTTGTTTTCTTTATCGTGTTAATATGATTCTGAATCTTCATGCGTGGTGGTGGAGCCTGAAGATAATTACCAGTTGATGGCGTCGGTGTAGGTGCTGGAGCAGGTTTAGGTGGCGGTGCCATCTGTGCAGCTCGAGCAGGTTGTGCTGCTGTTTGAACGGCGGCAGCGGCTGCAGACTTAACTGGCTTAGGAGCGGATGGATTGCGCGCGCGTCCGCCAATAACCTTCTTAATAGTTTGCTTTGTAGTTGGTGGTTTAGCAATAGGCTTTGCGGCTGGTGCAGCTGGCTTCTTTCCACCAAGATTACCTAGCTTACCATTAACCTGTATGGATGAGAATGCACCATGAGTTGGACGATGCTCATACGACATAACATGATTACCATCTTGGTCATGAATATGAACAACACCGCCAGGCGTATGTGTAGCCTTAAAGTCTTTTGCGTTGTTAACAACCTGCGTATGCTTCTTCTCCATAATAGGTTCAGACGTCTTCTTTGAACCTACAACATAATCATAGTCTAAGTCAGGAGATGTCTTCATCAGGCTTTGAAGCATTGCTTTCTTCTGAGCCGGTTTTGCTGAATTAAAAGCCTCTGAGTGATGTTTAGCGGCTGCTAATTGTGCAGCCTTATTGGCTGCTAGAACTTGTGGATCTTCACGTCTAGCTTTAATCTCTTTACCTGATAGGCCTTCTAAACCAGCCTTCTTCTTAGCAGCATTCCAAATTCCAGTAATATCTGTCTTGATACCAGCTGCATTAGATGCCTGATCGAATGTATTAGTTGTTGAGTTACTTAATGTGCCAGGCTTAAACTTTAGTGATGCACCATGCAGTGTGCCGTCCTTCGTCTTAATAGCAATGTCGTGTGGGTTACCGGCACGATCAACCTTCTTGCCCATCAGATCATCGATACCAGCATACGTGTGATGAACCTCATGAATATCCTCAGGCTTAATACCCTTATTCTTCTTCAAGCTATCTAGATATGCCGTAGCAGAGTTATTGGCATACTCTAGGACCTGCTTTTGCTTCTCAGGTGAGAGAGAAGTCATAGAGGCATCGTGTAGTGTCTGCATTCTCTCAATACGCTTCTTATGAGCTGCATCCTTATTCTTTGATGATCCCGTCATCGAATGAAGTCTTAATGCAGTGGCTGTTTCATATGCAGCACCAAGTGCATTGTTATTAGCACTAGCGGCTGCAGCCGCACTAGTGTCCCTTTCAACCAGGAAGTCTTCTCTTAAGAAAGCTAGAAATGAGCGCATGTTGGATCCCTAAAATAGGTTTTTTAGTATTTATCCAAACTAAAAAGGGGTGAGCTTGCGCTCACCCCTCGTATCACTAGCGAATGTGGTCAGGCGGAACCCCACCGTTATTCCCGACTATTCCAACGTTACTAACTTGCCACTTGTGCTGCAGACACAGTACACAGTTCGCTCGTGAACCTATTTATACGCGGATTCTAATTTTTGAAGAAGTTTAGAACAATTTTTTACCATGAAGGTTGGTGTGTACCCATCAAACCCACCACCAAGGTTGAAGTGGCGCAGCATCTTACGTGCCTCTTCTTTAGTTGGGAATGATTCGATCACCTGCTCTGTCGCAGTCTCTAGGATCTGGTGCAGCTCGCTTGTAGATACGATCTTGTAGTTCATGGAGTTACCTTTATCGTTGATGGATAATGATCGAGAACTTGAATCGGAGTCCAGTCACTTAGAGTCGGCTGACCCTGAGCATCTACGACAATCTTGCGTATCTGTAGCTGATAGTTGGTAACAACTAGCTGCTTCTCTGGACGAGGAATAGTGACACCATCCCACGGTGGTTCAATGTACTCCCAATAGTTGACAGCTCTAATGTCTTGAATTAGCGAGTCACTCATTCTGTCACAATCCTCTTCCATTCATCATTTATCTTCAACCACAGATGTCCATCCTTACCAACAGACATAGCTACTCTTATTTCTTCGTCAAAATGTTGATCTGCCTCTACTTCCATACCTTTACCAATTGTCAGCTTATTATTGGTGTATTGACCAGAAGTAACATAATTAAAATTGTCTAAACTCGCCTTAGAGATATAATGTTCACCCCATGAAGGATACTTGGGTGCAAACGTAAATGGGTCGCGAGGCATAACAGGCGGAGGTTGCTTGTGAGCAGTCAACGTCATCAATGCTTTCTCTGGCGCCATCGATGCAGGAGGAGTCTTAGCCATTGCTTCAGCAGCCGCTACTGCTGCAAATGGAGCAGCAGGAAGGAATGCAAAGAACTTACGCCTGTTCATTATCTAACTCCCTCATGTGCTTACTACAGGTCATGCGGTAACCGTCAGGTGAAGGCCAACCACAACTAACATGATCGTAGCAACCATCAACATCACATAAGCCAACTATCGATTTAACCTGCTTATAATCCTCGGCCACAAGAGCTTTAGTTATCTCTTCTTTTAAGCCAAGGTCGAACTCATTGCTGATAGTAAGACCAGAACTACAAAGAGGTGCATATGCATCAGGGCCAAAGCCAAGACGATCATAGATTAGGTATCGATAAGACCCAGATTCCTCAGCATGCTCAACAATATGCTTCATCACCCAGCGAGTGACCGCCAGCTTCATATCATAGTCACAAGTTTCAGCAAGCTTATCGAGTTCATCCTCACGTGACTTCATAGCATCACCAATGGCCTTGAAGTCTTCCCACATATCATTCTTATCAGTCATTTCACAAGCTCCTCAATATGAACAGGCATATAGTCACGGACCTCAACACAACAGTTGATATATCTATCATCCTGAATTAGGCCACGGTGACTGCCCTTATGCACGTGCCCATGCAGATTGTACTTACGCTTGTACAGTGCACTCTCATGAATAGGTACGTGTGTCAGGATACAGTCAAACTCCTTGAACTCCCTCCACATCAGAATCTTCTCGAACGTCTCTTGAAGATACTTTGACTTACCATCATCATGGTTACCAAGAATCAAACGCTTACGACCACGTAATCTCGACAGAACTTCATAGCCCTTACCGAAGTACACATCACCCAGATGATAGACAATATCATTGTCCTTAACCGTCTTGTTCCAACGGTCAATCATGAATTCATTCATGTGATGAATATCATGGAACTCACGCAGAGGCTTCTCCTCAGTATCAACGAACTTGAGGATGTTCTCATGGCCAAAGTGTGTGTCGCTGATTACGTAGATGTCTCTCATTTCTCGTCTTCGCCCTTAAATACAGTTAGCTCTGCTTCTCTTACACGATAGCCCTTATCATGCCACTTTTGGATTAGATATGGGCGATCAATATCATGATGCTCGTGGCCCATCCAGCGGAACCACGCTTCCGATGCAGTAGGTGCGAATGTCCAGTATCCCCAGCAAAGCTCCCGCGCCTTTGGATCTGGATGTGATATTACAAAACCCTTCATCGCTCTACCTCAATTAGATGATAGTAGTACTTCATACCACGATCATAGTAAGTTACATAGGTACTAAACAAGTACTTGCCTTCATAAGATTCGCCTGTAGGTACAAGAACTACAGTATGCCATTCAACTTCACTTTCACCCTCTTTTGTGTTAGGAAGATCACGCCAAGCAGGACCCTCTTTTGTGTTAGGAAGATCACGCCAAGCAGGATCTACCTCACACCAAACATGTATATTGTTGCCGTCAGATATATTCAAATGTACCGGTCGACCCATAACTTTCATAGGCTGACCTACATGAAGTGGCCCGAACTTCCAGATAGCTTTCATTTGAACCCCGCGAATACGTCCTTAGTGAACTTCTGCCTTGGCTTGTTGCGTTCAGTATCCTCAGTCATGAAGTGACCATTGTCCATAACAGGACGATCCTCCATGATGTCATCCTGTGCAGACTGCTCTACATCATATAGACGCATGCGGCTGCGATCCACCCCAACAACGAACCTACGATTAGTGCTGGGATCACCATAGCGATTCTTGAGCTGCTTAACCATGATCTGGCCGAGTTCATCCAGCTTTTCTGATGTGGAGATACCAAACATAAAATCAGCTGTGGCTGGGAGTCCGAAGGATTCTGACGTATCTCCCAGTTCCAAGTCGCTGCTCGAATATCCGCTTCGAGTTGTTTGAGTCGCAGAGACGACAGGTACATTGAACTCGACTGCCAATCCCCTGAGCTCTTCTGCGATTGCCTTGATAAGGGTATAAGAATTGACTTGGGCTCCATGCTTAATCCTCGAAGACGTACAGATATTCAGATAGTCGATATAGATGATGTCAGGGACAAACTTCTTCTTAAGCTTCAACTCATTAAGCAGATGACGAAAGTTTGCAGACCCAACAGAGGCAGTAGGATATTCCTTAACGATAAGCTTACCCTGAGTCTTCTTACGTATCTTGTCCATCTTCTTATCGTAGATGTCTTTAGGAATAACCTTGAGTTGATCCAATGGTACATCAAGCAGGTTAGCATCAACACGCTCAGAGATACGTTCCTCAGCCATCTCCATGGTAATATAGAGAACGTTCTTACCAACCATAAGGTTAGCAGCTGACATATGACACATCATCAACGACTTACCGACACCAGTACCAGCAAGGATGATATTCAGCGTCTTGTTAGGTAGCCCGCCACCCGTGATCTTGTTGAGGTAGTCAAGATCGAATGGGATGCGATTTTCTTTTGTATGATAGAATTCATAGCGAGCATCCGCATCTTCAATGAAATCATGCCCGATGTTAGTATCGAATGATACACCGAGCGCGTCCGATAGGATTTGCGGAATGGCGCCTTTAGAGATTTTCCCATCACGGTCATCCAATATTTGGATGGATGACATGATCGCATTGTATACTGCCTTCTCTTGACAGAACTTCTCTGTCTGGGTGACAAGCCATTCGACTTGCGTGTCTTTGTCAAAGCTTAAACTCTCTACAATATCTTTAGAAGACTTGAACACGTTTTCTGGAGTACCAACTCGATTGGATAAGTCGATAGCCAGCGCCTCCTTGGAAGGAAATGCGTTGTACTGTTTAACGTACGCATCAATGAGTTGATATACTGTTCGAATAGGAACATCCGAAAAGTATTCATCTTTGAGGAATGGGATAACCTTACGACCGTACGCTTCATTATAGACGAGATTGCTGAGAATGGTTTGCTCAATGGACATTTGCGTACGGTCTCCTCTTTGTTGTAGTCATACTTAATGGAACTAGGCTGTTTGTGGTACATTTAAGATACCTATTGCATAGTTCTCTGCAGCATCCTCTGCAAAGTGAATGCTCTTACCCGGGTAACGCTCACTAGTGACATAATTGTCATCCTGATAGAAGTCAATGAAGTAGCACTCCTCATCCATATCATAATTTACATACGCGTGTCTCTTCAGATATGCACCAACATGTTCAGATACTTCCTTCCACGCCATCCTGGTCCTCCATAATAGATGTAGTTGCCATACGATACTTTGCCTCGATGAACTTAGCAAAGTCTGTCTCTGAAAACATCTTCATCCAGAAATCCTTGTTATCAACAATGTCTGCAGCTCTCATTGAAGGTTGCTTTACCTCTCCACTCTCACGATCGACGAGCGCGTACCAACCTGCTTTGGGCTTGACGATGTAGGCTCCTTCAAGTGCCACATCAAGCAACCCAGACCAACGATTAATGCCACCCTCAAATGACACTGTAATAGGTATCTTCGACTTCTCACGAACGAAGCGCGACTTCTCAACGTTAATGACGAAGTGATAACCCTGAATGCCATCTGCATCCTTATCCTGTTGACGACCAAGGATCCAGATATTATCTGCACCATAGTACGAACCAGTCCCACCAGACACAATGTCCTTAGGATACATGGTAATTTCCTTGTACGTATGATTGATAACTGCCAAAGGAATATCCTTGAGAGACAGATGTGGTGTAATCATACGGAACAGAGACTTCAACTGCTTAGCACGTGACATGTCAGCAACAGACTTACCATCGAGAGCATCATCAACTTCCTTCTTCGAAGCGATGTTGCCGATAGAGTCAATCACGATCATGACATGATCATCACGACCGAGCTCCTTCAACTGTTGCATTATGTCGAACTTAAGTTCCTCAATGTCAGTAATAGGCGTGTGAACCACAGAATCAAAAGGTATACCAAAGGTCTGAAAATAAGACTGAGGAGTACCGAACTCAGAATCGTAAAAAAGGATGACGCCATCTTTGTACTTCTTCAAGAATGAGGATGCGAGTAGAAGAGCGAAGCCAGTCTTAAAGTGCTTCGAAGGTCCAGCAAGCATTGTCACACCAGGCGTCAAGCCACCATCGACAGTACCTGATAGAGCTACGTTGATCATAGGCACAGGGGTCTGGATAATGTCCTTCTTAGTAAAGATCTTACTGTCGGTCAGTGTCGACGTCCAGTTAATAGTGCTGTTCTTAATAAGTTTGTCCTTAAGCGACATGTAGTCTCCTTTTGGTTACTTCAGTTATTATATCACAAGCGTGCAAGCTTGTACATCAGTAGAAGAAAGATTGTAGCGTTGCCTTCTTCTCGATCTGCCATCCGATAACTTCAGTGATGGACTTGAGTGGATCGAGGAATGTCTTATCGAACTGCATATCACGATCGATATGCATATCAAGCTTGAACTCTGGTGGCAGTACATCTAGTACTGCTATCACATTAGAGCGTAATGGATTTGGTGATGTCAGATACGCAAACTTAATCTTGTCACCCTCCTTGATCATGTCATACTTTTTCTCTAGTCCCATGCGCTTGATCATGTCGTTATAGAGTAGAGCACCACGGACTTGAATAGGTAATGACTTGTCGCCAAGCTTATAAGTGGTCTTATATGATCCACCGGTAGGTGATGTCTTATATCCCATCAGGCGGACACCACGTGGGAATGCAACCTCCTCGAACGGCATCTCCATGAACTTAAGTTTGAAGTCAGCGATAAACTTTTGAAACTCAGGTTCAGTCTGATTCATAAGCACCTCGAGGGCGGTCTTAATAGCTTCACGACACTTCTTAGGAGTAGATGAACGAACAGCTTCGATACCAGACATCTTCAACTTAGGCTTATCATACTGCACACCTTCAACGTTCCAGGCGTTGAGGATATACATCTTCTTCTCTTTCCAGATACCCTTATTAGCGATTGTCTCACGCTTCATCTGCATCTTCTGCTGATAGGCGTTCATCATGCCAGCCAGCTCATCATAGCAGCTATTGATGTACGACTGGATCTTAGTCTCACAGAACTCATCGATAAGCTTAACAGACTCGAGCTCATCAGCACCTACAGGGATCAGGTTCTTGAATGTGACATAGATAGAGTCTGTATCGGACGCGATAACATAGTCAACACCCTTCGTCTTACAGATCTTGTTCATGTACTCATTCATACGGCTCTCGATCCAACGAATAGAGAGCTGGCCAGATGTAGTGATAGCCTCAGCATTATCGAATGAGAACCAACGGAAGTAGCGATTGCCGAGAGCACCGTAAGCTGAGTTCAACTGGATCTTCTTGGCAAGCTGTAGGTTGTGATAGCGAGAGATTAGCTTCTCATCCTCCTTGCTCTTCGTCTGCTCATAACGCTTCTTCGCATCAAGCATCATGTTCTTGTAGATCACACGATCATCATACATCTTCTCCATAAGAGCTGGCAAAAACCCTTGCTTGTCCTTACGATATGTACAGCCATTAGCAGCCACAGCTTCATTACCATCAGGCGCACGATACATACCCTTAATGATATTGTCGATTGATGGCACATTACGTTGACGACTAACAAACGTCTCGGGACTGATATTGTACTGCATGATGAGATGAGGATAGAGCGAGTTCAAGTCGAACGACACAACCCACTTATGCATACCAGTCTGTACCTCCTTCACATAACCGCCGATAAGAGTGAACTCCTCCTTAAAGGTAGAGAAGAATGGCACAACAATATTATCTTTCATTAGATAGTTATGGATGATGATGTCCCACTGACGTGTTGTCGTGAGTACGTCGTTATAGTTAACCTTCGCGTCATAAGCAAGCGCAAACACCTGCTTGATCATGCCGAGCTTATCCTCAAGGCGTTCAACTAGAACAGTATCGTGGATATTGTAGTCGACGAATCGCTCATAGTCCTTCTTGTAGAAGTCATACAGTGAGTTGTACTCAGAGTAGTCCAGTTTGTTCTCACCTAAAACGAGATTAGCGATATGATCGAGCTTGTAGCTTTCCTGATTGGTGAATGAGAACTTCTTATACAACTCAAGATAGTCAAGCACGGCAATGCCGACAAGATCGTAGATGATCTTGACCTCGCCTGACTTCATCTTCACCTCACGTGCCTCAACCATACGCCACGGCGAGAGCTTACGTGCTTCATTCTCACCAAGTAGCTTAGTGATACGATTGTACAGGTATGGCACGTCGAATCCATCGATATTCCAACCAGTCAGAACATCAGGTGTCCAGTCCTCATCATTCCAGACCATGAGGAACTTACGCAGCATCTCTTCCTCGTTCTTACAGAGGAAGTAGTAGACGTTAGGTTCCTTAACCTTGTAGTACTCACAACCGAACACAACGATCTTGCCATTCTTGCTGATTGTGATGTTGCTAATAGGCGTCTCAGCTACTGTAGGATCAGGGAAACCTTGATCGGTTGGTGTTTCGATGTCGATGCTGACTACAGATATGACAGATGGATCATACTCAACATCACCTGAGAACTCATCATTCAGGTACACATATTGATATAGAGTAGTGCCAAACATCTGCTTGTTGGACACACCCTCCATCGACTTCACATAGTCACGCGCCTCTTTGATACTACGAAAGTCACGTCGACGGACTGGACGCCCATCGAGTGACTTGTACTTCGAGTTCTGGTTGGGAACGTACTCAAACAGATACGGCTGATAGTGCTCTTCTTCCTTGAAGGGCTTGCCATTCTGGTAACCGCGGACGTAGATCTTGTTGCCGCGCATATAGACGTGTGTGTAGAACCGAGTCATCTGACCTCCATTGTAGGTACATTATACAATAATTTCACGTAAAAGTAAATGACTCGGTTCTAGAGTCAGGCAAAAATTGTCTTTGCCTCTTCGAAGAGCTCAGTACGCTCTTCAAGACCGATGGTACCACCATTGATCTTCTTAGTGCATCGCGTGATGTCACCCTTGTCAGCCAGGTCATTCAAGTCATTCTGATCCCAGAACCAACCTGCAGACATACACGCGCCCTCTGGTGTACCTAGATACTCAACAGCAGCATCTAGATCCATCTCCATGTCCTCAGCAAATGACTCATAGTTATTACGACCAGTCAGCTGAATCAAACCACGACCACGGAATCGATAACCATCACCAGAATCTTCATCACCATTACCCATGCGACTGGCATAGACACGATTAGCAATCATTTCAGGCTTGCCACCGTAGTCATCAGGATCAACATCTCTAAAATATTTGGGAAAGATTTGTGCCAGACGAGCCGGCTTGTAGTTTAGGTTCTCTTGAATCTTAGTAAGACCGCCGGACTCATGTCCAACCTGTGCAAGGAACATAGCAATACGATCTGGTGTATTGATTTCGAACTTTTCGAAAGTCTTGTTGAGAGGCTCAACATATTTCTCTAGTACGAAGTCGTCAGTGTCTTCGAAGAAATTAATGAGTTGTTCTAGTGTAATCGACATTGTAACTCCATAAATGTGAGTGGATCACGAATTATTTATCATCCGCTTGATATATTGCTCATTTGCAATATGGATGATTTCATTACGTGTAAGCCCGATGTCCTGTAGCTCTCTATCCGTCAATCTAGATAGTTCGTAAATTGTATTATAATAGTATGATGTACCCTTCAGCCAGCTGCTGAAAGTTGATATTAGATTTGTCATTTTCTTATTCCTTGAATAGAAGTCTCCCGGCCGGAGCCGGGAGGGGCCAATCGACGTATCTACTGGCGGGGAATTACTCTGCGAGGAACTGCTTCTTGCCCTTAGGAGCAGGAGAGTCGGTATCCTCGATATTAATCTTCTTAGGCTTCTTATCATCGGGGATGATATGCTCAAGCCAGATCTTCAGCAATCCATTAAAGTATTGTGCGTTGTTGACAACGACATTATCATTCAGAACGAATGAGCGCTGGAACGGACGGGCTGAGATACCCTTATGCAGGTACTCATCAGTCACTGCATCGTCACCCTCAACCTTACCAGCAATCTTCAGCTTGTTGTCCTCGAGTGTAAGCTCGATGTCTTGCTTAGCAAAACCTGCAACAGCCATCTCAAGGACATATACGTTATCATCTGTCTTCTTGAGGTTGAATGGAGGGTATGTTACGGCAGCAGTGTTAGCGATCAGATCGTGTGTCTCTTTGAGACGATCGAAGAACTTGTCGGCTCCAACGAAGTACTTGTCAAACTTGTTAAAGTCTGCGAACGTATGATCGAACTTATATGTAGGCCAAGGTGTAGTAGTCATGTCTATCTCCTATTAAGCGAGTTAGTTGGTTTATCATAAGACCCGGATGGCATCTCACAATCCTATATATGTGCTCACGCACAAAATTTACATGGTCAGTGGAACTTTTTTTGAAGTTTCTCTTCTGACGTTACGTATAGATCCCTTAGGTCCTGCGAACACAGGAATATCGGTGTCAGACCGGCGTGCCTAAGCTGCTTAGCAACCTTTAGAAACATTGAAAAGTTATTATCCTCGTCTTTTGGAAGTTGATTGGCACAGTACTCGACAATCTCTTCAGGGACGATTTGCATATTACCTATTAGTGGAACTTGTCTCATATAAACCTCCTGATACGTCATATTTATAAATAGACCAGAACACGGAGGTTATCATGCGTCTGTACATTATCATTATCGGTGGGTTGATGTTCTTCGGAGCACTCACTGCAGGCTATTATGGGTGGCGTTCAAGCATCGAACGTGAAGCTCTTATGGAATACAATCAAAAACAAATCGAACAGGCCATTAAGGACCAGCAAGAGTTTAAGGCCAAGATGGAAGCCATCCAAGCCTCTCAAGAAGAGATTATTAAGAAAAATAAGGCTGAGAAAGATGCTTTCGATGCTAAGATGAAAGCGGCAGATGATTATCTGTCTGCAGCAGAGACAAAGAAGCTAGATCGTCCTGCCTCTGAGGTATTGAAGATGACAGTGACCAAGCTAAAGGATGCACCGAAATGAAGAAGCTAGTACTACTCCTTCCATTCATCGTAGTCGGTTGCGCTAAGCCACTTCCTCCTCAGGTACTGACCAAGACTGAACAGGTTGTGATCATGCCAGACAAAAGCTTGTTCAATTGTCCAAACGTCCGCAAGTTTCCGAATCCGGAATCATTAACGGACGTAGAAGTTTCAAAGCTGCTTGTTCAACTGCACACCAATAATACACAGTGTCAGAAGAACATCAACTCGATCTATCAGTTCTTGGATGGTGCAAAGAAGACCACTGAGGCTTCTAAGAAAGAGTAGTGGTACCCGGTGACGGGATCGAACCGCCGACATTTTCCGTGTAAAGGAAATGCTACTACCGCTGAGCTAACCGGGCATTACTCTATTTACCAACTCTCATAGTCGGTAAAGTCCTTATAGATCCCTTCACCTTCACCGTTATCAATCTCAGCACGCAGAGATGGACCGATGCCGGTCTGCGTGCTATAGATCTTAATAAGATGCGGCTTTGGATCCATAGCATCAATCCACTTATAGAGGTCGTATAGTTCTTTGCAGGTGAATGTTAAAGTCTCTGTCACTACTTTTTCCACTTTTCTTTCAGGTTTGAACCATGGCGAAAAATCTTCATACTCGCCATCATCTAATGGGTTATATCCACCAAAAGGCATTTGCTAATCCTCGTAGAAATAGACAGGAAAGTCGATGTGCTTTTCTACAAATCGTTTTGCCATATCATAGTCATGGAACTCACAAACTAAATCCATGCCATAAGGTGCTCTTGCTTTGTAAACGTGATAGATTGGTTTACCTTCTGTGGTAATACCATCAATCTCAATCTTCCAAGCAATTCGTTTCTCAACATTCTTGCTGAAGAACAACATCTAATTTTTCCCAATCGCCGTTGTTTTTTTGTACCGCTTCTTCAAGAATTTCGTAGGCTTGCCAAGGGTCTTCACAATTGATTTGAAACATTGCGTCCCGCATCGTTGCCTTCAAATCATCAATAATTTTGTCTTTATTGACAAGCTCTGCTATCAACTTATCGTTCATCATATATCTCCAACGTTGGCTCGGGGGCAAGGACTCGAACCTCGACCAAAGGATTCAAAGTCCTTCGTTCTACCTATTAAACTAACCCCGATCAATCAGTCCCACAGCCCACGATAGTATTTACCAAATAGCAAATAACCGTTCTCTTTACGCTTCTCAAACTTGACATTTTCCACTTGATAGTTTTTCCAAGCTTCAACGTTATCAGGAGAATCATCGAAATCATTGTCAAGCAGCTTGCGCGTATAGAATTTAGGTTGTTCAGGCGCGTCCGGATCGTCTTTTGCAGCTTGATAGAAAGCCCAAATCATCTCATTAAGAATATATTCCCAGCGATCGAAGAACAGCTTATCAGTAGAACCACAGTTTTTTTCATCTTCAGTCAGCGGAGGTGCAGAGGTAGAGCGCAAATGCTCTGGAACATCTTTATCCTCGGTAAAGGGAGCCCCATGTTTCTGTTCCTTTAGCTTTACCAGCATAGGATGAATGATAAGCGCGAGCGTGTGATCCATGGACCATACGTCATAATGATGAATCTCAACCTTTTCTGTGCGCTTACGCTTATCCTGGATCCAGTTACAGAAATTAGCAACCCAAGTATCAGCCAGCCAGTCACCAAACTTTTCTTTTGCTACATAGTCCCAACGCTCATTGAGCGGGTCATCATCCTTCAGATAAATGCCCCTGGTCTTAATCCAAAAGAAAATCATATCAGCGATCTGATAAGGACCGTACCAAGTCAAATAGGGACCAATGTTTACTTTCATCCTAGCACCGCCTGCGCTCTAATAATCATATCGTGTACACTGTCGATATACTTCTGAATCTCAACTACACGCTCCTCTAGCACAGAGATAGCGGTACGGATATGACCAGTGTCATGATCCTTTAGCTGAGTCTTCAGATAGTCAATCTCATACTGCAGTGACTTCTGATGCTTAACCATAAACTGCATTAGCTTACCCTCATCCATAAACTTCTTATAAATCTCTCCACCCTCGAGATTCATTATCGGATACTCTGATAGAATGAACGAAGGTCGATTGGCAGACGATTAACGTCATAGACAGCAAAGCGGTGAAGGATGATTGCCTTCATAGCAGCCTTCTGTTCGTCGTTAGCCTTCATGTACTCCATCTGCAGATCCTGCAGGTCACGGAGCATACCATCATTGTACGTCTGACTCTGCTTGAACGTATCATAGCGAACCTGCTCATACTTGGGAGCATAGAACGAATACGCAAGGTAGGAAATATATCCAAGACCACCAATCAGCGGCAGGAGTACCAACACTATTCCCCAAACACCAAACCCAAACAGGGAAAAGAACTGGGCGACTTCTTTTGCATCATTCTTATAGCTCATCACAGCACCTTATAGTCACGTTTGTTGCATTTAGGACAAACAACTGATTGCTGCATTGGCAAACTTGCAAGAGCAACATATGGATTGTCATAGTACATTTCAACATCACAATCATCGCATTTCACATTTGCATAACCGATAGAGGGTTTCGAACTTTCGCCCTTATCTCTATTATATTCACTCAGCTTTTTCATCACTTCCTCGCTTCTTTGGGGAATGTCAGCACAATAACACGAGGCTCGATATACTGAGGCAAGATCTTATCAGTACCAGGAACCTTACACATCACCCACGTACCTTCGGTGGTAGCGGGTGAGAACAAACCATTAGGATCAGCCTGAGGGAGAACTAGCACATGTCCACCACCATCAGAGTATGTCATTTTCTGAGGATTAGTATACTGCGTAGCGCCGTTGAGGCCATAACCAAGTGAGTCACAAACCTTCTCACCAATCACACCGGCCTGTTCACCGACAAGGTACGTGTAGGTAGGATGCATCTGATCACGCATCTCTAGGATGTCTTTCATCATACGCTTCTCAGAGAAGCGAGTGATAGCAGGCATGCCTACGGCCATATGGCTTTGTTTCGAAATTGCTTCCTGCTGCTCACGCTGTTGGCGATCACTAGAAGGTTCCATGTTGCAGCCAGCCAGAGCAAGAGCCATAGCTGGGACGATCACAAACTTCATCATAATATATAATCCTTCGCTGTTGTCTGATTGTCTACAATCAGATGATCCTTGTATTTGTGGACACTTCTATCAAGCATGTCTACGTACTTATTCATCGACACTCCTTTGTAGTTAGCAAAGAAGATCATCAGTATTTTCCTATATGGAGGAGTAAACAAACTCCTATGACGCGTCCTCAGATTATTCCAGGCGAACGAGTTAGTATCACTTGGAATGCTTAGCGGAATGAACTCACCCTGATCCTTTTCGACCGGTGCAAGTTGAACACTCAATGTCTCCACAGGATTACTATCGAATAACTTTATTCGTACCCTGATAGGCATATCCAACATAGACTTTAGGTCACGATGAGGTAGTATGTCCTTAGCGCTGGACCACATCGTCCACGACAAACTCTGTGGACCATTCACCCATGGCATATACTCATTTATCTGCTCAAAGATTTCCGGAAATTCCGTGAAGATCTCTGGTACCCTGTTCTTACTCCACACTGAGTTCTTATTGGTTTCATCGCCATCAACAGACAGATAGGGTGTAGTCTCATACTTTGGTGGGATACCTTCCGCAATGTCCTCTCTCAATTTCTGGGAGAACTTAGCATTGCGGAAGTAGAAGTCTACAAACTTGTTGATGTCGTATGGAAGTATCTTTGGCACATCATATGGCACATAGAGATATTTTCCATACGTTTTCTCAAGTTCACTATATACATCAGAGTCAAAAGCAGCGATAGCTTCACCGCTACGCATTCTAGTGAGGTTTTCTTTAGTTTCCCAGTCGCTCATGAGAAGTTAGAGATGTGCTCGATGACAGGCATGCCAACAACCTCGTACTTAGGAGTGCGATGACCACGCATCGCACGAACGAACTTGATCGCATCCTGCAGATTAACAAACTTGCACTGCTCAGGCATGAGCACACCACTCAAAAGAGACGAACGCTCGGTATGCTTAATGTCGTACTTTACGATAAAGCGGTTCATTTCACTTCTCCCTAACTTTAGTATCCACTGAGTTTAGGCGATCCAATGTTTCCTTGCCAATCACCTGTTCAGACTGGCCTGTGTATGTATACGTGGAGAGTGGTTTTAGACCCATCAAGATGCGATTTTTCTCGCCCTCGCGAAACTTTTCCAACTCAACATCAGCTTTAGACTTGTAGTAGGCCAAGACGGCGATGATGATAAAAACCCACATGATAGAGATCCACGTAGCCATGGCCATATCATTCAGGATGATAGCTAACTCGGTACGAAGACCAAGGGTACTCGATAATGAAGCTACCGTGATGAGCGACAACTTCGTATAGTTTTTAGTCAGTGCTGTGTTGAAATCATTCATAGTGTTAACCTCGTCTTATTCATTAGTATATTATATCACGCCGGTCAGGTTTGTACACTGCTATTTGCATACAACTCAGGCGCAGTATCTGTGATCACTGCGCCTGAGCTTAGTACTAGATTAGAACTTTGCGTTCACACCAATCGTAGCACGATCTTCGGCCGAAGTCGAAGTACGGTTCTTTGACTCAATGGCATCAATACGACGGTAGCGACCATCGATTTCGATCCCCTTAGCAAACTCATACTTAGCACCAGCACCGAAGTTATAAACGGAAATATCCGCTACGGTAGCTGCAGTGTTCCAGCGATAGCCAGCGCCGCCTAGTGCATAGACAGTGACTGGAAGAGCGGGAACCTTGTACTGCGGTACAGCGTTTACAGCAACCGTATTCTGGTAGTTGTAATCACCCTTGATCTTATTCTGTGGAACAGAAAAGTCGTATGTACCTTCTACTGCGAGGAACGGTAGGACGTTCCAGCCAGCAACAGCACCACCAGAATAGACGCGTGCATCGTTGAAGTTACCGCCTGCATTCACACCAGCGTAGAAGTCTGTTGACTGAGCTAGAGTGGGTAGAGACGGTGCCTTCGTCTTGCTTGGCAGATCAGTAGCCGAAGCCACTGCTGTCGACGCAAGAAGAACAAGCGCCGTAATGATAGTCTTTTGCATTTTATTGCTCCTTGTTTGTTTCTAATTCCAATAACTCAATGCAATTATAACACAAGATGCTAAGATTGCAATCAAGTTGCACATAATCACTACCATAATAAAGTCACGTAGATTGCACATGATATAAAACTTTGAATAAGAATAATGGTGGATCCTCCGGGATTCGAACCCGGGACCGTCGGTTTAAAAGACCGCTGCTCTAACCTACTGAGCTAAGGATCCGTGACCTCAGAACTTTTTGAAGCTCTGACGTTTGTAGGAACCCTTGCCGCGTTTAGCAGCGACCACACGCGCACGGCAAGACTGGCTCTTCAGAGCCTTAGCAACTGGATTACGATGTGTAATCTGCTTAGTCATGGTGCACCTTTGCGTGTTCGTAAGTTTATTTATACATCAAGAATCGTAACTAAAGTAACAGTCAACGATCTTTTGCAGTTGAGGCTCAAGAGCAGCATAGAGGAATGGTTCCTCAATGGCTCTCATCACAAAATCGAAATCATCCTCAGTCAAGAACCTCTCGATGAGGGCAACGTACTTAGCCTTGTTATAAGGCCGCTGAGTTGCTACTCCCTGGATAATCGTAGCATCTCTAGATTGCAGTGGGAACTGGATAACTTCAGTCATGTGTCTCTCTCCATCATTTAAGTATTATACCACGATGGAGAGAGTTTGTACACCTTAAAAGGCGACCTTGATACCTAGTGTTCCGGAGGCTGCTTGATAGCCTGTTCCCTTATCTAGTCCTACCGTAGCATTCAGGAACACACCATCAAACAGCTCAGTCTTGGCAACAGCGCGGATTCCACCGACTGTTTTGAAGTCCTTAGTCTGTGTGGCTCTCATCTCGATACCCACACTATCTGTGAAGTCATATCTAGCACCTACATATGGATTTACCGTAGTTGTAGACTTGATGTCACCCGTAGTGTCTAATAGTGGACTACCAGCAGCAGAAGCCTCAATCTGGCTCTTATTGATCGTAGCGCCAATCAGTGGACGGAAGCCTATGTAGTCTGCTGCACTGTAAAGAGTCAGGTCAGCTACGTATGACTTTTGCTTCATCTTACCCGTATTGTACAGGGCAAATAGTGGGATCGATGTGTTGGTTGTGTAGTCACCATAACCATAGCCAATGGTTCCCTTGAACCAAACACCATCCTGCTTGCTAAGTGCATATGCAACACCATCGTAGGTGACAGCTTGAACATCAGATCCAACTAGTCCACCACTCTTTGCACTGTTGTATGCAAATGCAGTACCGAACGTGTTATTCTCAACAGTCCATTGATAACCAGCAGCGATGCCACCTGATGACATGCTACCTACTGACTTGTAGTAGCTAGCCGATGGACTGATCCATGCACCATCTTTCTGACTTAGTGTGTCGACAATGAATGGATTATTGTTACGATAAGACACAGCACTCTTAGCACCATTAGAGCTAACAGACTGTGATTGTGTTCCCGTTGTCGACTGTACATCGTTAGCTATTGCTGATGATGTGACAATCTGATTGGTTGTTGTGCGTGTGACAACCGGTGTTCCATCAGTTGTCGTTGTGGTACCATCGCTCCACGTTGTGACTGTTCTAGGTATAGTCGTTGTCGTTGTGACGATAGGAGTTGTACGCGTGGTAACAGTTGTGACCGGCGTCGTAACTGTGGTCACAGTAGTTCTTGTTATATTGATATTGTTAACGGATCTAGCAGCAGCATCTGAACGGGCGATTGCCGTTGTTGAAGTGCCTCTTGTGCTTGCTGTTGTGGTTACTAATGTGCCAGGGGCGCTAGATGATGATACACTAGGAGTTCCAGGCAATTCACTTACGATAGTAGGAACTGCAGGTCCACCAGCAGCTGCACCTTGAGCAGGTGTAGCAAGCGTAGTGAATCCGGCGGATGGTGGGATCGTGCACTGATTAGGTGCAATACTTACAGTTGCGCAAGCGCCGCCATAAATGCCAAGCTGAACAGCACCATTGTCAGCAGCGTGATTCCCGCTAACTTCAAAAGAAATTGTGTAAGTGGTGCCCGCCTGGAGAGCCACGCCTTGATAGATACCGTCGAACGAGCCAACAGCTCCGTCATACCATACGCCACCATGAGTCCCCCCAACGTTAGTCCAAGTGCCAGCGGCAGCAGGATATGTTCCATTTTGATACCATACGCCCCAATTAGTTGGTGCCTGCATAGAGGAAGGACCGTTAGTGGTTGTTACACTGAACTGTCCGCCTGTATCAAAGGCACCGTTAGTTAGCAGGTTGGTTGATGAACCAGCTGCTGTTAGTCTGACATTGTCGAAAGTCCAGAATGCTGGATCCTGACGAAATGCAAAACCTACGAAATTAGCACCTGTTGTCGATGGTGTGAACGAGTAGGTAAATGTCTGCCATGTGTTTGGCGTATTGTTATTGACGATTCCTAACGAACCGGCTGGTAGGTTCTGTGCTACGGCTGCACACGTAAATGCGCATAGCCCAATTAGGGCTACTAAAAATCTCTTCATCTGAAACTCCGTTATGAAATTGAGGATTACCAATCATCAGGATTTCATAACGATGCGTTCATGTGTTTATTTATCCGAAGCCAAACGGACACTTCCTCTCAGCATTCCTTTTACGCATACCTACCATACCTCGAAGACCGTCGTATGATATACCTCCGTGAAGAGTAACCTTATCAAACTCAGGCTTTGTCAGTAGATGTGACTTAAAGTCTACATGCACATCGTCCTGTAATGGGATAACATGTACAAGAGGTTGCCCAAGCTTGATTGTCATCTCGTATGGATCAGTATACTTAGGAGCCATCATATTGATGTGAGTACCTGATACGTTCTGGTACTCAACAACTCCGGGTAGAACCTTAAATGGAAACTCAATAGACCATTCGGCTCCCATGAATAAAAAGGGCATTCCGGATTTCTCACGGAAATGCCAAGGACTCATTAACTTAATATGATGATAGTTATCGAAACCACCTTTGAACTGTTCTTTCAGATGCCATGTAGGCTTATCACCAATTGTAACATGGAACCTATATGTATCGGGTGCTATCTCAAAGTGCGCATCGGTCCATGATTCAATGATAGCTCCACGCTTGTAGAGCTCTAGAAAACCATAGCACCGACGCATGTTATTGTCTAGTTGAAATATTCCATCATCGTCACGTTTAAGAGGCCCAACTTTAGGCAAGTTCTTCCACCAATCGGGAATCGTCTTAGACGCTCTTACGATTGGTGTATACTCGTGAACTGCCGGAATGCAGGTGAAGCAATCGACCGTCACTCTCTTTTTACGATGGAAGAATGTGAACATTATGTACCTTAATGGAGCGGATGGCTGGACTCGAACCAGTCTTCATTAGCTTGGAAGGCTAAGGCACAACCCTTATACCACACCCGCATTGATTATTTTATGATCCCATGGATTGATTGTGATGGCCTTACGTGTACCTGCATACGGATACACAGCATGCTTCAAACCACCGCTCATGATGACAAGACGATTAGTCTTTGGTGTGATACGATGTGACTCTGTCACTAGGTCACCACCCTCTAGGTTTGCCACCTCGGCATAGTATACAGCAGCAAAGATAGGAGTGATGAGCTTACCAGCCTCACGCGAGGCTACCTCATCATGATCGTAATGCCAACCAACAGCCCTGGTGTTGCACCACATCTCATAGCCAATGATACCGGCGCCATGAATAAATCCAAACCCAAGCTCGACCGCAATGTCAAAGATCTTCTCATGATCTGGATTAGAACCCAAGTCATACCACTTCTGTGGTGATGCAGGACCATATTCAAAGTCACGAATCTTGAGGCGAATACGCTCGTCAAAGACATCGTCAATTACATAGAATCTATCCATCAGTACACTTTATCCTTGTGCTCATCCTTAAGATATACGTTTGACGTAAGAGCGACACGCTCCTTGTCAGTTTGGTTCTGAGCAACCATATGTGTAACCCAACCAGGGAACATGATAAGCTCACCATTGTTAGGACTATGTGTGTACTGATTATAAGGTCTGCCGTCATTACGGCTGATCCAACCTAGCGTGCTCCTGGGGTCTAGGAGTCTGATGTCGCCGCAATTGTCATGGACGTCGATATAATACGTCATCACCACAGTAGTGAGGCGATGAGTATGCAGAAGTGCCTCTTCACCCTTGCCACGAAAGTTCATTGAACCATGGCCATGATAGAAAATCTCTGGCGTATACTCCATACCAAAACACTCTTCAGCGTACTTGGCCGTGCATTCCAGCATCCAATCATATAGTGTTTGTAAGGCTGGGACAGTATCTCTATAGTCCCACACATCCTTCTTATTAAGAAACGTGCAACCCCTAAGTTCCTCGTGCTTAAGGATCTCAGCGTTAATATCTCTATAGTCTCTATTTTGAAAGATGGCAACAGGAGTTGCCCATAAGTTCATGAATTGCATAATAAACTCCAATTGAAGTCGTGGGCTAACCGTGGCCCACACGAGTCTATTTAGCGCGACTAACCGTATAATGGCGGAGGGTAAAGGAATCGAACCATCAACCGTGAGGTGGCGCAGTTTTCAAGACTGTGTGTCTACCTTAGACGCTACCCTCCTAATTCTTGTGGGTGTAGCTCTCCGCTACTTGCCTGCTGCCCCACTGCAGCGCCCTCTATCCAGCCAATCTCGGAAGTCACTCCCTAAGTTATACCAGTCTGATATAACAAGATCTAGAGGCACGGTTGGCTCGGTAGTTGCAGTGACTAGCTACTAACTATTATTCCGACTGACATTCCGTGGCAGACGAACTATATATGTTTGGCACCGGTACTAGGAGTCGAACCCAGGCTTGCGGTTTTGGAGACCATCGTGCTACCGTAACACTTTACCGATATAGTGGCGGAGAGTGTGAGATTCGAACTCACGGAACCGGTTAGGGTTCGCACATTTAGCAAACGTGTGCCTTAAGCCTCTCGGCCAACTCTCCTATTTATGGTGCCTTCTCTCAGAATCGAACGGAGTCCTCTGGTTCTTCAGACCAGCGTACGCACCAGCTATACAAAGAAGGCGAATTGGTCCCGTGTGACGGAGTCGAACCGACATTACACTCATTGAAAGCGAGTTTTCCTAGGCCTTTAGAAGAACACGGGTTATTTGGTAGAGCTTACGGGATTCGAACCCGTGATCTTCGCCGTGAGAGGGCGATGTCCTGAACCGCTAGACGAAAGCTCCAACTTTGTTTACGAACTCTAGTAGCAACTGATGATGTGCACCATCATGCCAAAATGGTTTGTTGTATGGTTCTATGTACCATGAACGTAATGAATCAGGACAAGCACCTATCAGGCCAATCTTGCCCTGTATGATTGCCATCGGATCGCCATTTGCATAGCGAGCGACAGTTTCGAACTTCGTTTGATCTCCTATGAAGGCACAGCCATCTCTAAAAAACATCCGCTCAGGTTTGCTATTCCATGTGACTGGGATAGCTTTATTGTAGCTTCGTTTTATGTCTGCTGTTGGACGCTTTATGTATTGTACAGCATCCACTCCATCAAGTACATCAAAATAATGCGAGCCGGCCCAATAAGCGCCGACACAGATTCCTAGATAACTACCACCGTTGGCAAGGTACTCGACTACAGCCATCTCTCTCTTTCGACGAAAGAAATAGTTATAGTCTTCCGACTCACCAACGCCACCGGGAAAAGCAATCATATCCACACCCTTGAATGTGGATGCAGTACACTCTTCCTCGGTGAATCTTTTGATATGAAAATGAGGAGATAGGGCTTCAACTATTCCATCGCCACACTCTGCGGCGGCGTCAGACGACTCGTCGATGAATAGCGCAATTGTCCTCATGCCATATTTATATGGTACTGCCTTCTGGGTTCGAACCAAAACCTCGAGATTCACAATCTCACGTGCTTACCAGTTACACTAAGACAGCATGGTGATCACGGCATGACTCGAACATGCGACCCTCGGTTTAGGAAACCGATGCTCTATCCTGCTGAGCTACGTAATCATGGTGCCCACAGTAGGATTTGAACCTACAGATTACAGATTTTGAGACTGCCGCCTTTACCAGTTTGGCTATATGGGCAATGGTGCATCCTGCTGGGATCGAACCAACGACCTCTCCCATGTCAAGGGAACGCTCTACCGCTAAGCTAAGGATGCGAGACACGCATTACACTCACTATGGAATAAGAACCGATGCTATAAAAGCAAGGGTCCCTGCGTGCTATTAGGTCCGATGAGGACGAGTGTCGACCCTCTTTTCAGAATCCGGGTTACCAAGCTTATGTAAGATGTCTTACCCCGAGCTCACCTGAGAAAAGACGGTCCACATAGTGGCTTACTCTCAGATCGGATGCGATTCTGCTCATCGAATATGGTGCCCCCGGTAAGATTCGAACTTACAACATCCGGTTTCTAAGACCGGCGCCTCTGCCAGTTGGACTACGAGGGCATTAATGGAGCGGAGAATGGGGATCGAACCCACGACCGTCTGCTTGGCAAGCAGAAGCTCTACCACTGAGCTACCTCCGCAAGAGGTGGTCGGAGATGCAGGGTTCGAACCTGCGACCTACTGGTTCCAAACCAGCCACGCTACCAGACTGCGCTAATCTCCGATTATTGGTGCCGAAAGTAGGACTTGAACCTACGACCCTTCGCGTATGAAGCGAGTGCTCTACCGCTGAGCTACATCGGCGAATTGGTGTTCCGAGAGGGATTCGAACCCCCAACCTTCGCGTTCGTAGCGCGATGCTCTCATCCAGTTGAGCTACCGAAACGTATTAGTGAAGCTTTGAGTGTGAAATGTAATAGTGATATGCTTCACCAACACGTTTCATGTAGACATACATCCAACCACAAAGCCTATAAACAAAATCACCATGTTCTGTTTGCATATTATATTCCTTTTGTTTGGAGTTACCTTCCGGAGTCGAACCGGATTCTCAAGGTTTTGCAGACCCGCGCCTTACCGTCTAGCCCAGGCAACTTAAACTATCCCACCGTTAACTGGCTCCTGACTCGCCACGCGGCTTCTTTTACATCGGCAGCCGCACAGTAGGGCACGGTCCGATGACAATCCTAGCTTTATTTATCTCGAGAACCATAAAACTAGCCTGTAGTGGTGCGTGGGGAAGGATTCGAACCTACAATGTTACCCTTAGGGAACGGATTTACAGTCCGTCGCAGAACCACCGTCTCTGCAGCCCACGCATATTGGATCCGGAAGATGGACTCGAACCACCGACACTCAGATTCAGAGTCTGATGTTCTACCAGCTGAACTATTCCGGAATGATTAATTGTTTGTTAGCTCTAATATCTGGTAGACAGACACATCGGTGTCTCTCACAAATAATGTGATCATTGAATAATTCGAAATTATCAATCTTACCTAGAAATTTTGATCCACACACTCCAGCAAACACATCACCTGAATAGGTTGCATTGATAGATTGTGACCCAGCATAACATTTCCATCCTTTGAAATCATTCCATTCATTCACTATTATAACACCCATTTTATGGGCTGATATAGATGAACCATCAGAGAAAAACATCTTATAATCAGACTTGTTTACTGGATTCAATGGCCTATGCTTAAATAACGTCTCTTTAATCCAAGCAGATTGCTCTTGACTATATGTTAGAGATATACGCTTTACATCAGATTGAGTACCCCAATGTTGTAGAACTCTTGGGGTAATAAAAGGTTTAAACTCATCATCTATAGAATCATATAGAGCTAATACTTTTTCCCAGTTATTGGGATCACATGATAAATTATATCTCAGAACAGTGCCACTATCAATAATAACTCTAGAGAGACTATTGATTTTATTAGCTTTTGTAAACTCTGGATGAAGAGATAATTGAACAGTAGACACAGGAAGAATTGTGTTCCAAAAGTTATTTCCTCTTGAACCATTAGATGTTATGCATAATATGCATTTGCCCCGTAGTCTATCTATGATATAGGGTAACATAGGATGAAGAGTAGGCTCTCCACCGCTTAGTGTAACCTCAAGCTTTCTAGTTTTAGACAACTCTTCTAATTTATCAACAAAAGAAATTATCTGTTCATCTGTTGGAAAACCCTTGGATATACCTTTATGATATTCGCCACTATGAAGAAAAGCTGGACAGTAGTTACAACTAAAATTACAGAAATCTGTAAGAGTCCAATAGACAGATAGTTCAGGATCTTTACAAAATACTGCAATAGGTTTCATCTACTATCCTCTATATTAAATTATGGCAGGTGAGGTATCTGGTCATTGGTTTCAAGGCCTTTGACTTGCCCATTCTCCTTTTATCGGTCAATTACTCCGATCCTATCATACACGCTGCTGCAGCGAGTGGTATTCCATAGGCTTTCCTTACCACAAAGATGGCGATCCCAAGGGGAATCGAACCCCTCACTCCTGCGTGACAGGCAGGTGACTTAACCGATAATCGATGGGATCAAATTTCGCCGCTGGTTACTGCCATCCAGCATTCTCCCTTTACGCGGAGTAGGTTCCGAGATGAAGACGGTCCAAGAAACAGGGACACTTCAGGCAGCCCTAGCCTATATCCACCATGACCGCTTGAACCCGGAACAGGTGGTGATTTGTAGGATCTCAACCCCTACGAATTGGCTCCCCGACGTGGGCTCGAACCACGGACATTCTGATTAACAGTCAGACGCTCTACCAGCTGAGCTATCGGGAATCAAACCTTAACGGCAGACGCGACGTTCTACCATACCACGATGGGTGTTTTCCCATGTGGAGAAACATTGAGGACGACGATGAGGTTGCACATAGATTGGGCGACGCTCTTCATAATATGCAGGACGGGGCTGTACATAATATGGGCGTTCCTGCACATAGTATGGACGAGGCTGAGACACCTCGCTAGCAACAACCGCACCAGCAACTGCACCTACGGCGCCCGCTGCAAGCAGCTGTTGCTCTCGTGCTGTACAACCAGCAAGTGCAATTGCACTCACCGTAGCTACTACTACAACTTTAAGCATATCAATCTCCTGTCTTCTATATTGGTTGCGGAGGTCGGAATTGCACCGACGATCTTTTGGGTATGAGCCAAACGAGATTCTGCTTCTCCACTCCGCGATAAACTTTGACAGTTCCGATAGCACCCATCGTCACTGACAACCGTTGAGCAGGGACTCGCGAATCCCTTGGATCAGGTTGGAACCTGATGCTATTTGCCTTTGGTGCTGGTTGCAAGAATCGAACTCGCGACCTGATGATTACAAATCAACTGCTCTACCTGCTGAGCTAAACCAGCGAATTAGTTGGGATGATGTTGTGTACACAGGCCTCGCCAAGCCACACCATCCCGTACGCGACTCTATAGTTAGTAAGGTTCCTACAGCTTAGGAGTGTCACCAGTAACCACACACTGTTTCAGAATCTTGACTAGATGCACTCCATGGTTGGATTTATCGGGTTTCCCAGCATCTTATTGTCATTCACAGAGGGTAACCATTTGCTTCCTCTGTTAGTCCTGAACTTGGTGGAGACATGCGGGATCGAACCGCAGACCTTCTGAATGCAAATCAGACGCTCTCCCAACTGAGCTATGTCCCCATATTCTATTTGGTGAACCGTGTAGGGATCGAACCTACGACAAAGAGATTAAGAGTCTCCTGCTCTACCAGCTGAGCTAACGGTCCGAATTTCCATACTCATTGGGGCTCTTACCCCACCCTTTTGGTGTTTCGCCGAGTACGTAGCGCACCGGTGTATTCTCAGATAGCAGCGTTTCGAACCACTACTATTGATAAGTTTGCTGGTTCCACAACGAGTCACCAGCAACCACACTCTGGTTGGCACAGATGGTTACGATCCATCGACCCCTGTCTTATCAGGACAGTGCTCTACCACTGAGCTATGCGCCATTAACCTATTAGGAGTGATGTCATGTTATGGATATGGATAGACCGCCATACCGTTCGCTTTACTCTGTAACCTTATGCATGGGAGCAACCCCAATTTTCAGTTACAACTCAGTATTGGCCGTGCCTGCAGACAGTGGACCCATTGACTGTGCGCTATCCAGGAACACTGGAGTTTTCCATAACACCACACCTAATAAGTTGTCTCTACAAAGATATACAGCCTGTATGCCTACAGTACATAACACTACCAAGATCGCATGTTATGCCGACAACCACTAAGGTATCTTGCGTCGCTCTGTATATCCATGAAGAGACACTTCAAGTCCACATTAGAATGCGACAACAAGTGGCGCAGACTAAAGTGGACGCCGAAGCGTCCATTAACAATTTCAAACAGCGACCTATTTATGCACTGGAGCGAGCAATAAACCCGCTCCAGCGAAATTATTTTCAGACGAGGCCAGCGGCCTGTGCGCCAAGCGCAGCATAACCAGCGGCGATCATCTTACGCGTAGGAGTACCAAGGCGATACTTGGAAACACCCTTGCGAGTATTCAGATAGATCGGATAGCCTGCCTTGCGCAACGCAGTGACCGAAGCGGTCGGGTTGACGAGGCCATACTTAGAGGCGATCTGATCAGCGGTGAGCTCCTTGCCGGACTTAAAGGCTTCGACAAGAGCTGCGGTCTTATTCGTCATAGTCACTATCTCCATGTTGAGTAGACGACAATTTGTCATCTTGTATATAGTACACTGTTTTTCAGGCATTGTACATCACTATTTTTAGAGCATGTCAATCACTCGATCATGCCCATCCACCGCACGAATGCGATAGCTCGGGTAGCGAGACTGCAACGAACGCATCTCACTCAAAATTCGCTGAGGATCGTTCATGACGATCAGATAGGTACGCCAGTTGCCTGTCGTATCCCGAGCCTGTATCATAACACTATCCATCAGCCTCTCCTCATCCTAGCAATATCCTCGGCATCCTGCTTAGCAAAAACAGGTACCATATTAGACTTATGCATCGTGGCGATGCCGAGAAGCTTGCGCTCGCCGGAATACACCTTGGGTGCAGCTTTAGATGTTTTGCCAGAACCCATGCCTGCCGAATGATAACTAGATCGGTCGGTACGCAAAGACTCTGTGTATGCCTGCTTCCAGTTAGGATCACCAATCTTCTTAAGTCGGATCTGCTCTGGATGAAGCCCGCGCTTCAGCAGCCATACGTCATGCTGGTCAAGCTGTTTAGGCTTGACCTTTCTCTGGTTCATGTTCGTCGAGGTGACGAACGCCGGCAGCAGATGCATCGTCATTAGGCAGTCGCCTGCTGATAGCGGTGCTCGGCTTCGAACATTCGATCGATACGTTCGGCCTCCTCAAGGAATTCACGATTGAGAATCAGCAACTCAGAGCGAAAGTCAGACGGAGTCCAACCCTCAGCCTCAGAGCGCATGATCATGAGGTCGAAACGTTCGGCATAGTCAAGGGCTTCGTTGATGCTCATAGTCAATCTCCACTGTAGGAATATTATACCACATTCACGGACGCTTGTACACTTATACGAAACGCTCTAGCATACGCTCTAAGAAGCCGATCTCCTCGCGGATACCTTGGGCATAGCCTATCTCACGATCAGATAGAGCAGCACCTTGAGCTTCATAAGCCTCGAGCAGCTCATACGAGCGCTGGACACGGGTGAGGAGTTCTTCGATCAAAGCATCCATTATGACTTCACCTTCTGTGAGTAGGCAGACACGTACAGATCAAATCGACTTGCATGCTCAGGCCGAATGGTCTGGGCAGCATCACGATGGAGTGGTCCATCAACCGCGTAGAGAGGTGCATGGACATTGTGCTTGCCGAGACGACCACGGGGGATCATCCGATAGCGAGTCACATAGGTATCACCAAAGTAGTCCTTAACCTTGCCCTTGCCGTCAAGCTCGAGCATCTTCTGCCGATGATTCAGCACCTTAGTAAGGTGTTTAAGGATCCCGACAAGCGGATCATTGAGAGTCGTGACGGTGGCACGATACTGAGTCGAACGGCGCATGATCATTCTCCGATATAGTCAACCGCGATGAGGCCAATCAGCATGACCGCAACAAGAGCAAGAAGGGGCGAGAACACAAGGAACGTTTCATAGCTAGACATTAGATACCCTCGATGATAGCACGTGCCGCATAAGCAGCACCTTGACGAACACCGACAGCCCAAGCGATCGAGCAGCCGATAACAAAGACGATTCCAAAGATCACGTAGTCCATAGTCAAGTTCCTGTCATTCCGTATTTGATATGACCATTATATCACGCTGGCCGGCTATGTACATCACAAAATGCGATGTCAAACTCGATAGCTGGTCAGTGTGATAAAAAAGACACACCCTTACTTGGCCACAAGAATACGATGGTTGACTGTATCGACAGTCACAAAACCATCATCCATGAGGATCTTGAAAGGAGCACTATGCTTAAGCTTAGCAAAGTAGTCCTCAACGGTGTAGTACTTCGTCAAGAGTCGGACGAAGGCAGCTTTGCCGACGCTACCGCGATACTTAAACCGGGCAACAAACTTACGGTCTGCACCGTAGGTCAGGTAGCCACCGTGGTAGTCGAAATCAGCCTTGCTGAACTTCATAGTCTAGCTCCAGTTGTCTGCAGTCAATCTGCATTTGATAGGCCTATTATACAGCAGCTGGCCGGAAAGTACACCGCAAAATGCGGCCTCAGACTCGATTGCCGTACCGTGTGACTTTTTTGTCACACACCCTTCATGCGGCCGATGCACTCGATATAGAATCGAGCAGTCTGGTCGGACTCTAGCCCTTCGGATAGGAGCAGGTCAACAGAGGTTCTGAGAAGCCGGCCGTATGCCTCGACGAAGCAGATGAGTTCGTAGCCATCGACGGTGGGATAGCGGGTGATGAATTGGTGAACCTTGGTCATTGCTAAGCTCCAGTGGTTGGTTACCATTTGATAGGCCTATTATATAGCAACCGGCGGCAGAGTACACTAGAAAATGCGGCCCGGGGCTAACAAAAAGGGGACTGTGACTTTTTTGTCACAGTCCCCGGGGGTATGGAATCCAGCATCCGATCGGCAATCGTCCACCACACGCGCTCTGGGCATGGCCGGTGGATGTGGTTCTGGCTAGTCCTCTTCCTCCACGACCTCAACAATGTGGTCGGTGAGTGCTTCCTTTAGCCTAGCTCTAGCTGGTTCGTATCGAGCCACGCGGATCTTTTCGGCCTGCTTGTAGTTGCAGAACTTCTCCTCCTGCCACATATCATCGCGGGCATCGATCATCTCCTCTAGAGACTCGATGAACTTGTCAATGCTCTCTATCTGACGCCTGAACTTTTTCATAAGCTTCCTCCGCAAGGTCGTCGACGATCAGGTACTCTGCGTCGGTGATTTCTTGATGGGCCTCGAGGATCTTTCGGACCTCGAAAATACGATTAGAGATTTTCTTGATGGTCTGCTGACAAGCCTTGTCATTGTAACCATCTTCTAGGTCCGACAAGGCGGAGTCAAGATTCAAGTCAGCTGAGAAGTCGACTAGAAACTTTCTTCCGTCTTTATCGATATGGGATTCGCTCGGCGGGAACAGGATGTCCCTGATCATATCCAACTTCACTTCAGCCGGCGTTTTAGTAACGATCGGCTTTGCAGGGCGTTTGCCCTTCATACCAAAAAATTTCATGCCTATTTCTTCTTTCTGCCGATATTGTACTTTGCTTCCAGAATCCAGTTATCCTTTTCCTTATGAGGCAGGATCTTCACCTGACTCATCGGTGCCTTAGGCTCTGCGATTCTCTCTGGTTCTACAACCTTCACCAGCCCCCACTCCTCTAGGAGCAAAGCAATAGTGTTACGTCTTCCCTTGTCCTCAGGTGTGAAGTCCGAAGGCTTCCCATCTAGGGCAAAGAGCTCTTTGAAATGGACGATATAGTACTTACCCTGTTTGTGCAGGATATGACAGGACTGATAAAGCTTTTGATCCTTACGAGATGCAACGCCAATACGTGTCAGAGTTTCCTTGATCTTTAGGAAGTCCTCTTCCTCAGCGATTCTCACTTCAACCAGTGATTCGATTAAGTTCATGTTCCACCTTTTTCTTCTTTTTGTCGAATAATATCGAGCTGCTTCTCCGTAAGAATCTGCAGTGCTTCCCTTGCTCTCGTATTATTATATTTATAGTGGTCCTGAACTAAAGCGAAGTTGCTGTCTTTGTCCTGCTTCTTGTCCCTCTTAAAGAACCTCTTCTTCTGGCGGATGGAGAAGAAGAGGTAGTCGTATTGTGGCTTGTCATCCAGATGATGAAGCATGTTCATATCATTGGCATAGAGTACAGTATCAGGGAAGTATGACAGGGACGAGTTTGTACGCCATGCGGAGTACTTGTGCTCATTCCCATCCGGATCCTGATAGTCCTTGGTGGAGTTGATGCTGTTCTCGTATCGCCAATCATATGCCATTACTCGAACTCACACTTGGTCATGACCTCAGTCAGGAAGGCAGTGAAGTTGATCACTGGATCAGCAGCAAATGCAGCTTGATACTGATACTTACCAAGTAGCATAACGAGTTGTGCTACGCCACCTGGCGTCATATAGCTAGCTGCAGTATCATAGAACTTACGGAACATGGCAGTCTGATCGATAGTGTTGCTATCTACCCACTTGCGCATGCTCGTAAAGTTCTTGTCCTTAAGTAGACCAACCAACTGATTGAACGCTTCCTCATCAAGGTTGACAAGGATACCAGTATCGATCTTGCCAGTAGCCGAGTAGCGCTGCAACTCATTAAGCACGCGGCGCCAGTCGGGGAAGTGCTTCTGAATGACTTCAGCCACTACAGCCTTATCATACTGAATCTCTTCCCTATCAAGGATACCCTGCACACGCTTGAAGAACTGCATCGCAAGCTTTGCGTTGTCCTTCGGCGTAATCTTAAAATCTATGACAGAGCACCTAGAATGAAGCGGTTCAATGATTCTAGACTTAAAGTTGCAGGTGAGAATGAAACCACAATTTCTGGAGAACTCTTCCATGAAATTGCGGAGTGCCGGCTGCGTAGAGTTTGGATTGAGGTAATCTGCCTCGTCAAGAATGACGTACTTACGTCCACCCGTGAAGCTGATAGAACTTGCGAACTGCATGATGTCATTACGGAGTGTGTCGATGTTACCATTCATAGATCCATTGATTACAACATAATCACACGCCAGCTCTTCGAGCATAGCACGAGCTACCGTGGTTTTACCCACGCCAGCCGTACCAGACAAGATCAAGTTTGGAATGTTCTTTTGGTCGACGAACTGCTGAAACGTTGCCTTCAAATCAGAAGGCAGGATCGTATCAGCAATCGTCTTCGGACGATACTTCTCTACCCACAGAAATTGCTCAAGCATATCAAACTCCCTTAGAATGAAGAGTTTGATTCAGCGCCCGTGTAGTACTCGACGTCTTCACCTTTCCAGAAGGCAAGTCCCTTTGCTACTGTGACGTCATAGTCACCTGGAAGCAGCTTTAGCGTCTCAAGCTTAAAGATCACTTGAAACGTATGCTCAGTCGTACCGATAGTGATGTCATAAGAGTCCTTACTCTTCTTCGAAGAGTCGATAGTCGACAGCGTCAGCTGACCATCTTGACCGATGAATGCAACGTCAGGATGCTTCAAGAGAGCAGCCGCACGAAGCACATCATTCAATACGTCAGAAGTCACCTTAACTTCAGCAAGAGTCTCAGGCATACGAACCTTAACATCTGCCTTAGGGGCGATGATGTTTGAAGGATCGGTAAACGTGTACTTCACACGCTTCTGACCATTGCTATCCTTGATGACAAGGAACTTCTCATCAATCTGAAGTTCAGGCTCCTTGAACAAGGACATGACACCAAGCAGACGCGACAGCTCATAGATAGCGAACTGTGAGTCAAAGTTCTGCGTGATGGTCGCAGTCGCCAAGATAGAAGATGTTGGCGACTGCGTCTTGAGTGTGCTGCCCGGTGTAAAGAGCAACGAAGGGTTGATAGAAGAGAAGTTCTTCAGGATATTCGTAGTACGTGTGTCAAGCTTCATGTTCTGCATAATATACTCCATAATGTAAGGTTCAATTATCGCTCAGGCTTGCGATTCACTTTAGTTTTTCCAAGCGCGCTTGGATCAGCGGTAGCAGATGCACCAATAGCTGCAAGATCGGCTAATGAGCCACCGAAGATATAGCTGCCAACATGCTGCAGACGCATCCATGGGCAGAACCAGGTTTTAATGTTAGCTTCCTGTGCCTTCTGACAGAACCAGTAGTCTTCAGACAGATAACGCTTTGACTTCTTGCTATTGATTTCTTGCGCAGTAGCAAGCACCTTCTCAATTTCAGCCTGAATAGCTTCAGGATCATTAAGCTTCATCTCAGAGACGCGCTTCATCTCCTGCTCGTAGTATGACTTAAAGTCAAGCTGATCGACTTCAGCCTGGAAGGCCTGCATGATCTCACGAGTACCATCAAAGTGTTCAGTACGAACATGATCAGGCTTGTACATATACTGCGGGAAAGTATCATAGAACTTTTGCATGGCAGTACGATGAACCATCATAAAGCCAGTGCCAATCTCAAGAACTTCGCATGGCTCGCTGATCTGAATAGTCTGTGAACCACCCTTAGGGTTGAAGACATAGTCACCAACAAAGCGCTCAAGGACGTTCGGATCTGTATCAGCTACGCCCTTATCGACAGCCTTCTTGATCTTCTCCCATGAGATGCACTTCTTAGGATACGGTCCACCAATGATTTGGTATTTTTCAGGCTCATTGCCCTGCATCACCATCATGGCGATAATGTCCTGAGCATTGAACCCAATGTCAGAGTCAATGAACATCAGATGGTCAGCACCCGAACGCATGAACTCGTCTACACAGTAGTTACGTGCGCGTGTGATCAGCGACTCGTTGAACAGGAAGTAGAACTGCAGCGGGATGTTATGAGCAGCACAGAACGCTGAAAGGTCGGTACATGACTTGGTAAACATACCAGCGCAAGCACCACCATACATAGGAGTGGCGACAAATAGCTTCTGCTTCTGAAGCTTGTCGAACTCAAACTTAATTTCCATTACTTAGTCTCCTTGTCATGCACGTACAGTGCTAAAATAGTATAGTGAAGGATCTTCAAAAGATCTTGGCGGTTGCGACCACCCTTCTTGCCGTAGCGAGAAGCGTACTTAATAATGTCGCCAATTGTGAATCCCATTCCATGGCCTGCGGCTGCAATAAGCTCGAATGCCTGGACGTTGTCAGTGCCAACATAATGAGATGTGTAGGTACCATCTATATATGCCTTCAGTTCTGCAACGAGTTGCTCTTCATTAAACTTGTATTTAATATTCTTCTCATCCAATTTATTCATAACATTTTCCAAATATTTTATATTTTCCAAATATTTTAGGTCGTCAGAATTCATTCCATAAATCCTTTCAATGATGAAATCCCATTCCACTTCAATCCCTGCCAATAAGGATAATACTCACGCGATAGATGCACTGACTGTGGCTTCTCCATATACTTAAAGTCTAACTCACCAGCTTCATTCTTGAATCCATCAACCCATCTCTTAATCCAGACGCGCTTGGTATTTGCGGCTTCCATTTGTAGATGTGATCTAAACCAAAGACGAACACGTTCACGCTCTTCCCATGTACCATGGAATGGCTTACCTTTGTAGTAGCCAGTCTGAGGAATCTTACGTGACTCATTCTCAATAGGCAATGGCTCATATAGATTTACAGTTGCATCATACTTCTCAGCTAGCATGTTAGCCTGTTTTACGTATGTGCTGACGAGCTTGAGCGTTGATGCAACAGGATCGGGGAACCTACAAAGATGATGACGAATATCGATGTTGCCAAAGTAGAAGTCGATCTCTGTAAACTTTTGATCCTTAGGCAGGAAGGACTCAAGTCCAGCGCTCAATGCACCATGTAGTGTCTTGAAAGGTACAGACACATTTAACCAACCAGGACGGTACAAACTAATAGCGTGCGAGTCGCCAACAGCGATCGCAGGATAGTCATGGAACAGGTCATTAGGATTCATGACTGTGCTACGATGTTTGATGATGTTCAAGCCTTCCCAATCAACCAGGTTCCAGTCAGGATGTGCATCAGGTGTTTTATCAAGTCTAGTGCGTAGCATACCATGATAGTCAGGATATTCAATACCTATACTATACACCCTTTTCTTGAATTTTGACATCTTTATTACACTATCAATGTTAGCATAATTCTTGACGCCACCAAACATATTGAGTGTGCCACCCCAATCATTACCATGATAGACATACAGAGCGTCATACTCATTGTAATCATCAGGAATATTGCCGGTCATAGCTAGATCGATATTGATACCTGAGAACTCAAGCTGATCAGCATAGATCGCTCCTTGTGCAGAGCGATGCGATGCTAAGTTCTTAGATAAAGGAGTGAAGGGAGTTACTACGAGTGCTTTCATTCTTTTTCCAATCACGATATGAATCTACGCGATCATAGATCGTCTCATCTTTTAGTACAGGCTCGGTCCCAACGTTCCACATTAGGATGTTACGACCTGTGTTCTTCGGGATATACTTCCACACCTTTGCATCATACGTTGCAACTGTTGGGAAAGGTGGAAGATATGGTTCTGGTGTTTGAAACGCAAGAGGATCAGAGATAACCTCAGCTCTACCAAGTTCACCGGCCTTTAAGTTACGTGATACTGCAACACAATGAAACTTAGCTTTAGGCCAAGCAATCTGCAGAGCACGTGATAGAACACCTGTTGATATGGCTACATATACCTCATCGGGTGGATCGATCTTACTTGCAGCGTGCACGATACCAGCAGTTGCAAGCTCATGCTTCAAACCGAGTGGGATGAAGAAAGCATCATTCTTCTCTGCCCACTCTTTAGCCATAATATTTAGAATAGGCATTGCAGCGATACGTTCGAAGATAGGTTTTGCACCTTGCTCAATGCAACACGCCTGATGCAGGGAGATACGCTTCGATGAAGGCATGAATAACACAACATCCTTGTTATGTATACGCGCAACCTCGTTTAGTGATACACCAGCCAATCCAGTTCGTGGCTGTACGTACACCAACGTCTTGTAGTTTGTTTTAGCAGCTAGAAGATCGCCGGCACGAGTTTTCGTACCAACGATCAGGTCATCTCTAACTACTCGAACACCCTCATGTTCGATCACAACTGGGTCAGGATTGTATGGAGTCCAACCAGCTGTAAGCGAAAGATAATACTCCTTCGCTTGCTCCCAATCCATCATGCGTAAGTCTTTATTATGTCCATCTAGTACGTGATAATCATGCGACAAGTTCGTTTACTTTCCTCTTGTACTCTACCACGCTGATGCCATTCATATCTAATACATAGCTATCAGATGGATGATGATTCATGTTGTTGAACGAATCAACCAGACCAAGTTGAAGCATCGCCCTTTGTCTGCCAAACGGGTGATCCTTGATTCTACAGGATGACCAGATAGCATCGCGATCAAGGTGGTCATAGGAAGCACCCGGCTTAACAAAGTTCTCAACCCAACGAATGAAGTCACAACATACGTCCTCGGCATTATATGGAAAAGAGTTGGTATCCTCATAGATGCGTTCCATCACGTCATCAAGGAAGTCGATCTGCTTTTTCTTTTGTGTGTTGATAGCAAGATATGAGATACACTCTTTGGCATTTGATCCATAATAGAATGGACTGCGTGGGTTCACATAGCATGGGTACCAATCAGCAATGTCTGCAACAATAGCCGCATACTGAAAGTGATACTGCTTTAACCCATTACGTGTATTCCAATTGAGCATGAAACTACCAATCTCACGAAGATCACGCCCACGACCTTTCTCAAGGAAGTCAGCCAAATCACGTGCGAGGCGGGGTGCGAACTCACCAAGATAGTAGTCGCCACCCTTCTTGTAGCCACCCTCAGGCTTTGGAAACTGAGGGAACTGGTAACCTACAGATGTATAGAATGGGAACTGATAGTTCTTAATAATCTTCACCATATCCTCAATCGTCTTTGACTCATGCAAAGAGAATAGGATACTGTTGTGATAGCCAGATGGCTTCACAGCATAATTAATGCCTGAACCGGTAACACGATGAACGATGAAAACATAAAGCCACTCAGCTAGTCCAAAATCACTATGCTTGCCTGTCCAGTTCTTTGCTACAACTTCTCTGTATCGAGAGTGGATGCCTCTTTCCATCTTTGTCCAGTATGGGTGGGAGGGTGTCCATCCATGGTAGCAGTCATGCATGATTTGCGAAAATCCAGCAAACTTTCGCTCGACAACATCGTAGAGTTCAACATGCTCGAGGAGGTCGTCGCCCATTCTCGATTCAAGATAGGGGATAGACCCGAGATTGCATCTCTCTTGTTGTGTCTTAGCCAGAGTGAAGTAACGCAGGTACTCATCGTAATACTCTGTGGTTTCCATCAATGTACCTCTTAGCCTCACTTAGTTTCTGCTTCTCATACTCCGGATCATTTAGTTTTCTATTTAGTCCGGACGGATGAGGCAGCACAAAGTGCTCGATACCAAGTATCTCCAACGCACGAGACGGGAAGTTACCTAGCGCAAGCACTTTATCATGCAGTTGTGCACAATCCATAAGTGTATTATAATCTATATCAACCGGTTTGTACACACCTGTTATGTGTACGCAGTTGACAAATGAGAAGTACTCGATACCAAGCTTCTCAGCCCATTTAGATAGTCGATCTAAAGTCTTCGATCGCGTTGAGCCCTTGCTTGGATTTATACCCACTACTAAGACTCGTATACGAGATGTCGGCTTCGTCAAACATTCTTTGTGTGTCATCAAATGCATCTTTCCACTTGTCATCTATATCGATTGGGTAACACATGATCACGCGTTTAATGCCAACTTGGATAACACCCTTGGCACATTCAGAGCATACAGGCAATCCATGCACATATACGGTTGAGTTCTCCAGCGATACACCAGAGAATGAAGCATTATAGATACAGTTCATCTCAGCATGAACGACCAGCTTTAACTTAGTTGGTCGATCGTTCAGGCGATTCTTACTATCCTTAATACCACGAGGAAAGCCGTTATAGCCCTGTGATAAGATTTGACCCTTATCACCGACTATAACAGCACCAACTTGAGTACTAGGATCTTTGGACCAAGTCGATACCTCTTTAGCTAGGTTGAGGTATCGATAGTCCCATCTAGTCAATGAGATTAAAGTGTCTCTCATATACGTGCAAGCTCCCAACATTCCAATGAATCGTACCTGGCACTACATCAATACCACCTTCAGCTTCTGATAGGTCGGTAGCAAGAGTATCAAGCACATGCTTCTGCCATGCATAGTCATTCTTATAACCAAACACAACATCGTTCGAACGCATCTGAACTACCGCTTCAAGCTTACCATAACGAATCATATACTGTACAGCGTTAGTACACATAAAATCACTACGACCATTCTTGTTGTAGTCTGTCCACATGGTCGGTCGTGTATAGATCATGGTCGCGCGACGTGACTCATGGTTCTTCAGGAGTTCACACAACACGTTCTCATACTGATATTCGTTTTGACCAGACCAGATAGCCCAACCATAGTTGGAGTTGATAAAGCCTTCTTTATCACCTACCTGCTTCCAGATAGCAGGAGGACCACCGGGAATATCAAACACATTCAGTGACATGGATTGATACCATGCGAGCTCACGATCGACATAGTCCTGGTTGACTGTACCAAAGATTGCAGGTGCATCAGCAACAAATGATGCACCTCGAATCTCGAGCATCTTAACACCAGTCTTATCAGTGATATAGAGTCCTTGCTGCTTTAGGTAGCGGAACTCTTCACGGATCTGTTCAACATAGTTACGACGAATCATTCTTTCGGCCCGATCTTCTTATTAAAGATGTCATAGCCAGGTTGCTGACCTTCGATACCACCGCGCAACCATGCAACGGCGAATGAAGCATAGTTGATCAGGTCTTTATAGGTATCTTCAAGGGATTCAAAGTTAGCAACCTCAGCACGACCCGACTCAAGCAACGACTGTGCGCGATACATCTTGCCTTGCATAATATCATGGATAGAGTCAATGCCACGACGATAGTGCATTGCCTGCACTACATTCGAGTTAGGGTTCTGATAGTCTTGGGACTTCTTGATTTGAAGATCCATACACTCACGAAGAACGGTTACAGAAGTACGCTCGATTCCAGGTCCAAGAATTGCCATATTAGCTCCGATGTTTTATGTTAAGGTCGAATACACAGTCGCCGTCTCGTTCGGCAAAGAAGTGATTATAATACACTATTTCTTGATCCGTGTACACCTTATGTTGGTAATTTGATCGCTTTAGATACCGACTAAATGATTTAGCCCTAGCGATCAGTGGAAAATAAACCTCATATACATCATCATGCTTGATAGTCCTAGGACAAACTACGTAGTCAATAAGGTTGATATATTTTAGCATAGTCCCAAGATGTTCTTTTGAATAGCTAAACCATGATGTTCGATCATCATCTGGCCAACGCTTCAGTTCAAAAGTATCGTCACCATAGTTTACATCCCAAGCAAAAGTTTTAGGATCCCTGGAGTTAAAATTTTCATTCCATGGATTTTTAACAAAGTTAGGATTGATTTGATGCATGATAAATTCTGGTGCAGAATTTTCTGTATCCCAGAAAACTTGCGTTACAGTTCTTTTATCACCAGGCTTTTTATTATGGAAGATTTCATGTGCCTTATGGGCAATAAAGTCTCTGAGCTCAGGTGTCTTTTCAAGGATGAAGCTATTCTTTGGCATAAGCAGCTTCGCATAATCATGGATAGACATTAGAAGATCTCTTTAAGTTTGCCTTCATTGCCAATGTGTGAGGGTGCAGTCCAACCAGCTGGCTTCATTAGGTCAGGCAATCCAAGAGGATTAGGTCGACCTTCCTTGATACCAACTTCCTTCTTCATATTAGCATCCAGGACTTCATCCCATGCTTTGTATGCATCTACATTATACGCATCAAGTGTGCCGATAGCCACCACACATAGATCAATAAGAGCATCCACAACATTGTCCGCATTCTTAGCATTCTTCATCTCATCAAGTTCTTCCTGAAGGAAGTTGATACGGAACTCAAGAAACTTCTGTAGCTTCTCCTTGTCCATATTATCAAAAGCATTATGTTGCTTATAATGGCTATGCATCGTAAAGATGTCTCTTACCCAATCACGACTCATTGCTTAACTCCCATCATACAAATTGCGCTACCTTGACTCTGAGGAATAAATGAACCACCAGCAGTAGTGCACTTATCCATAGATGCATAATACTTAGCGTTAGTATCCTGAACACCAAAATAAATTGCAGTTACAATCCCTAAAATTGTAACTGTCGCGCATGTCCATCCAATAAACCAGTCCCATTCAAATCGGCTCATTGAATCTCTCCATTTGCCATTTCTTTAAGAAGCTGCATACGACCTTCTACACCCATAGTTGCATCAAGCATCTCAGTGACCCTCTGAAGCATGGCACAAGCCATCATCATAACGTCCTCAGCACCATCACACATCATGATCTGCTCATCTACTGGCAGCATGAGCTCTGCCATTCTATCTGCTACTTTAGTCGTTTCCATTAATCCACTCCGGAGGTTGGCGCTTAGTCCACTTGTGCAACTTTGATTTACCTATTGTATAGTACATTCGATAGTTTGTACATGGGTCATCAGAAACTTTGTACTCATCAGGCATACAGCTCGGCATCGTAGTCATGTCCCACTCCTTCAACTCTAGTGGAGGGGACATAAGCAGATAGCTAATATCTAGTGCACACTTGTGGATCTTTCCGTAGCGATACGTATACTCGCACAGCAGAGCATGGAAGTGATCTGCCAGCCAATTATAGTTCTCTATCGAAGTTCGGCACCACACAGCAGATGGATGATTGACATGCGTAGCCTGATACATCGTATCATCCCGAGAGTCGGGAAGCTTCCACGTACGATGCTTACGATACATGGGATTCTCTAGTGTGCCAGGTATTAAACGTTGTTGAACACGTTCCTCACCATCAAGGATACGATGAGCCGTCGAGAGCAACTGAGCGCTCTCGAGGATCATCTTGACTACATGCTTATCAACTAGACACTGAGCCGCAACTACGGGGTCACGATCTACATAAAAGATATTCATCAAAACTCCTTCCAGATATACACAGAATTCTTAGTCTTAAACCTGACATGGCTGAATCCATTTTCATCAACCCATTCATCGGTAATTTCTGTGATAGGTGTGGTCTGCCAATAATCTTGTGCTGAGTAGGTGCGACCATACGGTGAACCAACTCGAATGCCACAACCAACTCGAGGATACACCTCTCCTGGAATTGGCTGATAGCTTTCAGCATCTAGGATTTCAGACATAGGTCCAGAATCACCAGCGCTTCTATCCCCCTGACGAACTAACGAGTACTTCATTTCGCTTCCACTTCTTCATTGCCAATTCGCGATGGTATCGATTAGCTCTTTCGTAGAACATGATGCCATCTAGATGGTCTAGCTCATGCTGAAAGATTCTAGCCGACATACCGGTAAAGGTATCAGTGCGCACATCACCATTTGCCATATGGTACCTAACTCTGATAGACTGCGGTCGCTTGACTTTGACTATCATACCAGGATACGTAACGCAACCTTCTTCTAATTGTACCACGGTGTCACCGAAATGTACAATCTTTGGATTGAAACATACAAAGTTTTCAGGGTGGCCACGCATAGCAAAAACTCGATAAGGAAGTCCAACCTGATTTGCAGCTAAGCCGATACCATTGACTTCGTACATAAAGTGAACCATGTCTTTAGCTAATTGTACTGAATCCATAGGTGGATTCGAGAAGTCAAATGGTTTGCATGTTTCATGCAGAATAGGATCAGTGTGTTTAACTAGAAGCATTTTCACCCTTTAATAGGTCGAAGTTGATGATACAGCGATAGTTGATCTTTGGTTGTGAACTGCAATGATAGCGTAAGCCGTCGAATAGTACCATACGACCACGCTTAGGTTTTACTCTTGCATGCTCGTCAAGCTTTACATTTGCACCACCTACAACAGCATCAGACGTTTGTTCATAGATGATCGTCTCACCATCGCTGCCATTTACATAGTAAACTGCAGCAACATGGGGCATTGTCGCAGGAAGATCCACATGCACACCATTATGTTCCTTCATATAAGGTTCAGCCAATGGCAACTGAAGGAAGATACGCGTATGATAGATGTCACTAAGATCAAAGCTCTTAAAAACATCAGTAAAAAGACCAGTTACCGGTTTATATAGATTGCTGACATTATCAGCATCAGGATGCTTCATCAGATGGGAAAACCCATGTGATGGAAATGACTGGTTCTCGGCTCCGCTCACATCATTAAGAAACTTCCATGTCGCATCACGCATGATCATAGTATGTAGATCACGCGCATACACTCTATCTAGTACATCATCAATAACCAGTGTTTCAAACATCACGCAGCTACCTTACTAAAGTTTTGCTTCTTCTCAAACTTAAGCACCGACTCAAACTTATCGACAAGTTGGTCTGTCTTATGACTGATGATGAAGGTGTTAGTATCCTTTGTGAACTGAAGAAGAATCTTCAGGAACTCCTCGGTACCATTGTTATCAAGCGAGCTATCCATTATCTCATCGAGAATGAGTAGATTAGTGCTAACTGAATTGCGGAGTTTAGCAACAGCACGCCAAGTAAACAGGATCGCAAGGTTAATGCGCATCTTTTCCCCTTCAGAGAAGGAAGCATAAGAAAAGGCATCTCTAAACCTGGACTTGATTGTTTCATTAAACTCTTCATCGAGTTCGAACTGCACAAAGAAATCCATAGAACTAAGATATTTATTGATGAGCTTATTAATAACAGGAACATACTGCTTGATAATCCTTGCCTTGATACCACCATCCTTCAACAGGGCAGATGCTGCAACATATACCTGCTTCTGCTCAAGCAATTTTGTCAGCGCATCAGTTGATGCAGATAGTGCTTGCTCAAGCTCAGAGATCTTATAGTCCTCATCAATAGCTTGAACACTATTGATTTGGCTGATGTCTCTCTCAAGCTGTTCACGATACTTGATGAGAGCGTCGATATTGCTCTTAATCTTGTACTGTGACATACTATCATTATTGATCTGAGAGTGAATATCCATAATATCAGATAGACGCTGATTAGTTGCGTTGTACTGATTGACCAGCTCTTCAAGCCCACCATCGATAGTTTGAATCTCACTCTTCTTCGACTTTAGAGTTTCATCCTTAAAGTATGCATCAATCTCTTGCTTACATGTAGGACAACCATCATGCTCTTCAAAGAAGCGAACATCATTGAGTAGCAATGACTTCCTTGCTTCGATCTTATGCTTTAGTTGTGAGAGCTGTGTGATCTTCTTGTTTATGGAATCCATGTCCCCAGTAGATTCGCGACCGCTTTGTATCTTTTTGTCAAATTCCCAGTATTGTTCGTTAAGAGACTCGACTTTTTGATTCGTCTCCTCAATACGCTCCACTTTGTCAGCAATGATTTTCTCATTACTATTTTGCTTCTCCGCCATGGCTTCATGGAAAAGCTTGATTCTCTCAAGGATAAGTTTCTGGTCAGTATTGGCATCAGATACCTCTTCATTATTCTTTGCGACACGATCCTTCAACAGAGTATTCATTGTTGTAAAGATCTGTAGGTCCAATAGGTCCTCAATAATCTCTCTGCGCTGCGCTGCTGCAAGCTGCATGAATGGTTGAAATGTTGCAGAACCAAGTACGACAACCTGACAGAATGACTTAAGGTTCAGCTTCAGGATATGCTTCTCAAGATACTCTTGATAGTCACGCATCTCAGCAGACTGATTGAGCATGGTACCATTCTGGTATACCTCAAACAGGTTAGGCTTCATGCCACGACGAATTATGTACTCATTACGGCCAATAGCAAACTCAATCTCTACAACCATGTCCTTACGAGTGATAGAGTTTACAAGCTGTGGCTTCGTGATTTTACGGAATGGTTTACCAAACAAAGCGTACGTCAAAGCGTCGAGGATTGTGGACTTTCCAGCTCCATTCTCCCCGACGATCAACGTTGTATTAGATTTGTTTAAGTCAACCTCGGTGAAGATATTCCCAGTACTAAGGATATTCTTCCATCTCAGGGTTTTGAAAAGGATCATTCGATTGTCAACGCTTCATTGTAAAGTTCAGTGATAGTATTCTCGAGGCGACGCTTGTCAACGTTCTGCACCTCCATACCGGATATGTATGTCTTGAAGATGTCAATAGTTGACTCTGCCTCATTCACGATGTCATCATCATTCACTAATCCAAGGTTCATATGATCATCAACGATCTGCATCTCGAGAACACCAACCTTCTCAATCTGCTCAATAAACTTATCGAACAGATATGGATTAGACTTACTAGTGACGATGACCTTGACGATCTTACCCTTCAAGTAACTTAGATCAATACCTTGTGGTTCTTTTCCAGGATCAGTATCATTATACCACACTTTCTCGAACATTGAAAATGGATTTTTGATAAACTCCAACTTTTTTGTATCAGTGTCTAGGATATGGAATCCTTTCGGATCGTCGTAGTCTGACCACGTGAACTCCGCATGGCTTCCCAAATAATAGATAGTGCCGTCAGAGGAACGATGGTGATAGTGACCACTAAGAACCATATTAAAACGATCAAAAGGACTGCGATCATCTCCATGAGAGACCATAGAGCCTCTGTACATTTCAAAACCAGCAAGCTCGAGATGTCCCATAACGATTGAAGCAGGAGTTGTGCGGACTTTTTGTAGGCAGATTTCTCTATTCTCATCACATATCCATGGTAGCATTAGAACAGTACAGTCATCAAACTCCACCTCACGTGGAATCTGGTCGTAAACATTGAACTTGTAACGACCTCTTACAAGTTCATCTAGAGCATTGACTCTATTAGTGTTCTTGAAATAAGTATCATGGTTGCCAGCAATAATGTGTAGATCGATGCCACGCTCAAAAATTGGAGCGAGAAAATCTTGCCTAAGGCGGAAAGCAGTATTGTAGTTAATGTACTTACGCCTATCAACCAGGTCGCCCAGGTGACATACAGTGGTAATATGGTGTTGATCCAGATATGGGAAGAAAATATCATCTAGGAACTTCTTACTGTTGTCCATGAACGCAATGTTATCATTACGAACACCCCAATGTGTATCAGTGATCAGCGCTATCTTCATTTACGAACGAACTTCTTCTGAGCAGAGATCTTATTCTCTGTCTGTCGAATTGCCTCACTACAAAAGTCACGAATAGCCTCTACACGAATAGTATAGTTATACTTCTCGTTATCTCTTGTGTTCTTGTCCATCATCTTCTCGACGAGGTCTTGGATATTAACTGGCACTAGATGTAGGTTCTTCATTTTTCACTTCCTCGATAAACTTATCAAGACCGGCTTCTTTAGCCTTCTTAGAGTTCTTTAAAAGCTTTTCCTCAAAGTTTCTAATTAGATCCTCAGAGTACTCGTTGTGTAGTTTCTGACCATGGTTGACTTCAGCAGATAATTCGCCAAACATATTGATATGCTCAAAGTTCTTATGCTTGACGTATGACTGCTTCTTCTCTTTAGCAATACGTCTCAACATTGCATTCCATGCAATCTGCGTAAAGTATGCAAATGGGTTGGTTGATTTGGCTGGATCAAAGCTGTGTGCCGCTGCAACACAATTCTCGATCGCATCAGCTACCATCTCATCTCTATAAGAGTAGTTCATAAAGTTTGGCTTGGTTGATAGCTTATTGCAAATCAACATAAAGCACGTGCCTACATAATCTGGAATAATAGGTTGTTGCCTGTCTTGAGTTTTAGCTAACTCGACCTTCTCCTTCCATGCTACCATAGCAAGGTAGAGGTCCTTATTATTTACATAGTGCTTTTTAGCTTTAGGTTTAACATATGTTTCCATTATGATTCCTTGAGGGCGACTTGGTAGATCTTGTAGTCGAACCCTTCCTCGTTGTAGATCTTGACACGTTCTGCCAAATGAAGTAGTGTAAAGTTCTTACGTGTCTTCCACGTAAGATCGTCGGCTATATCGTAGAGTACAGCTTCCTCCTTCGACTCGGCTTTCCTTAGACCGCGTCCAATGGACTGTAAGTTTCTTATTTTAGATTTTGAAGGACTTGCAAATATAACGTTATGCAGATTACGAATGTTGACACCGGTAGAGAAAGTTCCGTAAGAAGCGACGATAATACTGGATGTCGACTCTTCCACGAGCTTACGTATTGCTTCACGATCATCCCCATCAACACCTCCATAGACAAAGTGAACAGGCTTATTTGTAGCCTTCTTAATTTCATTATGTAACATTATACCATGCTTTTCAACAAATTGAAACAGCAAAAGTGTGTTACCCTCAAGTGATAACGCTAGATTCTTAATAAAGTTGTTACGCGCTTCGTTCCTGACTAAGAAGTCCATCTCAGCCTGATAGTCAGTATCCTTCAGCGACTTCTTAATCTCATCAGAGTACTTGAGCACTATGATCTTGATTCTAAAGTCTGATAGATGTTTCTGCTCGATCAGTTCTGAGGTTGTTGTAACTCTTTTAACATCGCCGAAGAGACCCTGAAGCACGAGTTCGTTCGTCTCGGCGCCGTCAAGAGTACCAGTGAAACCAAAACGATATGCGCAACCGCTAAGCTTAGACATAATAGAAGTAAGACTCTTTGCTTTAAAGAGGTGAGCTTCATCACCTACGACCACATCAAATTGTTGGAAGTACTCTTTAGGCATCTTATATATGGACTGCCAGGTTGAGATGGTAACCGGTTTATCCGTTTGTTTATCTTGTCCAGCAAAGATTCGATGAACGAACCGATCAGATACAAAACCATAGTCAGCAAAGTCAGAGGCAAGTTGACTAACCAGAGAAGTAGTTGGCACAATAATAAGAGTGCGTGCATGATAGTATCTCACTAATAGGTATATGATAAACGACTTACCAGAAGCCGTCGGCGATAGCATCAAGGCTCTATGATTACGTACTGCGTGAGCAAAGGCTTGAACTTGATAGTCTCTACGCTCGTATTTATCGGGGATACCTAGTGTGTCAATAAAGTCATTGGCCTCTTTTAGAGAGAACTCTGCCTGCGAGAAGTCTGACGTATAGATGATTTGATAGTTACGGCTGTTGGCGAACTTCTCTACCTTAGAGTTAAGTCCGGCATACAATAGTCCAGTCATTGGATTAAACAAACGAATCTTACCATCCCAGAACTTACTCTTATAGGATGGCATAAACTTTGCACCTGGTACCTCAAATGTGAAGTGCTCATTGAGCTCCATCATGATACTAGGTTCAGCACTAATCTTATTATATATGTGATCAGATCGACTGATCTCAATTATTTCCATCAAGCACCCATGGTGAATTTTGTCCACTCAATTGCAGACTTAATTTGAAACCCTCTATTAACAAGGCTCTTGATGATAGACTCTAGGAGCTCAATCTTCTCCTGCTGCATACCAATTCGTAGCGACATGTCAACAATATCTTTATCAGCTTCCATGTACATAGGTAGATCCGATTTAAGGATCATACCGCGCGCAGGTAGCTGCCAACCTTTATCCCTAGATTCCTCAGTCGGCCCCATAGTATAGAACTCATACTTAGAGAGTTTGAGGTTCTTGAAATCAGCCTCGTATTTACGAAGAAGCAGACGCTCATGTGTGAACATCTGATAGTACTTATGATGGAGTTTGGGGATCTTTAATGCCTCATCACCGAGCTCTGTCTTGTCGATGTCTGAGTCTTTCTTCCACTCTTCATAAATGTCTTCTAGCTTCATAATACATCCTGACTTATTCTGAGGTTTAATTATACCACAGATTTCAGTGAATGTAAACTAGTTTTTAGTCAGGTCGAGTGACATCGTACATAGTATATGCAAACTCAGCCGTAGCCGTGATATACTGTACATCTTGAAGGGTCGTGTCAAAAGTAACATCTGACAAATATGTTGGGAAGGCATCACGAAAGGCAAACTCGAAGTTTGGTGTCTTTGTGGAGTTGAGAATAACTAATCCAATATCAGAGCGTAGTCCCTCGCCCGTGTACTGAGGAACCATAGTCAGCTTCTTATACTCATCGAAATTATCAGGGAAACCGAGTGCACGGATCCAATCATGGATTTCCATATAGTTCAGCATATCCTCATCAACCTGAAAGGTAATCGAGAATATGCCATATTTAAGATGTGTCTGAGTGGTAGGAATATCAATAAAGACGTTAGGAATATCAATCACAGGAAGTGAGATAGATGGGATATTAGCCTTGACTACAAAGAAATTAATATGAGGCGCTCTCTTCAGAAGGAACTTAAAGTTCAACGGACTTAGAAAGTTCTTATTTGTTGGGGTGTTATCAGTGGCTGCCATGCAAGGTCTCCATATTGGTTACCTATTTATCGTTGTCCCTGATATAGCTATTATACAGCAGATAGACTCAGATGTACATACTAAAAAAGGGCAGCCGAAGCTGCCCTTAAAGTTTGCGGCTTGAAACCGTCTTCTTTCCTGAATTACATCAGGTTGTTGACGATAACGCGACGATAGTACTTGTTGGTGTTGATTGTCAGAGCACCAGAACCCTGGTTCAGACCCTCTGCGAATGGGTTTGCAACCATTCCGTAACGAGTCTTGAAACCAATCTTAGGCTGGAAGCTTGACTGGTCAACAGCGCGGACCATCTGAAGCGGAACGTATGGGCAGTAGAAGAGACCAGCATCGAATGCTGAAGCGCCCTTATAACCAACCACTAGGTAGTTACCGCCGATTGCGTATGGATCGATATAGACCTTTAGGCGACCGTTAAGAACACCAGCGAAGGTGTTGCCAGTGTCGTCAACCTGAAGGTTGTTGCTAGCAAGAGCAGGTGTGTAGTCAAGAACGCCGGCCATCTGAAGAGCTGAAGCAACGTCTGAAGAGCAGATAACAATGTTACCCTTACCGCGACGAGTCTGCTTAGCAATCTGGTTAGCTTCACGCTCAAGCTGGAACATAAGACCCTTGAACTTTTCAACAGACCAACGACCGTTGGAATCTGTATCAAGATCGAATACGCCAGATGTTGTTGTATTGTCGGTAGCACCGGCAACAGCAGTGATGTTGATTGTACGAACAACTTCACGGTTGATTTCTGCAAGGATTTCAGCCGAAAGAATGTTTGCAAGCTCTGTCTCAGCATCTAGACCGTGAATGGCCTTAAGATCCTGTGCTAGCTCCATTGAGTACTCAGCCTTAAGGGCACGTGACTTTGCAGTGACGGTAACCTTCTCAATGCTGAATGCCATCTGAGCAAAGTCTGAGTTGTTGTAAGTACCAAGAGCTTCAGCCTGTGCTGTTGACATTCCAGTACCAGTGTTGTATGTACCAACAGCTGATAGAGGAGATGTGTTAGAAGCACCTGGGATTGTACCAGTGAATGCACCTTGTGTGGTGTTACCCTGACCAAAGCCAACAGCTGAGGTAGTGACGTTGCCAGAAACAGTCGAGAACGCAGTGTTAACTTCGTTGTAGAAAGTTTCATTGTTCTGGTTGCCAGTATAACCGCTGTTGCCGTTAGCCTGGTTTGTATACTTGCTGCGCATTGCGAAGATCAGGCCGGTTGGGCCAGTCATCGGCTGAACGCCGCAGATGTCGTATGCAATGAGGTTAGGCATTGCACGGCGGACTAGAGAGATAAGAACAGGATCGAACGTATCGATACCGCCAGCTGCTGCTGTTGAAGACGAGCCGCCCATGAAGTTCGCAGGAATTACAGAAGCAGCTGTAGGCGCCTCTGAAAGTGTCTGGTACTGACCATGAGAGCCGGCCTCACGAAGAGCGCGCTCTGTATTCTCGAGGACGACTGCCGTTACTGAACGACGGGTCTGATCCTTAATAGCACCAAGACCTTCGTGATCAAGGACTGGTGCCCACTTCTTTTGAATTTCCTCAGCTAGAAACATTTGTGTCTCCTTTGTGTTTCTGGTTGTATATTATTTATTAGGACTTACTTCTTAAGGGTTCTCGAAATAGCCTGCACATATCTGTTTACAGATGGGTCAACATACACTGACTCTGTAAGCGTCTCTCCACCCTCGAATGTCTCTTCTTCGATATTAGTTGAGACGGGTGCAGTCTTCTCGCCGTTGAAATACTTTTCCTTAATGATGGAAAGCTTCTTAGCGTATGTTTCAACGTCGCCGTCGAAAGTAATACCCTCAGCGAGGGCCTTAAACTTTTCCTGTTGAGATAGTGCTAGACTATCAACAAACGACTCGAACACATTTTCCTTTTCAGCTTCAACAAAAGCCTGCTTGATTTCGATGTTCTCGTTGATTGAATCATCAAGCTGTGCCTCGAGCTCTTGTACCTTGTCAGCTAGGGACTCAAGGACGTCAATCTTGTTCTCAGGAATATTGATATAATGCTCGTTGAATAGACCCTTAAGGCCTTCAATGAACTCATCCATAACTTCGTTACGAAGTGTAGACTCAATTGCAACTGCGTTCTCTTCCATCCAGCTCTCGACTACATAGTCAAGATAGGAATCGACCTTAGTTGTTAGCTCTTCATTGATTTCAGAAACTGCCTCTTCAAGGCGAGCATCGAACTCTTCCTCAAGACGTACTGTCTCAGCGATAACGCGCGCATGGAGAGCTGCTTCGAATAGAGTTGATGCCTTCTCCTTAAACTCTTCAGTAAGGTCAGAACCAGAGAACATCTCCTCGACATCTTCCTTGACAGAGAGCTTCGGCATTGGGTCACGTGTCTTAGGACCAGCGCCTGCTGCCATGTCAATTGATGACTGGTTTGCACCAGACTTGTCGCCGACACCATAATCCTTACCAGGACCGAATACAGCTTGCTGCTGATCGAACCACTTAACAAGGTCTTCCTTGCGCATGGCATGCATCGCACCGATAGCCTTTGCGATTACACTAAACTTGGAATCCTCATCAGAACCGCCTGACTGAGAAGCAGGATGAAGTGAGTCAGCAGCAGTCGTGCCCTCTTCAATGTCGTTTTGTACTTGATCTGTCATTTGAAAGGTCTCCCCCTTTGATTTACAATTATTTATATAGATTTATTCTTGAAAGCAAGTGAACTCAGATAGTTCTCAAAGATGCGAAGATTGCTTTCCTCAAGCTGTCTTTTTGACATCTTATGTACACCCTTCTTAATATTGTCTAGTCTTTCTTCATGCCATGTATCCTTAACAGGATCATATACCCATTCAGCATTTTCCATGATACCCTTCACAAATGCATGAGGTGCAGAAGGATCCGCTACAATATCAGCTGCTGTAGCAATATGGAAGTCGCGACCAACAACCATCACTCCATCTTTACCGGCTGTTAGTGTGCCAAGACCACGTGATGAAACACCTAGGTTTGCACCTGACTCTAATAGACCTCTAGCAATATTACCCATTGGCGTATTGGTAAGTTTTGCCTTACCAATGACATTGTGACCTTCGAAGTGAAGTGACACGATAAGATGCGATACACGATCAAGATTAATAGACGGACCAGCAGGATGACCTAGTTCACCATAAGCGCGGTTATTCATAACCTGCTCATTGACATACTTGTTAACTGCTGGTTCCATAATGTCATGTGGATACTCACGACCATTCTTATTACGCATATTAGCTTGCATGAAGATACCATGGATATAGTGTTCCTTCTCGCCAGTTTCCTTAGCTTCAGAAAGATAATCTACACCCTCGAAAAGTTCTGTGATGAGCTTCATGTTACCCTCTAAACGATGCAGCTGTTGCAAATACTGCTACGTTAGCGGCAATAGTATCAGTTGCATTTTTAGCAACAAATACCCACTGATTAGCAGGAAGTGTAAACGAACCAATTTGACCAGATGAATTAGCTGTAGTAATTACAGCAGCTGTTGTGGCAGCGATATAAACGATCTGTGAACCGTAAACAGTATTAGCTGTTGTTAGTGAGATTTGATTAGCTGTTGGCTTTACAATATTAGACATTAGGAATCCTTCCCAGACTTATTTGCGGCTACTAGCTTAGCAGTGTTACCTGCTTGCCTTTGACGAAAAGATTCTCTCTCTTTAGCCATCATAGCTGCAACCTTTGACATTGTAGAAGCATCCTTTGGAGCAAGCTTCGGCTGATGATCAGGGACATGACCTTCCTTAAAACCGGGATCAGTCTCTTCGTTACGCTGCTTAGCATAGTAAGCTGCAAGAGCCATTTGCTTACGCTTCTCTTTTGACTTACCAGCAAACTGTGGATTCTTTGAATGAACAAAGTCATCAATAGTTTTATCAGCAGTTGTTGATTTAGTTAAAACTTCACTAACTACTTCTTCAGTTGCCGGCACTTTAACATACTTCGAAGCATTCTTCTTCATCGAAGCAGTACGAATACCGCTCTCACGATTGTTAAGCTTCCTTGTTGCATTATCATCATCCTCTGGAGTATTATCCACATCCTGAGTTGCTTTTCTAATATAGCTCTTAGTAAGATCTTTCGAAATCTCATCGATAGCTTCTTCACCAAGTTTCTTGGTAGCAAGATTCATACCTTGTCTGCGCTGGTTAGCTTTTGCAGCAGCGACATTACGGTCCTTTGCAGGAACAGAAAGTGTAGAAGACTTATCTGTTAATGCCTTCTCTGAACCTGCAGCTTTAGCCTTATATGAAGTAAGAGTTGCAGGTGAAAGCTCATCAATCTGCTCTACTTCTTCATTCTGCTTTACGAACTTAATAGAACGCTTAGTGTCAGTAATAGACGGCTTAGCAATACCAGCCTTATCTCTATAAGTCTGAATAGCTTTAACTGTTTTCTTCTGCATATCTGTCATCTTCTCATCGAGGACTTCTTCCTTGACAGCAGCTTTTTCTTGCTTTTCTTTTGCTACGCCAGCATCACGGAACTTCTTAACTCTGTTCCATGCTTTGTCACCCTTGCCACCATCACCTGGCATTAACCAGCCAGCTTTCTTTTGAGCAGACTGTTTAGCTCTATAAAGAAGTGCGGATGAAAGTTCTTCAATCTCTTCTACTTCTTCATTAGTTTTCTTCGGTGCTGAAGTCTTGGCGCGGCGCTTAAGCTCTGACCATGCCGGCACATGTGATGATGAATGCTTTCTATCATCACTAGCATGCCACTTCAGCTTCTTATCTGACCAGTCACTTACCTTAGTGCTGTTGTCATCATAGGCTTCTTTAATAGTGCCGCTTTCCATATAGTCAGCTACAGTGTCTAAGTAATCAGAAGCCTTAGTAATTTTAGCCTGGACCCAAGCCTCAAGCTCGCCTTCGCCCTTACCCATCTTAGCATTTAATCTATCGATAGCACGCGAAGCTGTAGCAAGCTCATTACGAGCCATACCATATTCAGAATCTTCTTTAATTGTAGTCGACTTAGAGCAGTCGGCCATCTCATGAAGCGGACACCAAGTTTGGCCTGGAGTTTTATTGCACTTAGTGTCCTCGGCTTTTTTTGACTCATTGACTTTCTTGGCCTTTGGCTCTGTATAGCCATGGCGTGTCTCTTTATCAAGAGAATACTTTAACTTATCAGCATAGTTAGGATTACCCTCAGGCTCATCCCACTTCTGTACAGAATGCTTTGCAATAAAATCTTGCTCACCAGCAGCTCTAGGTGCATAGTCTACACCAGGATCCTTACCTGTTGAAAGGTCGGAAGTAGTAGAAGAGTGCACGCCTCTGATTCTATCGTGTGCTACTTTCAGAATATCGTTAAGCGACTTCGCCATCTTGCTCTTCCTCTTGTTCTGTTTCGACCTCTGATTCTTCCTCTGTTTCATCAGATGAGTAGTCCTCGCTTGATGCTTGATCACCAAACATCGCCTGGGCTACTTCAATCTTTCTTGTTTCTACAGCAGCCGCTAGACGATCAACAATAAGCGAACTAAACGCATTCTCGAAATCGACGGGCTTTTGATCGAACGCTGTAGAAATTAAGTCTTGGACAGAGTATTGTACTTCAGTCATTTGTCATCTCCATTATTTATTCTTAGCTAAGATCTGAGTAGCTGATTTTAATTTAGCTTCATCAGCTAATGTTCTATTTCTTTTGCTGATGAGCAAATTATAAGTTGATTGTGCGGTCTGCATCTTAGCGGTCTGTTGATCATTTTGAGCGCTTACTGCTGCACCATCGTCATCAGTCAAAGGCTGTTGATCAGTACCGCCGGTTGGATCACCAGGTTGGCCACCCGGTACCGGTTGACCATCTGGACCAATAGGTGCGTTCATCTGCTGTTCCATCTGCTCATTCTGTAGGATGGCTGGATTAATCCAACGAGGATCACCAGATTCATTCTCTGCGATAATCTCTTCATCCATCTCTTCAATATCATCATCCGACTGCTGAAGGATATTCTTACGAAGCCACTCGTGTGAGTAATACTTGCCAACCATATCCTGCATATTACGTGCAAGATTGATACGATTATCAGCAATCTCACCGTCTTTAAGTTCAGCGAAGTAGTTGTCCTTAGCAAAGTCATACTTAATATCAGCAGCAATATTATGAAAGTCTTCAATAGTCATAATCTGTTTTAGTACGAGCTGAGTCTCTAACATCTTCGTGAATAGGATAGCGAACTTTCCGCGCATTCTTGAGATGAAGCGTGAGAATTTCAGCTCGTCTCTGGTAACTTCGGTTGCTCTTCCAAGGGAGAACAATGCATCGGAGTTAATTCTGTTGATAGGTACATTTAGTGTACCATAGAATCTTTTCTGAAAGTACAGAACGTCATCCATCTGACTAAGATTCTGACCGCCAGCAAGAGTAGTAACCTCCGTACCCTTGCCTCCGTCACGACGAGCTAGCCAATAGTCCTCTAGCATGGTCATGAACTTGCGGTCATCTCTAACGTTGCCGGACTCAGCATCGTAGATTAATCGATTCTTATGCTTAACCATCATATCACGGATGTACTGCTCTGCCTTCATCTTAGGAAGGTTGCCAACGTCGATATACCATACGCGACGCTCAGGCGCGCGGGCAAGACGATAGATGACAAGAGCATCTTCAAGTGTACGCAGCTGATTAAGAGGCTTAATAGCCTTATGTAGATGTGACAGCACCATAGCGCCATTTGTGTCAGTTAAACCTGATGTCACATGTAGAATAGTGTCTTTAGCAATCTTTAAGCCTGCAGTCGCAGGCGCTGTGGATCTATTGCTAAAGGAGAAGCCTTTATCATTAAACAGGTAATATTCATTCTGTGTCTTAGTCATGACAGGTTCGCCCTGCTGACCACCACGAACTCTTTTTCTTACTACCTCACGAACTTTACGAATCTTACGTGGATCAATGTAGCGAAGCTCCTTGATACCAGCCTTAGGATCCGTCTCATCAATAATCTTATGATAGTATAATCTGCCATCGATATACCAGCGACGAATAATCTCGTAGGCATGGCGGCGAAAATCTAAAATGTTCAAGCAATTCTTGAACTCTTCTGTAATAGCCTTCTTAAGATTAGATGGAATATCTAACCCATCAATATCAATCTTAACAAGTTCTTTCTCATCAAGAGCAATCATCTCATTGATAATTTCATCAATAGCTGCATCACATTCTGGCTGAAGAGCCATATCGCGATACTTTGTTACGAGTTCTGCCTCTGTACGTACGGTACCGTCAAGGTCAACGTACGTTCCAAAGGAACCGCCAGCTGCAACGACAAGCGCGCCATCTTCATTCTCTTTTGGGGAGAAGGAGGGCGCAATATCTTCTGCAACCTTGCGTTTAAACTCGAAACCAAATAGTTCTGCCATCTATTTTCCTTTTTTCAAAAAATGGGGGAGACTAGCTCCCCCTCAATAACCAATCAGGATATTAGGTCGCTACTGGGCTAACGGCATCACCATAGTAAGAGTTAACTAACTCTGAACCAATGGTTGGCAGCCAATAGTCGTAGGCAAACGTAACACCGAACTGCTCGATCTGGTTTGTAGTATCCCAGTCAAGAGTGATGGCATCAACCGAAGTTGGGAACGCACCGATAATATCGTATGAACGAATCGGAATGCCGTCCTTGCTGTACTGAATGACGTTAAGGATTGCCTTATAGTCATTCTCTGAGTTATAAGCCTTACGAACGTTAGCCTGAAGCTTATTAAGTTCGTTAGACCACTTCTCGAACATTGCACGAACGATGAAGTCTTCGTCGTTCATGATTGTGACTGTCCAGTCAGCAAATGTTCTGTCGCCAGCTAGCTTAATTGTACGACCAAAGTATGGAACATTGACCGTACCGATTGTTGCTGCCGGGATCGCTGCTGCGCGGCAGGTAAAGCGGAACTTTGTGTCCGAGCCCGTAGCGGCTGCTACGAAGCTCGGGATTGTTAGATACACTTCGAAGAGCGAGGGGCGTGCGCCACCAGAGGTTAGACCTCTTGCCTTGAATGTGCTGATATTGAAACCTGAGGCCATTTGATTACTCCTTGTCCTTTGATCTATTTATTAGAACTGACCAACGACTTCAGAGAACTGAACACCGGTTCTAACCGCAACGAAGTTCAACTGGATATAGTTGATAGAACGTGCAGGCTTGATATAGATGTCGCCCCAGAACTCGTTACGATCCACTCTCTCCGGTGTGTTGTTAGTTGCATCGCAGACCACTAGGAAGTCAGTGATACCACGGCGACCTTGAACGTCACGTAGGAAAGGAGTTACTAGGTTCTTGAACTGTGCTCTTGTGAACTCGTCATTGAACTCGAACAGGGTAAACTTCGCAGCAGTTGCAATGGCCTTCTCAAGGACAATGAACAGACGACGAACGTTGATGTGATCGAATGCAGATGGCTTCGTCTGAGCTGTCTTATCGCCGAACAATACAGTCCCCTGACCAGGGAAGGTAACGATCGGGTTGATACCCTTGCTATAAAGAGCATCACGATCGGCCTTACGTGGGTTAAAGCGAACCTTAACAATGTTCTTGAGCTGACCACGATTAAAGCCCGCAGGTGACCACCATGGATCACGTGTATTGTCTGTGCGTGCGCATAGGCCAGCTACGTCACCATTTGAAGGCAGATAGCGATACACGTCATTGTAGCGATCATACTGATACTTATAACCAGAATCAATAACAGCGTATGAACTATCATGAACCGTGTTACGCCAGTTAACAAGAGCTGTTGCTTCATTACCCATATTGCTAGTTACAACACCATCATCAGGCGAGACGAATACAACGCAATCTTTTCTTGTCTCTGCGATATTATCAATCAGATAGTTAGCTAGCTGAAACTTACTGACAGTCATACCACCAGAAGATGTTGAACCACCAGTTGGCTTACCCTGAAGAATTAGGGAAACATCGACGTCTTCAGCTGAAGCAAACTTATCATAACCGTCAGATAGGATGTATAGAGGAGCCGTAGCTTCAGTATAACCATCCTGACCACCGGTGAAGAAGTAGCGAGCGACGTTAGCTGATGTAGAGTTAGCAACGTTGAATGCTGTATTCGAAGGTGCATTTGTACGATCACGAACTGACCAAACATACTTGGAGTTCTGATTGATAACATCTCTATAGTAGTTAGAAGCACCACCAGTCGTCTTAGCATCTGTCGCACGAGAAAGATTCTCGTATGATTCTAGAACTGTGCCAGGGACGCCGGTAAACTTACCGTTACGGTCTTGAATTACAACGTGCATACCATCAGATGTATTAGCTGCTGTGTTGCCAAAGTTAGCAACAAAGTCTGTCTGAGATGGCGCAGCACCAACTAGATTAAAGAATTCCCAATAGTGAGTCAGTGTAGAATTCTGTGCATTGTTAGAAACGAAGTCACTACCTAACATAAAATTATCACTAAAATACAAGTTAGCTAGTGTATGTGTACTATTTGTTGATAGAGCACTATTGGCTGTTATCTGAAGATACTGAATACCAGAAGTCGAGTTACCTACCATTAGGTAATCACCAACAGTAATTGTACCAAGTGAATATGAAAGATATGCGTTTGATGCTGCAATGTTTGCAGCGACGTTACCCTGTGTTGACTTTACAGAAATCTGTGCAACGTTACCGCCAATAACAATCGTTGTTGTCATTTCAGTATTAGCGTAAGTTGAGTTAACTGCTGCACCGTTAGCATATATGTTCGATACATATTGGGCTGCGCTATCACACACTGAAACGTAAAGTGAGTTGCCCAAAGTACCAGGATACTTAGCAACCCAGCGCGTATTTGCATCAAATGCATTATAGTTGTTAGCAGGAATATACTTAGTATCAAAATGTGCCTGAGACTTAATAACTTCCGTCAGAATTGATCCAACTGGGCCAAGGTTACCGGTAGCACATGTTGCACCAACGTTAGCATCAGCCGATGTCGTATTTGCTGAACGAACAACATAAAGGGTATTGGTATAGCTTAGGAAGTTAGCGGCAGTAAACCATGTTTCTGCATTGTTTGCATTAGGCTTACCAAAGATATTTAAGAGCTTCGTCTCATTGTCGATAAGGACACGCTCGCCGATCGGACCCCAATTGAAGATACCGGCGATAGCGCCTGTTGAAGTAGCGACTGCAGGAACGACCGTTGTTAGATCGATCTCAGTGACGTTTACGCCAGGACTTAGTTGAAAAGGCATTTGAGTTCTCCTCCCAGTGGAAAATGTATGCTATAGATTCTACGATATTTATAAAAACTCGTTCTCTATATCAGACACCAGCCAGTTGCCCCTTGGCAACTCGAGTTGTTCGATAACGTCGTCTCTGCCGTCATCGATGAAACCGAATGGAAGCATATCATCCATGATCTCTTCTTCTGACTTCTCACGTAGTCTCTGTAGTGTATTTATGTCTGTGTATTCTCTGAAGTATTGTTGATCGGATAACCAACCAAACAGCACAAGCCCCATGACAAGATCATCGTGCTTACCTTCTTCGGCCTCATAGCTGTTAAGCTTACGAGAGAAAGTTGCTAGCTCCTCGATTGTATGGAAGTCATTAATGATCAACTGATTCTGTTCTATTAGCAGCTTAATGATAGAGCAACCTGCAGCTTTAACATTCTTTGTTGTTCTGATACCCCAATCAACTGATGGTCCACTGCTTCGAAGCGTGACTCTCTTGCCGGCTCTACCAGCTGATTCAGTCAACAAGACACCTTCATACTCGTAATCAAAGTGTAGTGATTGGCCAACCTGCTCACCAATGTCGTTGATTTCAACCATAACAGAAGCTTGGTTATAGGCCATGGCCATCTTATGGATAATAGCAGCGTAGTCTAAAGGCGTAATTGAGTTATTCCTATAGACGCATACCTGATTATATGGCATCTTTGTGACGTCAATGATATGGAAAGCAGAGTAGTCTAATCCCTTACCACGGGACACGTCTGCCATGATGACATATGAGTGACCCTTCTCAGGAAGGACGTATTGTGATAGACCTTGCTTTAAGACGATAGGCACCTGATGGACAAGCTCCTTGAGCTTCCAACCAGCGATAAGTGTGCCAGATGAACCCATGAATTCAACACAATATTCCTGGTCAAACTTTTCTGTGTCAAAGTTCATCGAGGCTAGTGTATCTTGTCTCCATTGTTCATCACGTCCAGGAACAGCATCCCACATAACCTGAATAGGTTTATACCCATTTCTCTGCTCACGGGCATTGATCCATAGAGAGTAGAAGTGATTCAAACCATTTGGTGTTGATACGAGGATGACTTTAGATTCTTTACCAGACGAGATGGTAGGGTATACCGATGTGAAGAAGTCATCCCAGTTCTCGATGAATGCAGCCTCATCGATGAATAGTAGGTTGATGGAGTAACCACGAATACCTGATTTAGAGGTAGCTGCTGCGATAACTCTCGAGTTATTCTCAAGCTCAAATGAACCCTTGTTCCACTCAACAACACCATGCTGCAGCCAACGGGGAAGATGCTCATAGGCCAACTGAACACGGCCAAGAATCTCTCGAGCTGTTTCACCCTTGTTAGCAAGCAGTGCAACGGTCTTATCTGAATGAAAGATGATATACCAAAGGATAAATCCGCAGGTTACCGTCGACTTACCGGCCTGACGAGCCGTTGCGATGATATTGAAGCGATTCTCCTTCATAGCTAAGACCATCTCTTTCTGATAGTCATATAGCTTGAAGCTTACCAGACCATCATTGATATTGATGATCTTCATATAGGTTTCAATAAAGTAGATCGGATCATCAGAACACTTAATGTATTCGCTAACCAGGTCGGGTGTCCACTCAATCGACTGTCGTGATCGCTTTAAGTTATTATTGCCGTTATAGCCCTTAAGCTGTCTTAGATCCACCATTCTTCATGTCCTCAATGACTTTCTGAAGGTCTGCAGTAGAACCAACAAATAGGTTATTCGTCACTTGTTTAGCTGCTTCATTGGTTGGTGCATCAGCAGAAGAGATTTCACGGATCTTCTTCTGTAGGTCAAGTAAGTCCTTATTAGCATCAAGCATTGTCTTCATGAGTGTTGCTAGAACCTCAAAAGCTCTAGGATGCTGGCTCTGATCAGCAATCTGTGATAGCTTCTCAATAGCATATGTACCATTCTGAATAACTTCATGGATGTTTGATCGTGCCATCTCGAAGTCATTTTTTGCACTATCATCATGTGCTTTGGCGACTATAGATTTAACTGCATTATCAGTAGCTAATGGAGTCAGGTTAAGCGCAGCGCCTAACGGATCATTATTTGCGTTCATGTCTGGTTATAACCCTTCTCGATAATATATCCATAGTCATCTGAAGCAACAATATCATATGGGCTAATAGAAAGATCAGCGTTTGATGTAGGTTGACCGTTAGCTGTAAGGCCTGGACGAACTGAGACATAACTGCTGTAGTTAGTGTTAGCCAGGTCTTTAATATCCTTTGGTGTATAGAAGACAGTATTGGCAAACAGGATGATCGGAGCTTTCTTGACTGGACCATATATGTAACCCTTCATAGTAAAGTCTAGTGTCCAGACGATTGCCCTGCGCTCTCTGAAGTCACCGGTATATTTGTCTTCCTGTGTGATCGTGTTCATCACAGTCGGAATATCCATGTTAATATTCATCTCTGGGATAAGCTTTAGTGTCGTCGTAAAGTCAGGTGTAAAGTATGGAAGAATCTGCTCTACAATCTTTGTACCATCTTCAGCATTTTTCACATAGATATAGAGTCTAAATCCGATATTATACGGGACTGGATTATACTGATAAGAAAATTCTGTATTTGCTGTCGCCTTGACTGCGCTTCTACCAATAGTGTTTAGCTTGCGCGTGTTGTCATATGTAAGATTAGTCATTTCAAATGACATAATAGGAAGTGTAGGCACTGACGTCGGTCTATCAATATCCGGATCCTGCTCCATACGAGCTATCATCTTATCATTTGATGAGTAGGTAACCGGAACCTTGATAACTGCATTTACATTTTGATCGGCATCCGTACGAATAATTGTGATGTCATCAAAAAGAGTACCAAACAGTGTTACGTATTTTCTAAGAGTAGAGAAGTAGAAATTTTGACCGAACATTAGATATGACCTTCACTGAATGGGTCGACCTGGCTAAAGTCTATAATGTCATTGGACTCTGCATTAAATACGTTAGGCGCATCATTACCAACGATAGGATCATATGCTATATCGTGAATCATAATATAGTCACCACTAGGATCAAGCATAAATTCATCCTCCTCAGTCTTTAGTGCAAATTGAAGGATATTTGTGCTGAACTTATCTTCGAGAATGTCTATCTCAGGTATACCGGTATTCATAACTTCTGATGAATAGTCGAACAGTTCACATGTCATTTCCCATGTCTGCAATGCGCCTAATTGGTAGAACATCTCAAACTTATTGACATATCTGATTTGGAAGCACTTCTTATTCAATGGGAAAAATATCAGATCACCTTCACGTGGTCGGGTAAATCCGGTCTCAAATCCAATTTCATTTGCAAATACACGTTGTGCAACAGAGAAGATTACCTGATCTCTAATCTCAAGGCCAAACTTCGACATGAAGCTGCCATCGCCGGAGAATCCATCGACACTCTTAATATACATTTCAATCGAATAGGTTGACATGTAATATGATTGATCATCTGCCGTATATAGAACATCTGGATTTCCATAGTTACGGGGGATGTAAGTCATATCCTCACCATAGATTCTGATCGACTCAACGATCAGATCCTCGAGGAGGTTCTGCTCACCACTAGCCTTGAAGTTATTGAAGAAAAAGTTTGTGGCCATGTTAGCCGATCATATCGTAAACAGGCATGCTGAAGCCAGTAATCATTTCTTGCTCCATTGCTAGTCGCTCTTGACGAGCTTCATCATAGATCTTCTGACCGTTAAACTTTAGTCCACCTGGGAGAGTCATACCTTCGAACTTCTTCATATTACCTCCCCACTGTTCCTTGATAAGGACTGTAGCATAGTTCTGAAGCCAACGTTCATTATAGCCTTTGGTGAATATCTCTGGATCAACAACTTGATAAGCTTCAAGGATTAAGAAGTCGCCTGGATTGACAATAGTCCAATCCATATCGATGTAACACTTACCGATAATACGGTTATAGCGAAGAGGCTGCTGACCAACTAGGATCTGCTCTAGGAACTGAATGTGTTGCATGGCCATAACATATGGCACCATGCTCTGAGAGGTTAATGTGTATAGATCATTTAATGCAATCTGATAACGGATATTAAAGAGATTGTTTACATTCAATGAGTTCCCAATTGGGAATAGGTTGACAACACCAATAATATTATCAGGGATTGTGATATATTTGTTTGTGATGTCAGTACGGGTAATCTGTGCCTTGTAGTAAGTCTTCTCGGCACCATCAAAGTGATAGTCCCAATAGTAGCTAATAGCTTCGGTAACACGATCCTCGATCTGGTCATCATCCACATTGATCTCAATGACGGGTGCACCTAGCTTACGGAGGCAATATTTCTTAAAGTCGTCTCTTGATGAAATGGCGGCCATTGGAGGTCCTATAAATACAAACGTGATTCTTTGTTATTTATCTCATGGAGAAGTAAATGTTTCGAGCGATTGCCCTCGCTTTGACCCTAATGGTCACATCAGTTGCGGCAGACACCTTAAAGATTATTGTCCCATCTGACAACGATAGTTATAATATCAATGCCAGAGTCCTCGGTAAGTACCTAGTTAAGCATCACCCTAATCATCCTACACTTATTATCCAGTCTATGCCTGGAGCAGCAAGTATGGTTGCAGCTAACTACCTATATAATCACGCACCTAAGGATGGATCAGTCATTGGTACGTTCTATAAAGAGATTCCATTAGTCGGCGCTCTCGGTGGACCTAATGTTCAGTATGATGCTAGTAAGTTCACCTGGATCGGATCTAACGTTGATGGCCGTAAGGATGCGGTCATCGTATGGTGTAATACTGATAATCCAAAGATCATCGGCTCTGAGAACTATGCCGGTGTGAATCCAGCCTTCCTTGTTCGTGACCTAGCTAAGCTAGATGCTAAGATCGTCACCGGTTATGCTACGACCGGTGATGCTAGACTTGCACTTGAGAGAAAAGAGGTTGATGCCGTAGTCTATAACTTAGTCGGTATTAAGACTCAAAAGCCACACTGGTTAAAGCCAGACTCAGGTATTAAGGCATGCATGCAATTTGGCAATGGAACTAATAGGCATCCTGAATATAAAGATGTACAAACCCTTGCAGAGGTAGTACAATCAGATATGGACAAAACAATACTATCTATTGTAGAGGCAAGCTACTCAATGCTAAGACCATTTGTTGCGCCGCCGGGTATTCCGCCATGGACTAGAGATGAACTACGTGAAGCATTCAAGAAAGCCCTAGCCGACCCTGATTATCTAGCTGAGGCTATGAAGATGAACGTTGAAGTGAATATGATTGATTATAATGAAGCAGAAAAACTGGTTACGTATCAAATTAAGATAGGTGGCCAATTTGCAGGTGAACTGAAAAAGTTGAATGAGGCAAATAGATGATTAGACATGCGCTGTTCCCAACTCTCGTTATTGAAGATCAGTATAGGGATGCTGATAAGTTTAAGCCTATCTTTCTAAGCAAGCTGATGAACTATATGACGATCGAAGGTTACTCGAATGAGTATACTGGACATGTCAATATTCATCATGAGGAAGCATTTGCACCACTTTTTGGATATATCACAGGAGTAGTTGAGGAGTACCTTCATACACTTGCTATTGATCCTGAAACATTTGACATTAACATTGTCAAGACATGGATGAATATTACCAAGGAGAGACATACACCTTTCCACAGTCATGAGGATGCTCATCTGTCATTCACCTACTATGCTAATATACCCGATCAGTTAGAGAAGCCTATTGTCTTCTCATCTACACCACCACATATGAACGACCCATACTATGGCATGATTAGGTTCAACTCGACAGAGAAGAATAAGTTTAACGCATACGACACTGGATTTGCTCCAAGTGAAGGCAATCTATTTGTATTCCCAGCTAGACTCAGCCATCATACTGTAGGTTATGGCAACTCAGAGCTTGATGAAGGCTGTAAGTGTTTGGATGATCTAAAGAAGAAGCGTGTCTGCCTTGCTGGTGATATATTCTTTACCTATAGAAAAATTGAGGCAAAGCCTACCGGTATTCAACCATCATATAACTGGAGAATTTTCCGCAAATGACATATACAACACTGTATAACGATCCATATCGCCGTGCACGTATCACACATGCGTGGACATATTGGGATGACGCATTTACTGAAGAAGAGCTTAATACACTTATTGCTTGGTGTGATGCTCAAGGAACAGAGCGAGGTACTACTTTCTCAGGTGATCAAGAAGTTACTGAAAAGGTTCGTAAGTCAAATATTAAATTTCACATGAGAAATCCAGAAACATCTTGGATCTTTGATAAGTTGAATTTTGTTGTTCAAAGCATTAATGAGATGTACTATAACTTTAATCTAAATGGTTATGAAACATTTCAATACACTACATATGATGCAGCAGAATTAGGTGAGTATAACTGGCATATGGATATGGGGTTTGGACATATGCCACAAAACATGCACGATACGCGCAAACTATCATTGACACTAATGCTGAATGATGATTTTGAGGGTGGTGATTTCCAGGTATGTGATGGTAATCAAGATGAGCCAATTACAATTGAAAGAAAAAAGGGAAGATGTGTTCTCTTCCCTTCATTTATTGGACACCGTGTTACACCAGTAACCAGTGGAACACGTAAGTCGATCGTGGTTTGGGTTGTTGGACCTAAGTTTATTTAAGGCTTCCAGACAACATCGTTTTCATACTTTTTAATCATCAATGCCTCTTCTTTGATTGAGCTCTTTAGCTTATCGCCGGAGAGGCATTTTGTTTCGTATCCAATCTTTTCAACAGCATCATTGAACTTCTGGTCATAGCAGATTTGAAGCATCATCCGTGTAAACTTAAGACCGAACTCAGACTTCTCCTTAGGAACTGCAATCTGCATTGTTGATGTAAAGACAAAGTCTTTCATCCCAAGCTCTTTACCTGTAGGTACATTTGGATATAGTCTAGATCTTTCTGGGCCTGACATAACTAGTGATCTTAAACCTCTAACATCTGTTGGTGAGAATATAGTATATTCAGATTCCTTACTAAGGACACTTTTAGTAATATCAAATGGTGTTGTATAGTTTAGATCCTTCGAAGGCTTTAAGCCATTGCTCTTCATGAAGATAGCATTAAGGAATGGTGTTATCGGATTTGTTGCTGTACTACCAAAGTAAACAACGTCCTTCTTATTAAACTGACTTACTAGGTCAGCTAATGTTTTTAACTCAGAATCTGGTTCAACCATTAAATGAAATGGTGTACCTGAGAATGAAGCAATAGGTACTAGATCATTATCACGGTCATATGCATTAATATTTGCAGAGGTATACTTACCAAATGTATAGCTACCGGTTCCCTGCCATATTAGAACATCTTGACCGGTACGTGCTAGTGCAATTACTCTTAGTGCGGCAATATCTCCACCAGCACCAGGTAGTGATGATAGTCGAAACTCATACTCACTCTGTACAGTGTTAAGCCTATTGACTACTTCGTAACCGATGATAGTACCCGCTGCACCCGGCGAGAACATAGAGTAGATGTCGATTTGTTTGGCTGCATATGCAGCATTTGTCACTATCATCGATAATGCAAGTATTAAAGCTCTCATTATAATCCTCAGAATTGTGGTTGAAATTCACCCAGATAATAGGTTCTTGAGAAGATATACCTGTTAAGTAGCTGCTTATTTACTATCTTCTCGTAGCGCTTCTTTTTATATTCAGAATACTCAATCGTAAAGTCTAAAGTATTATGTTGTATACCTAATGTACTAACTAGTTTAGAATCAGCACTTATTTTTGTAGGTTTTGGTGCTACGTATGTAGTTGGATTCCAATCTGGATAGATGATTTTATTATACCATCTATCTAGGATATATCCAGGTGAACTTTTTAATTCAGGATCAAGCCATGCCTGATGAATCATAGCCTTTATAGATTTCCATTCATTGAACAGTGCCTCATTCTTAGAGAGAGCATCAACGATCATATGTGCCTGTTTAGCTGGAATAAGTGGATAGTCAGGTGACCAAAAAAAGTCTTCAATAGTGTATGGTGATCCAGACTTTTGCATAGACAGTGTAGCAGTCATTGTGATGTCATAAAAAGAAAATAAAATTTTACCTCTATCAGTAATCTTAATATATGGTTTCTCTAAACCGCGGATAACGGCTACACCTTCTTTAGTTGCTGTTTGTTGTTCATACTTGATAAGCACCGGTGTCCAGTTCTTCATCAATCCACCAACAACATATCTTAAAGATCGAGGCTCATCATTCTTACCTAGATGCTCATACTTTTTATTGCCCAACTGATCAATTAAATTGTCAGATGAATCCAATATAGTAATCTTAGTATTGGGGCTGAGCTCTTTAACCCTCTTTAGCTGTGGTACTACAGCCATTTCATACTCTAAATACTCACTAAGAGTAGGGTCATTAAGCATCATAGTTCGATCTAGATTATTGATCGCTTTCTGATGGTTAATGACTACTATCTCGTCTAGGAAGATTTTATTCTTTAGGAATGATTCTAGCACCTGTGTAGAATCACTTCCACCTGAGTATCTCAGAATAAGATACTTGTACTTGTCTCTTAGCTGCTGCGCTCGCATTTTATAGAATGTTGATATTGAAATTGAAGAATTTATACGCCAATTCATCTTATCAAAGATATGATCATTATAATAAAATTGGATATTACCTTCATAATCCTCTTTAGCTAACATCATATCTAAAGCACCCTCACGGGTTAAGAACTTCTGGTTATCATATATGTAATAACCTAGATGCAGCTGATCATAATCATGATTCATAATATTACGGTACATATCCTTTTGAGGTCAATGGAAACTCAAATTCAATATTATTTTCAATACTGTATAATTTCCATATTTTCTGATAAACTGGAATCATATTATCAACAATTTTCTCATGAATAAGTGTGTTAAGTGGTGTATTAAGGTTATCTCTACACGCTTTATAATACACACGTGCATTTTCAAGGGTGTCAAAATATAGGTCAAACACTAACTCATTATCAGTAGCATACTTACGTATGAATTTACTATATCCTACAAAGTTTCTTGGATCATTAAATTGACGAATATGCTGAACTTCTGTCTCATCAAAAATGCTAGAGTCGCGTGGGTCAGTATGTTCACCTGGTACCCATACACCTCTCCAATCTTCACCGTCATTTTTAGTATAAATTCGTCTTAAAATTACCATGAAGATCCCCCATTTCTGATAATATTTATCTGATCGTCTTAAGTTCGTTTACAACTGTTGCCATAGTATCAGCCGGTGTCATGCACTCTGACCTGTAAGGAGCACGAATCATGGCAACACGCTCATAGTCAGGGTGAGCACAAGCCTTCTTCATATCATCCTCAAAGGTCTTCTGAAAACTAGCACGCTCTTTAGGAATAGAGAACATCAGAATAGATGATAGTGAGAATGCATCAAACCCGGCTTCCTTGGCTGTAGGTGCGTCAGGGAACTGGATCAAACGCTTCTCTGACGATACCATGATAGCCTTCAGATTAGTCATATCAGAAACCGTGAAGATGGTATAGTCTGACTCTTTGTTGTTCAGTGCAAGGATAATATCTTGAGGTGACTTATAATTGATAGAGTCAACCTTATCAGTGATTCCATACCTCTTCAGGAAGATGTCATTGATGATAACGGAACCTGGAGCAGTGAGGGTGGTCGAGAAGAAAGCCTTTGGTTTACTCTTGATCGACTTCACTAGGTCATCAACGTTCTTGATAGGCGAGTCAGGGTTAACCATAATGGCATAGTAGTTCTTACCAATACCTACACTCTGAATGAAGTCCTTATCACGATCGAATCCAGCGTTTGGGTTCAGCAATCGATTTGTAGTAGTCACGGAGATGCCGTTGAACATTACTACATTCTGAAGCTTAGCATCTACTAATACCTTTAGCGCTGATGTATCACCCTGCGCTCCAGGAATCTGTGAGAACTTATACTCACGCTCTGTTTGGACCTTATTCAAAATCTGCGTGATGCCGACACCGATCTGCCCACCAGACCCAGATGTTGGAATGCTTGTGATAATAGATACCTGCTCTGCCGCCGAGGCAGAACCAATCATCATCAAGCCAGCTACTGCACCCTTAATTCCATTTTGCATTTATCTCTCCAATTTCATAACGAGTTGAGTCTATAGATCTATTTAGAAGTCGAGGATCATCGATCGATTTATACTTAGTATTGTAGAAAGTCTTTTGTTCTTTGAGAGCATCATGATGTGATGTCTCGCCAAACAGTATCCCAGTAGCTACAAATTCAGGTGATATTAATGTTCTCTTAGGAGCTATAAATTTAATTTCATCTCCATATGAGTAGATATACTTAATATATTTTCTTTGAAAGTCTTGCTCTCCTGACATACCTCTTTTATTTGTCTCAGTATGCATGATTGCTTTTTCTTGAGCGATCATGAATTGAGCATAGAATAACGAGTCATTCTCAAGAACATTCTTAATAATATGTGATTGTTTGATAGGTATCAACGGAACATCCGGAGACCAAAAGAAATTTTCAATATTATATATCTCATTCATATCCCTATTCTGAAGGAGATTAATACCATGCATTGTAGCATCAGTAAAGCTAAACTTTAATGTATTACGATACATCTTAAGATTTGGTTTCTCTGTTCCTCGTATAAATCCTGTCTTCTTACTAGAAGTAGTTACCTTACTATTATGCTGATGTTGAAAGTAGTTTCTAGCAAATGGAGTAGTACTAACAAGGAATGTAGCATTTGTATCAAATTTATCTAGTCCAAGAAATGCATACTTCTTTGTAGTAAGATCATCAACAATAAAGTCAGATGCATCGAGTAGAGTAAGCTTAGTATTTGGACTGACTTGTTTTACTTTAAGTAGTGCGGGAGCTGCTACTTTCTCAAATTCTAACCACATTCTAAGAGCTGGATCTTCATCCATTACACTCTTAGGTAAAGCTTTGACTAATTTATACTGATGAACCACCTGTATTTCATCGATGAAGATACCATTCTCTAAGAATATATTTAATACTTCATGTGAATCAGAACCACCTGAATAGCTAAGAATAAGATACTCGTATGTATCCCTAAGCTGTTGTGCTCTGTCTTTATAGAGAGTCTTTAAAGGAATTTCTGGTTCAACTGTCCAATCTAACTTGCTGAATACTTCATCATTAAAATTAAATTGAACATCATGCTCTAGACCATAATTTCTTTTATCTGCAATTATATCATCAAGAAGTGATCTTCTTGAAATATAGATTTTATCATTATACGTATAGTAACCACAATGTAGTTGATTCATAATATACTAACATTTTACTAAGCTGGAAGAGGAATAAAGTCTGTCTCTACACCATCTTTTTCAATAGTGACTCTGAATTTATGATTTAGTCTACCTGAAAATGCTGCTTTATATGCAGCATAGTATTGATTATTTTCATCATGAGTATTCTTCCAAAAATCAGTAACATGTGGATTAATAAAATCATATGATTGCATATCGATAGTGTATGTTATCTTTCTAGTATTTTCATCAATATCGATAGGCCCGTCGGTTGATACCCAACCCGGTTGAACTTGAACACAGTATTCATTCCAGTTTGTATAAGCGAGTTGCTGCGAGGCATTCATCTCTTGCCTACCATTAAAGGTATTGTTTGAAGACTTATGAATGTAGTGATGGATGTAAACAGCCATTGATATATCTCCTATCTGATAATGCTATTTATTGGGTCAGATTTATCCAATGCCAAGTAGTCTGTATAGTCATTATCTGTATCTACAATAACATGATCTTTATATTTAGCTATGCTTCTGTCCAGAAGATCAACATATTTATTGATAGTCTTTCTGTTGTCAACAGTGCTAAGAAAATAGGTTAACTCTTTTGGGGAGATAATAAACAACACCTTTCGGTGACCTTTATTGTATACACTCTCATGCTTCTGACGAAGGTTATTCCAAGCAAAACTATTGGTATCATCAGGTACAATAATAGGATACTTACGATCATATACCTTACCTATAGGTGATACGGTCATGCTTAAAGTTGGTTCTGGATTATTGTCAAACAACATGATACGAATACCTGATGGACAATCTAGCTGTGAACCATAATCACGGTGTGGTGGCACATTCCAGTTTGATGACCACATATACCACTTAAAATCTTTGCGCGTAATGAATGGCATATATTCATGCACTTGCTCAAAGATTTCCGGAAACTCAGTATAGATGTCAGGGACTGGATTATCGCTCCAGACATCTGAATGCTTATCAGATGTACTAGTTATCTGTAGATATGGAGAACTAGTACCGGTACCAACGCCATCTTTACTAAGCATATCAGTTTTAATCTTAACAGCATTAGCGGCCCTGGTGAACCAGAATGACACAAATTTATTGGTATCATTTGGTACAATCTTTGGAATATCAAATGGAACTAATAGATACTTACCATAAGCTTTCTCAAAGTCAGTATAGAGGTCACTGCCCCAAGCATACTCAGCACTATATGCCCTTAATGACTTAAGGTTTTCCTTTGTCTCCAGTAGAGTTTGCTCATTACCTATTTGTACTTTAGGTTGATTCATCTTGCACCTCTGATAGCATTCTTAAGTATTCTTTTGGTGTTCCAAATGTATAATTTGGATTATGTGTAAGCTTTATAGTCTTTCTAAGCTTCATTAATGTATCATTATAAAGCTCATCATATTCATAGTGCATCTTTAGTCTATACTTTAGACCATAGAACTCTGCTTTAGACTTCTGTATATCACTATAATCAGGGAATTCTCTAATCATAGCAGCACTAATCTCAGGTGTATAGTTGAAGAAGTAGTGTGTATTGTCCTCACCTAAAAGCAAGTCATTATAGAAGTCCCACTCATTACAACCTACCTTAAACCCACCTGTATCATAATCATCAATCAGGTGTTCAGCCATAACATATATACCATCATTCTGTTTTGCATACTCACCGACCATATACGTTGCTACAGAATTATAACCATAACCAAAACAGCCGGTAAGTAATTTATAGTAGTAGGTAGATAGCATGTCGACATTCTTCTTGTCAACTATTACTGCCTTATCATATCGGCCCCATCTACCTAAGAAGCTATAAGCATATTCTAACTCGGCTTTATTACCTTGTGTTCTAATGAGTACAGGAGTATAATCGACTTCAGCCTCTTCAAATACAGTACACACATATTCTGAATCTATACCACCGCTTAAACCAATAAAGATCGGCTTATCAAGGTCAGTTATAAGCTTTACTACGTTCTCAGAAGCTTTATCCCATGGAGTATCAAGGTTCCACTGATCAATCTTCTTTATAGTAACATCAAGGTCAAACGCTTGATCTGTCCGCGCACTGATATTACTTCTGAACCAATTTTTGTACGTTGCCATCTATTCCCTTCCAAGTTCCAAATAATACATCCCAAATAGGAAAGAATACACCATAGTTTGAATTAGGATCTCTATGATGAATTAAATGCCATCTACCACTGGTGATGAATGGGTACAAGTCAAACTTCTCATTGTGTTCAATAGACTCTTGGATCAGTGCTGCCCAGATATAGTAAGAAATCATTAACCACCACTGTCCAGTAATATAACACAAGATGAATGTTGGAATAACTTCAGTGATCCATTGGTCTGCAGTACTCTTCCAGCTATCAAAGAATAGAAACAGGTTCGTCCAGTGAAGTCCACGGATCGTCTCCTGTGATACTTGGGCATGATGGTCACCATGGATCTTACTTACGTAGGGAACCACATGTACTAACCTATGCATCCAATATATCATGAATGTCCATAAAAGGAAATAGAAAAGATAATCCATAACTCATTCCGTGATGTAATATGCTTTAGTCCTAAATCCAGTTCTAGGTATAGCTACTTTTTTATCTATCCTAGTCAATGAATCTTTATATAACTGAAACATTTTAGAGTCTTGCTTATCTAGTATAAACGTATCCCTTATACTTAAGCATGCAATTGAAGACTTCTTTGACTTAAATTGCAGAGGATTTCTAAGGTTATATATTATTGCATCTGCTATAGCTATATAGTGTTTATCATAATCATCATGAGTCATCCGTTGAGTTGCTAGGACCTGCTGCATATAATAATGCATCATCATATGAAGCTGCTTACGCATGATCTCTTGGGCATCTGGATGTGTATAGAAATTGACCCTAGTAAAGTTATCATCAAACATAGCTGCACCATAGTCAGTTACAGCATTGTCATTTATCTGAGTAAAGAATTTTCTATTTTCATAATGAAATGCTAGTCTAGGTTTATCAGACCCCATAATATAACAAGCCTTCTTATCTGGTAGTGATATGAATTTCTTTAAGTCATACCAGAATAGATTGTGTACACTAGTATATGAACCTAAGAATTTACTAAAGTCATCACCATATTCTTTGATTAGACTAAAGTTATTAGGATCTACAAAATAATCAGTGTAGTCTTTAATGGTAATTTTAGTGTTTGGAAGATCCATTGTCTTCAGCGTAGGATAGACATTGTAGTAGATGTCACCATTATGATTGGTGTCATCACCTTCAAACTTATCCTGAGAGAATGCACCTACTACTAATATCTCATCAATATGAATATTGTTGTAGTAAAAGGCTTCAAGTATTGTAGTAGAGTCTATACCACCAGAGTAACATAACACAACATATTCATAATCATCTCTGATCTGTTGTGCTCTTTTAGAATAGAGAGTCCATAGATCTTCTGGAGGTTCTTTTCTCCAGTCAACCTTATCGAACTCTCTATCGTAGTAGTAGAATCTCTTTACTTTTGCATTACTATTAGCAAATAAAGCGTGTCTGTTATCATAGACGTTATTATGCTCATCATAATAAAAAATATTCTTACCTAGCTTAAGACCAGATGCCATTTATTAGCCTACTTGTCCAGCGGCTGCCTTTTTCAAAAGTTCTACAATATCGTCTTCTGTCATTGGTCCAGTAGGCTCTTCGTATAGTCCAGTTAATTCATTTGTAGATACTTCAACATTAAAGGCCTTAAAAATGTCTTCACCTGTTATAGTAATATGTTGATCAACTAACTCAGTGATATGTGATAGCGAAGTATCGATGTCCGGATTTACAACTTTATGCTGCATATCAAACCAGCCGATTGGTGCTGACATCACAATAAATTTATGAAGTTCCTCTCCTACTGGAGCAGGTACCGGTAAGTTCAAATTATAGTCTGTGCGACAACGCCATGGGCTTCCATCATCTCTACGATTAGGATCTTCGGCGTTTATAACTAGCTGTTCCTCACTAAGAACATCACTGAAATATCTAACGACAATCGCATGTTCATTTGGGTTTACTTCTAGAATCTTGTAATGAATGTCCATGTCTTTATCCTATTGGTCCGTTTCTTGTACCATTGTTTATCCAAGTAATATTTGCTGTACCTGATATAGCTGGTCCTTGTGAACCCGGTGTTCCTGTTGCCCCTGTTGGCCCAGTCGCTCCGGTTGGCCCTGTTGGGCCAGTTGCTCCAGGCGATCCCGCACTACCGGCTGCGCCAGTCGCGCCCTGTGGTCCAGTACTTCCTGGCGTTCCTGCTGGCCCAGTTGATCCTGATCCACCCTGACCACCGGCTGCTCCACCTGCACCACCGCCCCAATATGTATCATAATATGAGATATAAGGCGGATCCGCTTTACCACCTGGCGCATAAACTGGATGACCAGTACCAGCATTTCCTGCTGCTCCAGAATTTTGTGCGTCTCCGCCCCGACCACCAGCACCACCACCGTACCAGGCACCACCACCTGAACCACCGGATGCACCAGATCCTGCAGCACCTCCGTAAGCAAATACGTTAAATGCTGGATTCAAGTTAGGCGGATCGGCTTTACCTGCAGGTGAATAGTACGCTGGTGAGTAAGTCCAACCACCATCACCGCCAGCACCAACTGAACCATAGCTTCCGCCACCTCCACCGCCTGCTGCACCGTGGACATAAGTTAGTGCACTAGTAGGCGCAAATCGAACACCTGGTGCATAAAATCCGGATCCGCCGCCGCCACCGCCGCCGCCACCGCCGTAACCACCAATTCCTCCAGGACCACCCGCCCCGCCGGCACCACCGGGTCCGCCAGGACCACCAGGCCCGCCAGGCCCAGCATTACCGCCCGCACCGCCAGGACCACCTACTCCGCCCGGGCCACCTGGCCCGCCAGTCCCGCCAGCACCACCGGGGCCCGCCGTTCCGCCGCTAATTGTAGTTGTATTATTTACAACTGTGATAAGACCAGTGACTGTGTCAGCCTGAAGCGCGATACCACCGCTGCCGCCGGCACCACCTGTTCCACCAGTACCGCCAGTGCCACCTGTTCCACCGGGGCCACCAGCTGTTCCATTAGTTCCATTTCCGCCAGTACCGCCAGTGCCACCTGTTCCACCAGGTGTACCATTTCCGCCAGGGCCACCTGGATTTCCTGTAGCACCATAACTTCCTGCGGAACCACCATCACCTGCTAGATAGTTAGCGCCGCCATTACCACCACGGCCGCCTGCTCCGTGCCCACCCTGTGCTCCACCTGCGCCACCACCACCTGCTGGACCGGTGCTTCCTGTTGCTCCAGTCGTTCCAGTTCCACCAGGTGTTCCAGCGGGCCCAGTAGTTCCTGTCGAGCCAGTTGTACCAGGTGTTCCTGTGCTTCCAGTGCTTCCTGTTGGGCCGGCGCCACCAGTAACTGTATTTGAATTTTGAATATAAAGGAATGTGCCTGGTACCCAACCGGTACCAGTTCTGAACGCAGGTGTTGTGTTTGATGTTGAGCCGACTGCAGCATTGATAAAGCAGAGTAGATTCAATGGATACGGCGGACTACTAGCCTGCGTGAACAGGTTGATGTTGTTTGCCGCAGATGAGATTGTGACAACCTGAGTTGGGCGTGGTAGAAACGCTACAAACATCTTTTTACCTTACATCCGGAAGATAGGATCCATACATGTACGTACCATCACTCATGAAGGTGAAAATATCTTTTCTATTAGCAGATGTTGATAGAACCGGTGCAACGCCAGCAGTCCATTTATAAATGGCATTCCATGTCAGTGTTCTATTGCCGGTACCATCCTGATTGATATGAAGAATGTACGTACCAACCTTGATATTACTAGGCGCATTGATCGTTCGATTGCCACCTAGTGTAAGATATGCAATTTGACCATTAGCCACATTCCAATCAATGGTAGCACCATCAGTCAGAGTCTGTGAAATGATATTTGCTTGAGCTGTGCTCACCGATCCGGTAAATGTTAATGTTGCACCAGATGCAGCAGAAATATATCCGTTTGGTGAGATGGTAGTATTACCAAACGCCAATGAAGTAGAATTGGCCGTAAAGGCACCATTAACACTTAGTGTATTCTTAACTACAAAACTTGAATCTGGCACGGTTCACTCTCCCCTGTTGCCATTTTAATCTATTTATCTGACGTCAGGCAAGTAAGATCCATAAAGATTAGTACCATCACTGATGAATGAGAACACATCTCGTTTGCCAGCGCCAGTAGAAAGAACTGGAGCTGCGCCTGCGGTCCACTTAAACACTGAGTTCCATGTTATTGTTCGGCCGCCTGTTGCATCCTGTAGAACGTGGAGGATGTATGTAGTCACCTTAAGATTTGTCGGCGCAGCCATAGTCCTATTACCAGCAAGTGTTACAGTACCAATCTGACCAAGTGAAGTATCCCACGTGATTGTAACACCATCAGTTAGTGTCTGGTTAAGTGTATTAGCTGATGCGGCGTCGACTACACCGGTAAACTTACTCGTGCCGGTGACACTAACATTAGCACTATGGGTGTGTACACCGGTAATAGTAAATGCACCACTTGTATTAACAGTGTTTGTTGGTGCTTGTGCCCATGGAAGGACACCAGTTGTAATGTTAGTAGCATTCGTATAGTATGTTGCGGCTTGACTATTAAAATAAGTACTATTGTTTGCAGTACCATCAATAGAAACACCAGTTAATGATAATGCAGCTGACGCTCTATTAAGTGCTACGGAAGTTGTGCCAATATAGTGCACATCTGCTTTTAGTGCGTATGACGCTGCAGCTGTACCACCAAGATACAACGCGTTATTAGATGTGCCGGTATAGTTAGTAGCATTAACAGTAGTATATACAGTCGAGTTACCTGCAAGCAAGACACCAGCCTGGAACGTTCCAAGAGTATTGCCTACTGGATCAGCAACAGCAGCATCGGTTGATGTGCTATAGTAGGTAAGTACCCCGTTTGACTGGGTGACTGAAAGTAGACCTTGCTTATCAGCTGTATCAAAGTAATGGAAAGCTACACCGACTGCTTTACCATCGTTCACAGTCCATGGTGCAAGGTTAGCGTATGTATGAAGACTGATCACAGCATCCTGAACAATTAGGTTGTTAGCGCCGATGCTAACACTGTTACCACTAATTGTTAGGTTACCACTGATAGTCATACTACCAGTGATGCTAGCATTACCACTGACGTTTAGTGAACCAACATTTGCAGCACCAGTTGTAGTAAATGTAGCGGCATTTACAATACCGGTATGATAAAGGCCAGTCGTATTACCGGTAAATCCAACTGACGCATTGCCCATAGTTACTGATGATGTGTTAACAACACCGTTATACAATGGAAGATAAGAAGCAATGTTAGCATTAAGTGTTGAGTTAAGCTGGTATGATGCTGCAGCTGTACCACCAAGATATGCAGCATTGTTTGCTGATATAGTATTGATGTAAGCTGCGTTTACCGTCAGCATTACTACGCCATTGCCCTGCGTAACTACAACACCGTTTGAACCCTGAGTATCAGGAGAGATAGATGTCCAGTTGACAGTTGTGAGTGAATGACCCTCCCACATACCGCCGGCGGCAATAGTAATAGCCGCATTTACTGCAGCCTGGTCAATTAAACCACCAACAGCTGGATATAGAAGAAGCTGATTCGCTCCATCATTAGCAATGAATAGACGTTGACCAGGAACAGCGGTTGGAAGAATAGCCCCGGAACCGGCTGCTACAGTTGTGAATTGAACTGCAGTTGTAACAATAGGATATGCTGTAGCCTGAGTAGTGCCGTTAGCAGTTGCACCAGTTGTGACTGAGTGTGCTATAGCATTAGCAAAGAACAATGCAGAGTTAGCATAGATGTTTGCAGTATGTGTATGCACACCACTAATTGTATATGCACCACTAGTATTGACATAGTTTGATGCAGGAACACCATCAAGATTGGAAGCATTATTGGCAACACCACTGAATGATGTAGCATTGATAATTGTGTTTACTGTACTATTACCTACAGCAATAACTGAACTATTGACAACAGAGCCGCCAGTTACTGTGCCATAACCACCACCCGTATTATACGATGCAGCATTTACTAGACCAGTATGATATACACCGGTAGTATTAGCTATTAGGGTTGAGCCTATGTTATACGATGCAGCATTTACTAGACCAGTATGATATACACCAGTTGAGTTTGTGACCCAATATGTTCCTACAGTTACACCAGATGTAGTAAATGTAGCATTTACAGTATTATTACCAATAAACAATACTGATGTATTAAGAACGGCACCACCAGTACCCGTTGTAACGTTGCCGGTAGTATATGATGTAGCATTTATAGTAGAGCCTAGTAATGAACCACTAAATGTAATCGTATTACTAAACGTTTGTGTATTAGACCAAGTATACTGTGCAGAGGTATTTGTTGCTGGATTTCCCCAGTAATCATTACCACTACCATCGGTCATCAGCGCATAACCGGCAGCACCCCATGTGCCATTGGCCTGAATACCTGAACCATTAGCTAGAATAAGGTCACCAGCTGCACCAATAACAACCTGCCCAGCAGCATATAATGTTGATGTGTAATATACGTTTGCACCGGTGAAGTTAATATTACCTGAAACAGTATAGTTACCAGAAGTATTAACATATGATGCAGCCGCAACACCGCCAAGATTAGTAGCGTTGTTTGCTGTACCAGTAAATGATGTAGAGTTGATAGATACGTTTACAGTTGCGTTACCAACATAAATTGGATTCTTTGTGAATGTTCCAGCATAACCGGTTTCTAGATAGGTATTACCACTAGACTGACCAAATACTATACCTTCAAGATTTGATCCACCAGCAATAATATCCATAGTATTATTGCTGTAGTAAAACTTAGTAGTAAGACCTGTATTACGACCCATTCTCCAGTTAGTGTCTGTATTACCATTATAGTTTACACCACCGGTATTACTTGTAAGACTAATACCATTACCGGTAAATACTACTTGTTTCTGAAATGTATGTGAGTTCTGCCAAACAAAGTTTGCAGTAACATCAGTCGAACTTGCGCCGGCACTGATCCAATATGCAGACGTACCATTTGATGTTAATACCCAACCATTTGAACCTAAAGAACCGTTAGCCACAATACCAGCACTACCACTAAGGATAATGTTTGTGCCATTATATGTAGCATTAGAATTAAATTGTGTTGGTGCTGATATAGTAAATGCACTAGTATCACTGTTAGCAAATACCGACCAAATAGCTCTTGGTTGATGCGCTACGTTTGTTGAATAGAATACAGAGTTATCATCACTCTGATGAACTAATGATACGTTAGCACCATAAACATCGCGCCAATTGATTTTTACGTTATTGTTAAGTGTAAGAGAATTTGTGATACGTTGGTTTGCTATGTTAGCGCCAACTGAAATAATATTAGTACCATCAGATGTATAGAGAATCTGATCGGTCATATTGAGGGCGAGCTCGCCGGCTGCAATATACTGAGAATTTGTAGCGTAGGAGGATGTCGTATTTGGCGTACGGCCAGCTACAGACGTTCTCTTTACTTGAAATACGTTATTAGCCATATGGCTCCCTCATTATCAGCTATATAGCCGAGGTCTAGAAATCATCTTTTGTCTTAGCAGCGACTTTCTTATGTAAGTTAGCCTCTACTTGGATAATACGTTCCTGTAATCCAGCAACCTCACGTTTTAACTCATCATTAGTTTGCTGTAGTTCACTATTTAAGCGCTCCGTGTAGGTTAACTGAGTCTGTAGCAAGATTCTAGTCTTGACAGACTCAGTTATTTCGGAGAGTAGTTTTTCAATATAAAGGTTTACAAGGTCTGTATTCATGATATAATAGATCCATCAATGTCAATATTAGAATGTACCACCATCTAGAACACCATAGACTAGAGCAGTACCATTTGACTGCAATACGTAGCCGTTCGTACCTAGTGATAGCTTAGTTAAAGCATTTCCGGTATTAGCAACTAGAATATCCCCGGAAGTATATGTGTTATAGCCAGTACCACCAGATGTAGCTGCTAGCGGAGTTGATAGTGTTAAGCTATTAGCAACGAGCGCAACAGAAATAGTCGCATTAGCTGTAATATTAACAACTGAAGCATTAGCAATAAATGCTCCAGTACCGGCTGGAGTTTGCAGGTACGCCATAAGTGTACCTGAGGTATAACCGATCGCTGTGTTATCAACAGTAGTAGTAGGCTCTGTTGTAGATGCAAAGAGCTTGAAGACTGGATTAGTTAGAGTCGAAGCTGCTGCATGACGATAGATACCTGAGTAATATGTTGAAGAAACATTACCCTGTGCACCGTAGATACCAATATCGATTAGGTCGGTTGTGGTATTGTTATCAGCAAGCTTGATTGTAGGATCTTTAACAATGATATTCTGAGAATCAATAGTTGTTAGTGTACCATTGATCGTTAGGTTACCGGAGATAACTGCATCGCGGACGTTAAAGGTAGATGATGTTGCATTAACAGTTGCGCCGGTAAACACAACGTTAGATGAGATGGTTGTTGTCGTACCAGCGATTGTAGTCGTTGTAGCCTGAACATTTGCATATGTACCAGTTAGTGTGGTATTTGCAAGAGAAGTTAGAGCAGTTTGATATAGACCAGTTGAGTTAGCAGTAGTTGTCGTACCAATTGTTAATGATGCAGCATTAATTGTACCGGTGTGGTACATACCAGTCGAATTAGCAACCCAAGTAGTGCCGATGCTATATGATGCAGCATTAACTGTGCCGGCATGGTACAGTCCAGAGACGTTAGCAATAAACGTCGTACCATTAATTGTAATATTGCCGTTGGTGATGTTAGTGTTAACTGTGTTATTACCAACAGTCATAACCGTCGCATTGGCATTAAAGCCGCCAGTACCGGTACCGATTAGACCCGCTGTGAACGATGCAGCATTTGCTGCGCCAGTGTGGTACATACCAGTTGTATTAGCAATGAAGACCGTACCATTCAAGGTATAGCCGGCATTGGTCATCATGGTGTTGACGGTATTATTACCTACTTCAACAGCTGTAGTATTAACAGAAACGCCACCAGTGCCAAGAGTTGTATTACCAGTGGTTAACGACGTTGCTGAAACTGTTGTGCTCCAGTAAACGTTCGAACCTGCACCACCGGACATCAAGAAGTAACCAGCAGTACCGGTATTACCTGAGCCGTTAGCTTCGATAAAGCTTACTTGGAGGTTTGCAGCAATGACCTTATTGATACCACTCGTTGAGTTAGTAACAAGGGCTTGATTAGCAGTTAGTATACCAGGTGCTCTATAACCGCCGATAGGAACAACTGTTCCACCGTCCGTAGAGCCGATGTAAAGGACTTGAGTGCTATTAGCATATGCAAGTTCACCAGCGACCAATGATCCCGGTGCAGCTGTAAGCGCACTTCTCTTAATTTGTATCTGATTATTCGCCATCTGGTTGACCCTTTTTTAGGTTCTCGTTTCTTCTATTTATGATTTAGAAATTTCCGCCATCGACATTGAGTGGGCTAGCCACCCAATTGCCAGTGATCGAGTCATATAATAGGGTCGACCCATTCTCTTCCTGGGTAGTGTCAATATTAGTTAGTCCTTCAAGCTTTAAAGTGCCGGAAACGAGTGTTGGTGTATTCTTAATAGTGACTGGCAGCTGGGATGTCAGCCCACCCATGTCATTAAGCTTAACTGTGATTGTATTAGTCATCTCTGATTACCTTGTCACTTGTGGTGTAACAGTAACAATACCTTCTAATACCCTAGAAACATTATTGGAGGCATCAGTCAACTCAACGTCATATACGTATCTGCCAGCTAACATACTTCCTGTTTGATTTGAAGTAAGAGATAGACTAATAATGCCGTTTGCGACATTAAGAGAAGTTGCAAACGAGATTGAGTTTGTGGATGTATACCACTTCCTAATCTGAGCTAGGCATGTGTAACCACCAAGATATAGCGGGTCACCATACTGGTCTGCTAAATTCAGTTCAGTATTATATGTGCTTCCCTGATCGATGACTAAATTAGCCTTCGTAGACATTAGATCAGCGTCCTTGCAAATTTAATAGTAGCATTAGCGGTCGTTGGTGTATATCTTAAGATTGCATGAGTTAGATTTGCACCAATACTGAACACACCAATCGCAGTATTAGTGTTGATACCACCATACTCAGTGATAAACCCGTTACTGTTATTATGTGTGACTAATAGTTCTGTTGCGACAAAATTGTTAACGACATTGTCAGTAATGCTAATCAAATACTTTGCTGCATTGAATGATGCCATGGCAAAACTATCGACATTCTGAATTAGAGTGCCGGTAGTTACAAATGAACCATTGCTTACTGCGTCATATGTCCAGGAGTTATTAGCATTTAATAGATATTGGCCGCTTGTCTTCTGTGCAGCCGTTGGTGATGAAATAACAACATTACTAGAACCGTTCGAGATATTGATTACGTTAGAAGTGAACGTTCCAGTGATCGCAGCATTACCAGTTGCTGTGTTAGAGTTAACAGTGAGCACTGATACTGACATTGCAGTCGCAAGTTCGTTTGTACGGTTTCGCCAGTAGTCGAACGTACTAGTAGTTAGAGTATTTTGAACTAGGACTGTCATCTAAGCCTATCTCTTTAAAAGCAGTTGTAGCATCTGTTTAATGTCATTAATATCACCTTCCAGTTGATCTATTCTCTGAGAGGTGTTTCGTGCCATATCCAATGCATTCTTTTGTTTCTTATAAGCTGCAAGGCCAGCATGGTCGACACTCAAGATTGCGCCTGACTGTGTATCCTTAATTAGCCCCTCAACATCCGTCTTAACATATTTATTAGTCATTTTAGAGCTGCATAGCCAATGCTCTAATGTCACTAACAATTGGGACCTTAGAGCTATCATTTGATTGTAGAATCATCTTGATTTGAAAACGACTGAAGTTAGTGAATAGACTGTTCTTAGAGTTTAAGTATGAAACACCACCAGTTGCTACCAGATAGAAAGTCTGTGCTGACACAGTGGCTGACCATGGGGTACGTACAGTAAGTGACGTTGAGTTAGTAATGCCTGTAATAATATCGCTGTCCTGTGCAAAACTAATAGTCTGACCAGGCAATAAGCTTAAGAAGTTAGTACCAGAACCGGTCACAATATTAGTTGTTGTGTTAGCAGATACTGTACCAGTCTGTAGTGTAGAGAATGTATTAGACTTCCAAGCTGTAGTTGGTGGTGGGACTACATAATAAGCATTTGCAGTATATGCGACACCAAATGTATTAGACACTGTTAATGAGGTATTACTTGCAATAGCAATAACCTGTCTTGCTGTTTCTGAATAAGTTGTGTTTGCTGGCATATTAATCCATTGGCCAACTACTAACTCTGTCTGGAATTTTGTTCCTACACCAGTTATAGTATTAGAACCCAACGAAGAAGTGATAGTCCCAGTTGTTGGAGTTAGACCATAATAAGGGAATGTCTGATAAACTAACTCAGTCATATCATTTGGTTCAACCGTATTATAAATATTATATCCTAGATTGAGCATTGGTGTCCAAGTCTTATTGGCAATTGGCTCAACGTCCTGATTATTCAAGAACTTTACATATAACTTAATATCAGTTCCTACTGGTTTATGCGCAGTAATATGAATCTGTAAATCCTGTGCATCCTGACCATTTGCTAGTGTAACCACTTGAGAGATATACTTAGTTTTGGATGTACCATTATTATAGTATTCATTATAGATAAATCCTACTGGATCAACTAGATTGGCAATACTTAAAGCATTAGCTTTGACTAGATCAATAGCCGGTGAAAGAAGAGCAGAGTCAGACTGGAATCGACCATGAATAGTAAAAGTCTTTCCACTAGAAGCACTTATTTCATTGGATAAACTAGCTACAATTCTTTCCTTATCAAACATATCTGTTTCAATACCTGGTGTAATAACGTTAGTATTTGAATCAGCTAGATATGTATTGCTTGCGCCCTTGTAGTCAAATGCAATACCCGTACCAGCAGGAAGTAGTGTTGCGAACTGACCACAAATACCATCGACTACAATATTATTAAGTACACCCGTATTACCTGAAGCAATTATAGTAGTTGTATTAGGCCCAGGGGATGTCTTGAGTGTAGAGTTAGCATATCTATGTACCTGTATGAAGGCATTGTTTGTGAAATTTGCAGACGAGTTGCTAACATATATGATATTTCTAGTATTATCATACTGTCTAACTATTCCATTAATCGATGTAGATACAGTAGAAGGTGTACTATTACTTGCTTGATATATTGTATCACCAGGTAAAATAGTATTATTCGAATTATTAAATGAAATATTCTGAAGAGTTACAAAATCAGAGTTTGCGTTATTAAAATATACATCACCCTGAGCATTACTAAAGACTGCAATATTTAGATTATGCTTGATGTATTCTGACTGTAAAGCACTCCATGTTGTCATGGTAGCACCAAAGAATGCCGTACCGGTAACAGGCTGGCTGTATACCTGAACCCCAGACTTAATATCAACATCACCAAGAGATGCACTATACACCCAGATGTCTGGATCATTAGCATCGGGCTTAACAATGAAAGCATATTCCATATTATTATTAAGGAACACGGGAGATTCGAATACAAATGTAGTCTTTACGCTTGCATCTTCACTGATATTAATATCAGCATCCCTAAGATGCACAGTTGAGAATGGGAGGATAGACTTACCATCAGGATAACCATTCTTCATTTCTGTCAGATAAACAGTAACACCATGGTCAACACCAGGCATTTGTGCTTTCTGCTTGAAAAATAAATCAAGCGATGTCGCATAGACGCCTGCTTCGCCCTGAGGTGTATTAATGTTTAATGCTTGGGCAATAGGTTCCCACTGAGCATCAATAAAAACAACACCAGGAAGGTCAGGTAGATCAATTGATGTATTTGAGTAAGTCGTATTAACAACTGTCTGTGAAACCGGAATAACTGCAATCAAAGGATTAATTGTAGTCAGTGTCACTGTTGACTTAGTGACATTCATATTAGATGCTGTAAAGACAGCAGCAGCTTTAGTTGTTAAAGCATCAGTACCAAGAATTAGGTTAGTAGTATCAGCTAGTGTGAATACTCTATCACCAGTCTTAAATCTACCTGCTGGTAGATTAAATCTACCATACACATGCCCGGTAGAATCAGCATAGATTGCAGTTCCCCAAGCAGCGGTTTTTACGATAGCAGCATTTGTTGACGTGTCAATTGATGTTGTATTTGCAGAAGTTGATACACCAGGTGCACAATAAGCATCCACATTAACACTATCAAAGAAGCAATGAATACGTGAACCTGGACGCATATTATATGCATAGAAGGAGATTTCTTCAGCGGCCATATATGGCTGTATTGACATGTCGGTAACAAAATTACCTACAGTTTGTCTTTGAGTATCTGTTGTAACAGTTAATTGGGTACCACTGCGAGTAGATGTTTCAACGTCTGTGGTATATGTGGTTTGAACGGCTGCCAATTTATATCTCCAAATTAACTAATTTTTGTAACAGATGCATTCGACCCAATACCGCCATGCGCGCCGGTAAATGTAAGTGAAGTTCCACCAATTGTATAACCCTGAGCCTGATATTGACTAATTGCTGCATCAACTGCGGCTTGAGCAGTACTATCAATCCACTGATAACCAAGCTCGACCATTAAATTATCACCTACACTCTGAGTACCAGTTGTAACAACATTAGATGTAACATTTGATGTTGTCTGCCAAGCACCATAGTTTGAACCCATAGGTGAGTTTGCAAACTGTTGCCATGGAGCTGCATTATCAAGTGTAATACTTACAGAAGCTGTATTATTTAGATCAACATGATTGCTGTAAGATGGTGCTAATATAACAGTTCCATTCCATGCAGATGCTACGTGTGCTGATGATCTATATTTAGTAGCATATGGCTGACTAATAAACGTGTTAGATGTGTAAGGAAGAGTTAAAAGACGCCCAGTCTTTTGAATATTTGTTGATGTGCTTGTGTTATAATCAAGTCTAATAACTTCAGTAACAAACTTTGGTCTAGCGACACCTTTTCTTTTATCGATAGCAATCGAATATTCCGGACTAGTAACATCACTACCGAGGAAGTCAGTAAATGGATCAACGAAGATACCATTCTTAAAGCGGTTTAAACCATTCTGATCAGTAATGTTAGTAGCCTTTGCCTTCTGCTCAAGAAGAGAAAGAGCAGCATAGTACTCTAGGTTACCAATACGGTTATCAAGCTTACCAATATCCTTCATCGTATAACGACGATTCATAACTAGCGTAATAGAGATTGCAGTTGAAGTATCTCTAGCTAGATTAATAGATCTCTGATTAATTAGACGATTAGAATCTAACTGATCTGTTGTCAGTGAAGGATAGGCAGGTATATTTAGCACTGCTAATGTCATACCATTGTCAGGTGATAATGGTGACTGAGGTGCAACTGAAGATAGACCTTCTTTAATCTTGATCGTTGTGTCTGGTGTGATCATGACAAGATCTTTGCGGGGCAGATATACAGTATAGTCTGCCTGCATATTCTTACCATATGAAGGTGACATTAATCCTGTTGTAGGAACTGCAAGAGTTAATGTGCTAGAAGGATTAACTGTAGCCGATGCAATTGCAGTAGTAACTTGACTTGAATTACTGGTATCAATTGCACCAGTATCTGCAGATACGTTATTTGCAGGAATACGAAAGTCTACATAATCTCTTAACCAACGTTGGGTTCCGCCCTCGTCGATATATAAAGGAATGTCTTTAGTCTGAATACCATTAGTATTAGCTAAATTTGTATCATCAACTGGATATGACTCAACAGTAAAGAACCCAGAACCAGGTGTTGTGTTTGGAGTAAAGTAATCTAGCTGAACTAGTAGGTATGGATAAGTTGTTGGGCTATAACCACCGGTAGGAATAATCTTACCATAGTCATAGTGAGTATCTTTTTGCCCATGATCCCATGCAAATGCAGCCGATAAATCTACGCCACTAGTTGTGTATGAACCATCAGCTGAACCGTAGATTGCTCTAATCTGATGAACATCAGCTACACCAAGAGAATAGGGTCCTTGTGGTCCAGCTGCATTATTAGATGCTTGAATCTTGATAAAGCGATTCTTCTTGATAACTTTCTGGGCAGGCACTGTGCCAGTTCTAAGAACATCAAAAGTAACGGCTACAGTAGAAGGTGCTGCTAATGCTAAGTTTGTTGCAACAGCAAAACTTGTACTATTAGTAATATACACACCACCAGTTGAACCGGTTTGATAGATTGGAATAATCTTACCAGCTGGGATAAACTTATAGTACGTAGCAGTTGTACACGCAGATGTCCATGCAGCATCAAGCTGCATAGTTGTAGCATTAGACACTGTTGTAACAGTTCTAATTTCAGATCCAACAAGAACTTGATCGCCCTGATAGAATGTTGAAGTTAGAATAGGTGAAGATGCTGTAACAACATTTGAAGTTGTACTACAGTTTAGTGTACCAGTAAGTGCAGCTGTCTGGTTATTAGCCAGGGAGATTACAACAAATGACTGACCATCACCAGAAGCAAGTGTAGCAGAGCCAGTATTACCATATGGTAGAATATCAGTACCACCAGCAGCAGAACCACCAAGTGATACAGAGATATAACCATTAGCAAGCATAGTTGCAGCAGTGTTCTGTGTTCTATAAACATATTGCGTATTGTTATTATTAGCAGAATCTCTTAATGACTTAAGACCAATACGCCCGACGGAATATAGCTGATCTTTTGTGGAAGGAGATTGCAGACCTGCAATTGAAAGGTCACCAGCAGCTTTTGGTGTACCTGCTAGGTAAACAGACAGAACCTGATTAACATTATAGCCGGCGATCATCTGAATATTGAATACATGTAACAGATAAGTTGCGTCTCTTAATCCAGGGATACCGCTGTTATATGTAAAGCAACGAACTTGGGCTGTACCAATCTTAGTACCAGTAACTGATAAGTTACCAAATGTTCTGCTTGTTACAGCTGTTTGTGTCTTATTGTATAGATCAACTGTTTGAACTGTTGTAAGATTAAAGCTACCAACTACTTCATTAAGAACAAAGTAGCTACCATAGTTAAAGGTTACTTGTTGTGACTTATAAGAGTTAGTATCATTACCGCGGCGTACTGGTGCATAACGCGTAGAAATAAGCTCAACGCGATGACCTTGTGCATAACCAACACCAGGATTAATACGAGCTAGAACTTTAGTAGCATCTGATGAACCATTAGCGGCATTAGCTGCATCGGGGGCAGCTGCATTAGAGATAGTGTCAACAACAAATGGGTTAACAACATAGTTGCCGGCTTCTTCATAGATACGTGTTGAAATAGCATCATCAACAATCGAGTGAAAGTCTTTAGCAGCTTCTGCCTTACTGACAAGCTTACCAAAGCTATACTGAGCGATTGGATTAAACCCATCTGTATTTGCAGCCTTTGTCTGATCCATTGCAACAAGTGTTGGTTCAAGCTTCAAACGATATGCTCCAGGAGCATTCTCATTTGGATAACCAAGTGCATTATCAAGAAGCGAAGGATCTTGATTCTCGGTGATAATTGTTTCTGTTAGTTGGAAACCAACAAAGTTATTTCCAGCAGCCGTACCATAAGCATTAACAATACCATAAGTAGGCGCTAATACCTTAATAAAATTGCCATTTAAGTAAACGACACCTGCACCTACTGATATGCCATGTGCATAACCGGTTACAGTAACTGCAGCATTAGCAGTATTTGAGAACGTATTGACAACAGCTACTAGAGAACCATTTGCAATAGAATAGACATTAATCGTCTCGTTCGGAGAGAAAATCTGTTGGTTAGCCGTGCCGGTATTATTATACGTAATATACAGGATATTTGTATTAGGATAGTTTGTTCCTAGACCTTGTTTTCCAAGGATAACGCGCGCCTGAAGATTAGATGAAGTACTGACTAGACGTGTATTAGCTAGTAATGTAGGACTAAATCCTGCACCATTTGTCTGAGCGTCCTGCATACGCACATATGGAATCTGCGGCTGATCAGTAATAGCACAACCAGAAACAATATCACCGTCTTTAAATGCCCAGTTACCAAAATTTTCAATTTGCCCCTGCATAATAGATTGCATCTGCGTAAGCTCACGCGCCTGAAGAGCAGTTCCAGGCCTGAATAGGATGCGGTAGTACTGGTTGTTAGCATCAAAATCGTCAAAGAATGGTGCAATGTTTAAGTCTGTATTAATAGGCATGTCTATCCTTAAACCTGTATGATCAGTTTGAAAGTCTCAGACTGGGTGTTAGAGCGGGTGACATTGTCAATGTTTTGTACATATAGGGGATATACGTCATCAACAAAGATGTCTCCATACGTATTTATAGTCAGTGCAGTGGACTTCGTTCCATCACTTGACACAACAGTCTCGTTATTTGAAAAGTATTTGTCACCAGTTAGATACAGAACCGTACTATTTGAGAATACCACTTGTCCGGTTGCTTTAGAATTAGCGCCATTAATAGTATCACCAACAGTGAAAACCACGCCAGTTGGGGTAATATTTCCCATCAATACTTGGCTAAATGTATTACCATACAAATAACCGGTATTATTAGCAGAACCTGTGCCATTCTGAAGAAGCAGCTTTGGGTTTCTAATGATACCAATCTTATTATAGGACACGTTAACTGGAATCTTATTTGTTTCTGTGTTAGCAAAGGTAAATGAGAAACCAATACCTTCTGCTTGAAGCTCGGTTGTAGGATTGGAGGCATGACCACCTGGAGGTGGAGCAATTGCCCTTAATGATGCACCAGAACCATAAGCAGTATTACTGATGATTTTAGCATTGGCCCAATTTGCACCAGCACCAGGTTCAACTATAACTACACTCAGAATAGAGTTTGATACAGCATTAATTGTTGTGTAAGCCTTAGGCTTTGAAGTAGCATCAGTATCGAAATATACTTGAGGTGAGATTCTATAGGAAGTAGAACCTGCAGTGATCTGTTGTGTATTAACAGCCGTATCTACAGTGATAAAGTTACCTACACCAAGAGTTGAACGATAAGATGTAATATTTCTTAATTGTGCAGTACCATTATCATAGATATAGATACTATTATTAGTATAATAATTGTCAATAGCTGCAGCATTACTTGAGACTTGAATAGTATAAGGATCTGGCACAGATGAGATAGTGCCAGTATGATATGTTTGATACCCACTTCCACCCTGTGTTACAATAACCTTCTCAACGCTGGTATAGTTATTTGCTGCTGCTTGAGTTGTGGTATTAGATGTAATTGGAAAATACTTAGTAGTTGCATATTTACCAAATGTAACATAATCAATAGATGTAATATATCTCCAAGTATAACCATCTGATTTAGTAAAACTTAATGACTGTACTAGGTCTGGTTGAATAGTTGAAGGTGCACCATTTGCCGGAGCATCAATACATTTATATACTTGGAAGTATCCGGATCCGGATACTGGAGATGTAACAACATAAAAGCTTGAATTACTTAGATCCATCCTATCATCATAGAATTGATAGACTGTATTTGCTGCCCAATCATATCTTGTTGCCATAGCAAAAATGTTATTAGCATTAATTCTTTTACCAAAGAGCATTTTCCATTCTGATGAAAATGTTGCACTATAATCATCAGCAGTTTGTGGTAATGCATAAGAAGAGATGGCGGCCCAAGCAGAGTTTGGAACATACGAAGCGGCAAACGCATAGTAATGCGCAGTGTTAGTAGTAATTCCACTTTGAATCTCATCAACTAAGGCTTTTCTAAAACCTGGTAATAACTTTCCCATTAAATGCTTTCCTACTTAACGTTTAGTGTGTTATAACCGGCATATAAGTTAGTACCATCAGAATCAAATCTTAATACGTCAGTTGCGTTTGCGTTGGTAGTCAATGTTGGTGCAGTACCATTTGCCCACTTAAATACAGAGTTCCATGTCATAAGTCTTGTTCCAACGGCATCCTGCTTAACATATAAGACATAGCTACCAACCTTTAAGTTAGTTGGTGCAGCCATCGTACGATTGTTAGCTAGTGTAATAGTTGCAATCTGACCAAGAGCAATATTCCAAGAGACTGTTGTACCATCAACTAGAACCTGTGATAGGACGTTTGCAGAAGCAATGTTGAAGACGCCGCTTGTAGAAATACCGGCAGAGTTTACAACACCTGTTGTATATACACCAGTTGCATTAGCAGTGACTGATGTACCAACAGTAAGTGATGATGCATTGACAATACCATTAATTTGAGCATTACCACTGATGTAGGTATTACCATTAACATCAAGTGGTTGTGATGGGAATGTCCCAATACCAAATCTACCAATATTATCAATTATAACACGGTTTGTAAGACCACTATTAAAGAAGATATAACTATTAGCCGCTGTGTATATGCCGGTATTTGAACTAGAATAAACCGCTGTAGTATTAATGTAGGCATTTACAGTGCTATTACCAACTGCAAGGATTGTACTGTTTAGAATAGAACCACCAGTCGCTGAACCATAACTACCAGAGATGTGTGAGAATGAGTTAACATAACCAGATGTGAAAATTGAACCTGAAACTGATAGACGATCAACAGGTGCTGTATTACCAAAACCAATACTACCATTACCAAATACGTTCATAATAACAGCACCAACAGATGATGCTAATGTTACGATATTTGCTGATGTATTACCTGCTATAGCATAGATAGCAGATCCATTTGACTGCGCCCATACACCATAACCATTTGTTGATGTTGCAGTAATGCCGTTACCTGAAGGACCGGAAACAAACTGGCCGGCCACACTACCTGTGGTAGGTGCATAAGCATAGATGCCAGTACCAAGACTTCCATTTGCTATAGCCGTTACTGCAATTGAGCCAACACCAGTAGCTAGAACATACGAAGGTGTAGAAGCTATAGTCGAGTTAAAGATATACAGTTGAGTTGGTACCATACCAGCATTAGCATACATGTTAATAGATGAGCTATTCATATATGTGTTTACTGATGAGTTACCAATAGAGATAACAGCAGTGTTAACTAGACCGGTATACACACCAGCAGTATTAGCAACAAACTGTGTACCGATACTATATGATGAACCATTAACTACACCGGTAGTCCAAACACCGGTAGCATTAATTATGCTGCTAGTACCGACTGTAATCGATGAACCATTAACTACACCGGTATATACACCGGTTGAGTTGGCAATTGTTGAGGTACCAACTGTATGCGATGTTGCATTGATTATACCAGCATAGACACCAGTTGAGTTAGCAATTGTTGAGGTACCAATTGTAGCTGTAGGTGTGACAATACCCGTAGAGTTGGCTACAACAGTTGTTCCTACAGTGATAGACGCACCATTTACAATACTAGTAAACACACCAGTTGAGTTAGCAATTGTTGAGGTGCCAACTGTATGAGATGCTGCGTTAACTGTGCCTGTGTATACACCGGAGGTGTTTGCAATAGTTACCGCGTTAACACTTAGCATTCCAGTCGTCAGATATGAGTTCGAACTGTTATTGCCTATAAAGATGATTGTGTCATTAGCTACTGTTGCGCCGGCGCCAGTCGTCAGATCAACCGAATTGCCGGTATATAGACCACTCGTATTAACCGTAACATTTGAACCAATTGAAATAGATGTAGCATTTAGAGCACCAGCATATGATGGTAGATAACTGGAGATATTAGCATTTAGTGTAGAATTAAGTTGATAAGATGCTGCAGCAACACCACCAAGATATGATGAGTTGTTAGAAGAATAGAGGGCGATATTGCCAGAAAGTGAACTAGTAGTTACATAATTGCCAAGGTTTGCAATCAGCTGAGCATTTGAAACATAGTTAGTGTATAGGTCAGAGAAATTATTCTGTGTCTTGACGAAGGCCGTGCGTAGTGGGTCGCCGGTACCATCATTAACAGTCGTTCCTACGAGAATATTTTGTTGTGCCACTGCCTATATTCCTTAGAGTTGGTCAGCCGTGTAGAAGTTCGAATCAGTCTTGATAGTATTCGTATCAGTAGTAATAAAGATTAAGCTCAGATACGATGCAGCTGTTGATTCAGTATCGATAGTTGCTGTGACAGACTCAACCATTGTTTTATTAAATTCACCAAATAATTGAGCACCTGCGGTGTGAAATGTGTCATACAGAAGGTTCTTATACTTATCAAGAGTGGCTGCAGTCTTAATTTGGTATGAGAAATCCTGATAAAAATAGCTATCTTGAATGTATTTATTCGCATCTAAGAAGCCGTCATCTGTACTCCAGAAACCGGCCGTCTTACCAAGTCCGCCCTTGATTACCCTACCGGTAATCTTACTAGCTTCATTAAATTCAGTAACGCTTGTTGTTAATATAGCGCCTTTACCATTGATAGATCTTACTGTTAATCGAGGTGCACCGGTATAACCAGATCCGGATGTCGTCATAGTTGCAGCGATAATTGTTCCATTTGCATATGTTGTTACATAACCAGAGGCACGCGTACCGGTAGTCACACCTGCAAACACAATCATATCACCGTTCGAATATGCTGTACCGCCATCCTCAATTCTAATAGCCGCTAGACCAGCATAAAGATATGCCTCGACAACCTCTTGATCAACGTATCCTTTACCAGAATTTACTGAGCTTAAACCAGAAATAACGCCGCTACCTGTCACAGGAGATGCTAGAATTTGTGAGTTAATTCCAGCATACGTACCGTCATTTGTTGACACAGTCGTTTCATACTGCGCAAAATTTGATGGTAGAATAACCGGTGAAACCCGATGCAATGCTAAATTAGCTACTGAATTATATGATGGTGGTCCGTATAATATCATCGACGTATTACTTGTCACAGTCTTAATGACAGCATACTCTTTAGAATTATTATTCGAGCTATTAGCTTGCAGTAAGACAACACTATTGGCTGTAAAGTAGCGTTCAAAACTAGTTCCAACACCAGTTATTGTATTTGATGTGCTACTATATGTGATGTTGCCAGAATGAGCATTCGTCACATCCTGAGTGCTACGTATAATAATATTTAGATTTGAGGTATAGGCATTTCCACCAAACATATTAGTCAGTGTTGAGATAGACCCAAAAGTCTGGGTAGCAAATGTTAATGCACTACCAACAGTACCGGTTGTAGCATTTGCAGTAGGTGCACCAGGAAATCCATATGCTGTTGTATTTAGAGCCTTATCAAGATAGTCTGCAATATTATCGGTATTGTACGTAATTGGGACTGTGTATGCTAGTGGTCCAAGCGCAAATGCTGCACCCGTACCATTTGCTGAAGTCTTATATTGAAAGATTAATGAGTTTGCAGTAACACCAAATCCACGATTTAGTATTTCATAATGTATTGCACCGCTTGCAGTTGTTGTCTCAGTAACACGCAATGATCCATCAATACCGTAAGAAATAGCTGCACCATTTCCAGTCAATGATAGATGCGCAATCTTAACAACGTCGCCGACTTTATAATCCTGCCCACCGTTGATAATGGATAACGTCTCTAGTGAACCAATAACGACGGGAGCAGCACTAATTAATATACCATTATTCTCATCGCCTACAGTGATTAGCTTTTCACCCTTAGTGAAATTTCCGCCTTTAGGTAATATATTACTAAGCTGGAATGTGCCAATAATCTGCTCATTGATCGGCGCGCGGCTATAGCTCTCGATAATTGCTGTAGTACCAGAACCAATGCCCAGAATCTTCTTACCTACAAAACTTGCGTTAAGTGTACTATCAGAGACTTCTAGATAACGTGGCTCATTCCACTTACCATCAGACAGGCGTAAAATGTTAACACCTGGTAGGTAAATATCAACATCCTCATTATAGATGAGGCGGAATAGAAGCTTATAACAGCTGATAGTTCCTTTAGAACGATAGACATCAAGGATATGCTTTAGAAGAAAGCGCTTATTGATGATCGTATTAAATGGGATACTATAGAGATACTTACGCTGAAAATGTTCTAGAAAGCCATTAAGACTGGCTTCGTTCCATGGCATAGTGTCAGGTGTTCTATCAATATCCCTGAACTCGAAGATATTTCTTGCACCATATATGGCGCCACCCTCTGTCTCCATCCACTCATAATAGGCTTTAGTGAAAGCAATAAAATTCTCGCCCTCATCCAGATAGAATTGAGGGAACTGCGACTCAATAAAATTAGAGATCTTCTTTTCTACTGAAAAGTCCATTATTTTAATGTCTCTATAACAGCAACTGTAACGTCAGGGCTACTAATATCGATTAGTGCAATTGCATTTTGTCCGATGATAACATCTTTATTTAAGGGACGATATTTGAGTGTTATGTATTGATCATAGTTAGTAGTTATAAACTTCTGAAGTGATACTAGGCCAGTATCATACTCGATAGTTCCAGCTAAGCTATTAATCATAGTAAATGCACCATTTATCATCGAGTAGATGATAATACCACCAACGTTGTCATCTCTGAAATAGCAGTTATCATAGACATTGCCATCTACATCCATGTATGAAAAATTAGTAGATGTCAAAACGGGCTCATCGTGCATAGGTGTATTTTTTACATATCCAGGCGACTCACCTTCGGAATTAGCTGCATTGTTAAATGCAATCTTAAATCCTGTTGCATAGTTTAATAATGGTGAAAGTCTTTTTGTAATATAGACATCGGTATTATTGCTTGTGATACTTGTGTCAACAGCATCAATAGCTGCCACAAATTTACTGTATCTGAAGTCAGAACCAAACTGTCCTAGATTTGTTAGACCCCATGTATTAATAGAGTTGACTAATAAGCTTTGAAGCTCATTGACTAATTTAGTGGTTGCTGCTTTTTCATACTGTACTTTAGTATCGATACCTAGATAGAAATATTCAGGATCTGCGATAATAATGCGTGTAGGTAAACTTGTGTAATCTTTAAGGTACTTAGCAATGTCATCCTTCAGATAGTTAGGAGCAATGATACCGCCTGTTGGCTTTAGTGCAACAACTACGCGACCATACTGTTTAGGCTCAAGCGTTTCACCACCATAGACACTTACAGCATCAATCTGTCCACCGTAATTATCTAGAACAAGGGCAGAATAATCATCCGAAGCTAAAGCTCTTTGCTGTGTAGCAAAATAACGTGGTGCAGAGAATCTGATAGATTCAATATTTTCTGGGTCAGCACCACCGGCTGAAATAGCGGTAGCGGTAGGTGTTGATATGGCCGCAGTGCCACCGTTTAGTGCACCAAGATCCATAGTACACAGGAATGAGTCAATGCCGTCTGCCGATGGACCACTACAAACACGATACTCAACTGACACGACTGATAGATTATTAGGCTTACGACCAAATAGTCCGTCACCAAACACTATTTCATATGCGCCATTTTGCGCAGCTTGTAGGAAGTATACACTAGAAAGTTCATTTAGACCAAATAGAGTTTGAACACGCGTGAAAGTGGTGTTGCTGCTTCCTTCAGTTACCGTTACGGTCAAACTGTCAATATCGATATATTGATTTGTTAGCAGATATTTTTGTGTCTCTACAGTGTAGTCAACAATGAAAACATCAGTTGTATATACACCCTCGTATAGATTTAGACTTTCTACAGTATAGGTAGAATTAGCTGAGGTATAATTATGAAGCTGATTTGTTGAGAATGTGAATACACCATTCGAGTTAGTACCACTGAATGTAGTTCCCTTGGGGATGGCAAATGGTGATGCAATACCGATAGTAGCAGCAGAAAATGAAACTGTAGCTAGTGATGACTTTGCAGACTTTGGAAGATAGTTCAACTCTTTGGCGTGTGATACAACTGAATCATACTTCTGTGCTGTATCCAGGAACATCTCAGATGCTACCATATTAAGGTAGAAAGAGTTTAGATACGTATTGTACGACATAACGTCCAGAAGGACGTTCATGTTCGAACCTTCAAAGTTAAAATCTTTGAATTTAGCTTGAGACGTCAGGAAGCTCTTAAAGTCTGCCTTTAAGGTATCAAAATCTAGTGATGTCAGTGATAGTGATGTATTGGCTGCCATTTACCTGACTCTTTTTAAGAAGATGCTTAGTTGAACCGGATCTGGCTTATTTATTAGTGTGAAAACAATGTTAATAGCAAGCCCGTTTCGATCAGGATCGTTAAGGGGTGTAACCATCATCTGATCGACACGAGGCTCATATAGTCTGACGGACTTATTAATATACTTGACAATGTCCTCGGCGGTAAATGGGCCAAAGTTCTCAAACAAACACTGATTAACATTTGACCCAAAGAATGGATCGAAGAATCTCTCTCCAACACCGGTCATGATCAGGTTCTTTACCGACTGTCTGACGGAGTCTTCATTCTTTAATGTGATAAGTTCTTTAGTGATCGGATGTTTAGTAAATGCGTTTGAGAAGTCAGAGTAAGTATCTGCCTTATAATATAGTTGTCCGATACTGTCTGCTCTGCTAACCATGTTACCCGCCTGCAAATACGTTTGGTGAACCAGCTGCAACTGATGTGCAGCCACTTAATGCATCTCCAACTCTTCCAATACCCTTACCATTAACAAACACTGTCGATGAACCAGTATCTATTGGCGCTGCATGGGAAGGACATGGTGCTCCAGGTAATAGATGAGATGTATTATTATCACCCTGTCTACTAACTGCAATACCATTCACATAAACATCTGGTGAACAACCATCTCTAGTCATACCACTACAGTGAGAAACATCAGCATCACCTTTTCTAGTTACTGCTGGCATTCTCTCGTTCCTTCTTCATTAATGCTTGAAGTTTATCATTCCATTGCTCAATCTCATCATGTTGATCCTCAGTATGTGGACCATCAGGAATCTCAGGTAGAAATGCAATTACGTGTTCAAAAGAATCAGGTATATCTTCATATTTATCGTAGTCTATAAGAACGCCATCTTTTAGAATGGTAAACTTGTGGCTCATGGGTTAATATCAACCTTAGCAGATTTAATAGTGATCTTGCTTGGTGTAATCTCAATATACGATGCACCAACCTGTAAAATTATTCGTGTTGTACTAGAAAATATCATATCATCAGATGCAATGTGCGTCTGATTACCGGCAGTTGTAATAGCATAGTTACCTGCTGGTGCAGAAACATTGATGTCACCACCGGTGCTTTTTAATGCTACTGATCCATCTTTAGTAGTAAGTGTATATCCCTTTGAAATGTCAAAGTGCATGCCGCCTTCTTCAACGACATTAGATTGATCACCCTTCATTACATGGCGACCGTTGCCACCTGAAGCAAAGTTCTTTGCAGATTGCTTTGATGCAGCTAATTTGGCACCCTTTACAGAGTCTGTCTTATCACCACCATGCTGCGTATCACCACCACCCGCCGTCTTATCACTCTTACCGCCACCGGCTGATGCGTCAGCATGATTAGTAGTGGTCTTAGTATCGCTCTGAGAGAATCGCTTTGTACCACCGGGTGTAGCTGCACTCTGATGCCCCGCTGCATCAATAACATGTGCTAAAAATACACCCGCTGCTGTTAGGAATCCAACTGTTCTCATTCGATTACTAGGATCGATTGAGTGCGCACGATAGCTTCCATCAACACGTGTTGTCACGTGACTTAGGTATTGTTTCGGTGTAGGTGGATGATCAGGAAATCGATTATTTGGTGGCTTTGCCATGTTTTAACCCCTAAGAATAGAACCAAGACCCTGCGCAACCGATCCAATAGCTGAACCAGCAACAGCACCGATAGCAGCACCAGCAGCAACAGAGTGAATAACATCACCAAATGGTGTAATAGCTTTAAACGAACCTACTGCGGCAGCAAGACCAGCAGTCATACCAACCATCTCGCCAATGGCCGCAGCTTGTGGTGCTTCGAATATATTGCGTGCGGCGTCAGCTCCCTTTTTACTAAGCGCTAGTACCTTTACAGAATCGGTCATCGTCTCACCTAGCTTAGGCATCTTACCACCAATTGCTGCAATACCCGGTACTTCTTTTTTAACAATATCCATAATAGACCCACCGACACTAGGTATTAAACTACCGGCCATATCCATTAATCCACCAAGCGGGCCGCCGAGAATCTTATTCAAACCACCGTCAATAATGCCTCCGATACCACCACTTAGAGCACCAGCTAATCCGCCGGCGCTTAAAGCATTGGCTACACCACCAATGACATTTGTAGCGGTCGATGCTAGTGCTAAACCACCAGCAATACTTGCTGGACCACCTTGCATTAGACCACCAACCATACCGCCAATGTGACCAACACTACCGGCAATACCCGCAACATCAGATACGTCACCAAGAAGATCAGCTGCTTGGCCTAAAGCATCACCGATTGGATTATTAACACCCATCAAATTTGATAATGAGCCGGCAATATCACTTACAGCGCCTGCTGCAATTGCAACATGTTCTAACCCATTCAGCTTTGGCATATTCCAATTATTCATTGGAATAGATGAAGTCTGAATATACGTATTAACTCGCACACCGTTGATTATCTGAGTATGAGTCATCCGTCCACCAGGACCGAGTAGAGCAATCTTTGCCTCAAGTGAACCAGGTGTCAGGCCAAATGCTGGACCACCAAACTGTGCTACAGCATCGATAGCGTATGGACTACCGCTTGCAATCTCATTCATGGCCGTGTGAAGGATAGATGCAGACTCAATAGTCTGCGCAAGCTCTGCCGGATGAAACACACCTTGTGCTGCACCACTAATCATACCCATCATACCGCCTTGAAGCGCATTCTGCATAGTACTTGTTACGCCAGCAATTGCACTTAATCCACCCATTGCACCATTAAGAGCATTCTGTACACCACCCAGACCAACAGCCCCAGCTAATCCGCCGAGTGCGCCGCCAATACCGCCTGATGCCATTGCTAGAATACCAGCGGGCGACGTCATACTATCCATCATACGTATCATATTCATAGACTGCAGCGCCATCTTTAATGGTGCAGCGATCTGACCAGGATCAACCTCCATCAAAGCATCATGAATTTTAGCTGCTACTGATGCGCCTGCTGTAGGATTCTTAGGCTCTGTCGGTTTGCCCTTATTATCTTCAGTGTGTTTATCCTTAACGCTCTTGACAGCGTTATCGTCTTTCTTTAATTCTTCTCTAGGCTTCTTAACACCTACCGGCGATTGACCATATTTTCCTTGGCTTGCTGCTTTAAGAATATCAGCCGCACTGCTAGTAGGAGGCTTTTTACCATTATCCTGGATATGGCCTGGATTAGGTGCGTCTGTAGTAGGCGTAGACGCACCTTTGTTGCCTTTAGTTGATGCAGGTGCTTCAAGGTCTTCACCTTGTACACCGCCTAAGCCAGTTACTTTACCTAAACCGCTTGATATTGTGTCTTTACCAATAGCCATAATTATCCCTTTGGCTGTGCGCCACGGTGCACGCTACCGATGATATATGGAATCTGTTTTCTATCGCCATCTAACCAGAATCCCACAACAGTGCTTTGTGCAATATAGCCAACTGATTCACCAATACCATTTAGTGAAGGGCTATTATTCATAATGCAGTGTGCCCATGGAAGGTCATCATCCGGAATTGGTTTATCACCAATATTGTGATGACCATGGACGCAGATTTGTACTTTACCACCTTCATTCGGATCCTGAATATTACGAACATCAGCAACGAAGAAATGCATACCACTAGCTTGTTCTGTCATTAGACACTCTCCTCATATGAACCTTTAATACACTCTAGGTGCGAAACCCATCTAGGTCTATCAGCAGCTCCTTTAATTTCATGCTTTACTTTTGAGATAATCCATCGCCCAGAAGCTTGCGCATCCTGCTCTTTGTTATTCCGCTCAGCTGTTATCTTTGGAATATTATTATTAATAGTCGAACCAGCTTCTAGTACTGTATCGCCGATAACTGTCATATGCATTGTCTGCTCTTGCATTCTTGCAAGGTCTAGCATCTTATGTGGAATTGTCTCTGGTACATGCGACTTATCAATTTTAATATCATCATTATGATTGACCACCCTCATTACAGCTCTCATGCCGGTAGCAAATGCATCGATAAATGCCGCAGTCATAATAATACCTTTACCAAGACTACGTAAATCACTGCCTTTTGGCTTAATATCTTTCCATACAAACGTATTTGTATGGGTATTGAATGTAGCTACTCTCTGATTCATAGCACCTGAGTGGATACGATTGATGGCATCCATACTATGGAGAATTTTATAAGCTAGGGCATTAGTATCAAAGTCACTATTATGATTTGCGCCGACTGTGTTAGATCTCTTAAATGTCTTAACATCACCGCCACTCATCATCTCTTCTAGACTCTTAAAGTGAAATCCACTATGTGTCTGCCAAAACATGAAATTAGATGACTTGTTCTTCTCAGATACAGCTTCTTTTCTTAACATCTCAATAGCATGAAAGATTGGTTGATTAGTAATCTTCAGATTACGTTTACCCTTTGTAGCCTCAGCATTAATACGCGACTTACTTCCTAGTTGGCCAAAGACATCCTTAACAATACCATCGATGGTTGTATTGTATCCCTTCTGGACATGTTTTGCCTGACCATGGAATACTTCCTCTGAGATGCAGTCCAGGATATATGTCTTAGATTTATCAGCAGCAGTCCCTTGTGCTTCCTTAACAGAGTTTAGATGTAGATTATATGTGGCTGAGCCACCATTTGGTTTACGCAATGAGAACTTTACTGTCTCGTCACCTGTTAACTTACCAAATGTACCAAGATAGTCATCTAAGTCAATAACCCTAATCTGCACAAGGCAACCTGGACTAAAGATCGTCTCTGTAATTTCACCCGATAGAAATTGCGGCGCTAAGTTCCTGCTCCCACCACGTGGTGATGATACAGTAACAGCGTCGATAAAAATATCACCTGGATTATAACCTGCCATTTATTGACTCAATAGTGTTTTGAAGTTTCTTAGAAAGTCAGGAACGTATTCTGGTTGAAGTAAACGAATAGTTTTGTTGCCCTCATTCTTTTCAACCTCTAGATCATAATAGTATACCGGCGTATAGTAAGCAAGCACATCAGATGGAATGTTATTTGAAACAAAACTAATATCATTGTTTGTAATACTAACATTAGCACCACTTTCCGTTCCATACACATACGCGATTGGACCAGTAATAATATTATTGTGCGGGAAAGCATCATCTGAGACATGTTGCACAAGCATCGCTGATGAATTAGCCTGTATGAACTGTGCTTTACCTGTTACGTATCTAGATGTGACACTATTATATAGCTGAATTTTTAGGACTTCATTACTCTTAAAATAAGAGTCCCATAGACCGGTGTTTGAATCTGTAAATCCACCGTTACCGAAATATCCTATCTTAAGGATATAGTTAGTAGTGGTTTTTAGATCCAACTTTTTTCTTGTATACTCAAGAATTCTAGATCCCTCAGCATATTGTGGTTCCCAATATTCCTTCTGTCTATAAGTTAAAGCATTATAGGCTGCAGGCGTTATTGAATTTTTTTCGACATAGTCATTTCGATAGTATGCTACTTTATCCATAGCATTTTGAAGTGTTCCATATTTTTCTTTAATAAACTGAGTCAACTGGTAATCTGTCAGATACCATTCATAATATGGATCAATAATATCATTAGTGATATACAGAAGCCAACTAGTATATGGGTCTTGATAGTTACCATAAGCTAACTGATCCGGCCTGACGCCTTGAACAATAGTCATTGGGTAGAATATATATGGGTTCTTCAACGCATTTCTTAATCCAACAACACGCTCTGTCAGATCGACGGCATAGTTGTTTGCGTATGATATAATGTTGAAATTTTTGAAGTATGTCTCTGCCATTATAGACCTAGTTTCGCCATTGAATTTAATAGCTCTGAAGCACCATTTTGTGATGCACCATAATCTCTTTGTAGGAAGAACTCAATCTCTTGAATAGTCATTGAAATTTGTACGGCCGTTGGAGCGTTTGTTCTGTTGAACATCGATGGTTGGCCAGCTGGTGCATAATTGACTGTAAAGGTTTTAATAACACCTGGCTTAAAAATATAGTTCCAATATTCACCGCGAGCTTTGGCAATACTCAGCTGTACAATATTTGGATAACTTAGGAGAGTTCCACCAAGGGCACCAGAAGAATCAGGCAACATGTTAAACTTAAATGTTGTAATCATCTGAGCAATAGTTCTTGACTCCCGCTCGTTAGTTGGTGTCAATGTCCATGAGAATGTATGTGTTCTATATTCTGGACCTTCAAATAATACGGTAAGCCATGGATTCAAAGCTACGCCGGCCATTCCTGCAACAGCTCCAGCATTTGCGCCGACACTATTAAGTACAGACGCTGCTCCACCGACTAGAGCTCCTGCAGCCAATCCTTTAACAGCTTCCCCAGCTGCGGCACTAAGATCTCCACCGCCAGCACCAGCAAATTTGTTTAGTGCCATTCCAAGACCCATCTCGAGATTTTTATTAGCGTAATTTACACCCTGTGATTCAGCTAATTGATTCGGGAGTGGTAGACGAATAGTTCCCTTGTCACCAAGGACCGGGTTACCTGCAAATGTTGGTCGTTGATACTCATAGAAACTAAATGACATCCAGAAATTTTGCTCTTCCAAACGTTCCGGAAATGCCATTTTATTTGGAGTAGGCGCTATTCCATTTGATACACTGCTCTGAATTGTTCCATTTGAAGGATCAGTGGCTGCAGCTATAGAATTAATTCCCTTTGGAGCGGCCCTATTAGCTACATCCGGTTTAAGGCTATTATAATAGGCTGCAGCTACGGCTGCACCGCCGGCAACAGCAGCAGCGCCAATAGCAACTTTAGTAGGAGTATATGCCATGAGAATCCCTATAAATACCTTTAAGTTATTTATCGTTTTTGCAGGACCGCATGGCTACATATAAGGGATACTTTAAGCCCAAAAATCCTCAGAAGTACAAGGGTGATCCTACAAATATTGTGTATCGTTCGAGGTGGGAACTCATCGTGATGAACCGTTTTGATAATGATCCAAATGTGATTTGGTGGCAGAGTGAGGAGACTATCATCCCTTACCGTTCGCCGATTGATGGTAGGTATCATAGGTACTTCACTGACTTTACAGTCAACATGCGTACTGCTGATGGAAAGATAAAGACAGCGATTGTAGAGGTGAAGCCATTGACTCAGACAAGACCTCCGACTGTCCAGAAGGGTGGTTCTAAGAACCGCAGGTATATTAATGAGGTTATGACATGGGGTGTGAATGATGCTAAGTGGAAAGCAGCCCGTGAGTACTGCAAAGATCGTGGATACGAGTTTATCATTATAACCGAGAAAGAGTTAGGGTTGACCTTCTAATGGCGACAACATTTCAAAACATTCTGAATAAGGGCAAGGCTGCCGGTTTAGATCCGAAGAAGTCTGTAGACTGGTTTCGTGAGAAGGCTTTATCTATCCGTTCTGTAAAGCCCGGCAATATCATCAATAAAGCTGCAGAGGTTAATCGTAAAGGAAAGATTGACGAGGATTCTATCGGTAAGATGTACACCTTCCAGTACGATCCAAAGCTGAAGGAAGTCCTACCCTACTATGATATGTACCCATTGATATTCCCAATCGAGATATATTCAGATGGATTCCTCGGTATCAACATGCACTATCTGCCTCCTGTGATGAGAGCTAAATTGATGGACGCTCTTTACAGCACTATAAATAAAAGAACTAAGATAAAAGAAGGCTATAAGGAAGTATCACCTGGGAAATACACTGAGGTAGCGACTGGTAAGTTTGTATCTAAAGCTGTAGCTGTTGAGGACACATATGATGAGAAGACACAGCTTAAAATCTCATATCAGATTCTACAGGGCGCTTCTAGGTTTGGACCATTTAAGCCTTGTGTGAAGAGATACCTTATTAATCATGTTAGGTCGCCATTTCTTTATATAGCACCAGACGAATGGGATGTTGCTTTGATGCTACCTATTGATAGGTTCCAAGGAAAACGCAAATCAGACGTCTGGAAAGAATCACTTACGAGGATCTAATGGCATTCGACATCGAAGAATTTAAGGCTGTAATGGAGGATGGTGGTATCCTCCAGACAAATAAGTATGAGGTAATGATCTCATTCTCTGGGCAAAATAATGCCATGGTCAACTCAACTGTATCGACCGATGCAGCCGGTCAAGTAGCTGTTAGAGATATTGCTGACGATCTAACGTTTAGATGTATTGCTGCTTCACTTCCTGGTATGGCTCTAAGAACCATCGATAGCAATCGTTTTGGTGTTGGTATTCAAGAGAAGATTCCATTTAGCGGAAACTATACAGACATCGATCTGACATTTGTATGTGATAGATCAGGTATGGCATATGTATTTTGGTATAATTGGATAAACTATATTTTTGCTACCGGTGGCGCCACTGGAATGACATCATCTAAACTAGATAATAACAGAAAGTTCTATACGACTGAGTATAAGGATACATACTGTGCGCAGATCGAAATTACTTTATTCGATACATCTGGCGAGCGTGTTCTATCATATAATCTTTATAAAGCCTTTCCTATTGCATTGAATGATACGCCCCTATCATGGAGTGATAACAATAACCTTCTGAAGGTTACTGCTAAGATTTCATTCAGTGAGTGGTCAATCGATGATGGTGCTTCTGGTTTGTCTGCACGAGTACAAAGAGCCAGACAGTCATCACTAAACAATCCTAACAACGATGCACGTGTAATCCCAGCTAATTTGTCTGTGGCTTAATCATTAACAATTGGAGTATATAATGGCACTTCCTAAAATCTCGTATCCTACGATTTCACTTACTGTTCCACCTGATAACAAAGCCTATTCATTTAGGCCGATGCTTGTTAAGGAAGAGAAGCTTTTGCTGATGGCTAAAATCAGTGATGACAAGACTGATATGTTGACAGCTATCAAGCAGGTTGTCAACAATTGTAGTATGGATCCAACATTCGATGTTGATAAGATTCCTTTGTTTGCCCTTGAGTTTCTATTCGTTCGTCTTCGTGGGTTCTCTATTGGTGATAGTATCAAGGTATCATACCGTGATATGGAAGACCAGCAAGTCTATGACTTTGAGGTTGACCTGAAGAAGGTCGAAATTAAGTATCCAGAATCCCAGGATACTAAAATTGCAATCACTGATAAGTCAGGTTTGGTGATGCAGTACCCACCAGCTTACATCTACGATGATAAGATCTTCCTTAAGTCAGAGGGTGATGAGACGTTCTATCGCCTGGTCGTTCGCTGTATTGGCCAGATCTATGATGCAGATAATGTATATGAGGGCAAGGACTTTAGTGAGGATGACCTCCTCGAGTTCCTTGAACTTATGGACATCAAGAGCTTTGAACTTGTCCGTGAGTTTATGTCAAACCTCCCTTCACTGTACTATAAGCTAGAGTACAAGAATACAATGGGGCTCGATAAGACGATCGAGCTTACAACGTTATCTGATTTTTTTACCTTGCGCTGAGTCACAATACCCTAGACAACTACTACCAGACAATCTTCTCTCTGGCTCAGCATCATAAATATCAAATATCTGAAATCGAGAACTTAATTGTTTTCGAAAGGGATATTTACGTTGAGCTATTGATTGCCTTTATCAAAGAGCAAGAAGAACGTCAAAGACAAGGTTAGTAGATGGCAGGCAAAGCACAATCAGGCGAAGAGATTCTTGCCCAACTGATGCGCGAGGGCGGCAAGGGTGGTGGTCGTGCCCAAGAGCAGATCGCAGCCGCACTTGCCGCACAGCAAGCAGAACAGGCAAAGCTTGACGCTGAGCAGAAGGCTTTAAAGGACGAAGTCAAGGCTGAGAAGGAAGAGAGTAAGAAAACTCGTAAGAGCATTCTTACCAAGAAGGACGTCAAGGAAATCTTTGACGACCTTTATACGAAGGCTGAGAACAAGCGTAAGGTTAATGAAAAGAAGCTCTTGAAGGATGCCTTCAAGGAGATGTATGCTGATGCTGAGAAGGAAAAGCAGCGTAATATAAACATCAGTCAACCTTCTAATAGTACCCCATCAAACCCCGATAACAACGCAGTCAACGATGATAAGCGTGAGAAGAATGAAACCAAGTTCAGTATTAATGCTGTCGGTGGTATCATGCGTGAGAACAATCAGCTTATCAGAGAGCAGATTAGTCTTCAGACACGCTCACTAACAATCCTATCTGATATATCACAAGCCATTAAGGGTATGAAGATTGGCAGTGGCCTAAATCTACCTAATTTAGGTGGTGGCAACGGTAAGACTACACCTAAACGCCCAGGTGCCGGCAAGCGTAGTGCTATTATCGGTGGAGGTCTAGCAGCAGGCGCTGTTGCTGGAGTAACCGCATATAGCTATATGCCCGAGGATGAGGAAGATGAGGGAACATTTGGTGGTGGTCGCTTCAATGAAGAGAGCGATACACCTACACCGAATGTAGCTACTCCACCTACTAGTTCACCATTACAACCATCTTCGCCAGTTCAAGCTCCTCCACCTTCAACTGGTGGAAAGTCTACAACAGCTGGAATAGCTGAAGCTCAGAGTCGTGGTGAGAAGCTTAAGGGCAACTTAAACTTTGATAGTAAGAATCTAACATTTAGAACTGATAAGCTTGTTTTTGAAGTCGGTCAGCTAACGATCGATGCAAAGTCTGTAAAAAAAAGTGAAATAAGCAAGGTACAAGCTAAGTCACAGCAGTCAGTTAACGCTGCAACATCTGCCGGCGGTGGTGCTGGCCAAAAACCAGGTGGGGCTGGTGGTGCTGGTGCCGCAGGGAGCGGCCCTGGCGGCTCAACCGGTTCTTCCCCTGGTGGATCATCATCCTCACCTGGCGCATCACCCGGTGGCGCTCCTGGTGGATCCCCAGGTGGTTCACCTGGTGGTAGCAATGATACAGCGGCTATTACAGGAGCTCAAGGCGCTCCTCCAGGTTCGAACCAGAAGTGGAGTGAACTCACTGACGATCAAAAGGAAAAGCTACTAGATAATCAAGCCCGCGCCGAAGGCGCTACTAAGGCCGGTACACTTCCTAACAGGATGAATAATCCTGGTGCGATTCTTGTCGGTAAGGGTAAAGGTGTTCCAGAGTGGGCTAAACCGTTTGGTGCAGAGCTTGGTCAGTCAAACTCTGTCGGTACACTTCTTAAGTTCCCTGATATGGAAGCCGGTCGTAAGGCACAAAAGGCTCTATGGGATAGAAGTTATTCGAATCTAACTCTTGGTCAGGCTACAGCAAAGTGGGTTACCGGTAATCCAAACGGTGCCGCACCTGCTCATTACCTATCAGCACTTACATCCGGTGGCGTAGCAAAGAAGCCAGGTGACACTGCACAAAAAGTAGAAGGCACTCCTCCAGGTGCCCCCGGCGCAGGGCCAGCTGGTGCAGTTAGAGTCGCTGATGCTGCGCCTGGTGTGCAGGCATCTAATGCTAGAATGGATGCGGCTGACAGAGAAGACATGGTACAAGGTGCACAGCTAACAGCTGCAGCTAATGCTAAAGCCATAACTGGTCCTATGGAGAAGATGATGGCTGCAAAGGAAGCAGCCGAAGCGGCCGATGCTAAAAAGCCAAAGCCTAATACATTCATTGAGGGTGAAGCACCAATATACGATGCAAGTGGAAGTGGGGCCGCTGCAATCCCAGGAACTCCACGTCAAGAATTTGTCGGCAGTGGTAGAGGAGATGGTGCAGCAGAAGTGGCTGCACGTAAAGCAGCAGCAATCCCTGCTCCAGAAAAGGTCGTAAAGCCAAAGCCACAGACTAAGACTATTGAGATTGATGACCCTAACTGGGATCGTCATGCTAAGTCACGTGCAATGTTCCAGGCACATCAGGATGCAGAGCGCCGCGGTGAAGATACTCATGCAATGTTCTTTGCTGCTGATAAGCAGCGTACACTAGAACTTGGTATGAAGCCACCTAAGATTAAGAAGACTATTACTGTAGCAGCTGAAAAGGTTGTGCCCCTACCACCACCACGTAGACCAGAAGGTTTGGGTGAAGTCCAGGGACCACCTGAAGAAAATTTTCAACAAAAGCGTGATAGAGAAACTGCTGAATGGGCAAGTGATCCACGACGAGCAGGCCAAGAACACGCTAAAAGTATAACAGCAACAGCTGAAGCTAATGCTAAGCGAGATGAGGAAGAGAATGCTCGTCAGGCTAAACTAAAGGCAATGAGAATTGATGAAGGGTCGGAGGCTAACACGGCCGCTGAACGCCAGCAAATTGAGAATGATGATGAGATTCGTAAAAGAGGTGCTGCAGCACAACCCTTAGCACAACAGATAACAGAAGCGCCGGTTAATGGAGTCCAACGTCCCGCTGGAACATTACGTAATGCTGCTCTAGCAAATGCCGGATCATTTGATATTGAAGGTAATAGAGAAGCTGCAGCGAGAGCTTCAGCACGTGAAGGTGATGACAGGGATCAAGGCGCCGCATATAAGAGTGGTTCTGACCAGACTACCGGCCATGATACAACCGATCCGGACCCTGATGGTAGTTGGATGGGCAAATATTTCCCATATCTGTTTGGTAAGAAAAATAATAGCGCTGCTGCACGCGGGGGCTTATAATGGGCGTTCTAGGAACATTAGGCAGTATCGCATTTCCGGAAGCCACAAAGCTTATTCAGGGAGTTAAGGAGAAGGGTCTTGGTAAAGAGATTCTCTCTAGAGCCTTCCCAAAAGCATATGCACTTGGTGAGAGATTCCGTAAAACTAAGAGTAACAAAGATAAGCCAACGGCTACATCTGAAGTAACTGCGGCGGTTGATCAGCTGACAGAAAACACTGTCATGACTAATGAGATTCTCTCTCAGTCAGTTGCATTGCAAAATGCACAGAATGAAGTACTGAGAGATATTCTTGGTGCTCTACAAGATTTGAAGAACAATCAAAACCCTATTGATTTGCCAGACTTTGATTATGATAGAAATAAAAAAGGTGATAAGCCTAAGCCTAAGAAGCCACCAAAGGCAAGAAAAGGCTATCGATATAATGAGAAGACCGGTCGCTATCATGAAGAGAAGACCGGTAAGATGGTCAATCAAGAGAAGGCGACCGGTGTAAAGCCAGCTGAGAAAGTATCTGGCCCAAAGGTTGCAGAAGGACCCGCAGCTGGTACTAGTAGTACCGGTGTGAAGGTAGTTAAAACTGTTGGCTGGTTGATGGCAGCTAAGCTTGCATGGGATGCATATAAAGAACTATCAGCTATTAGCCCTGATGACCCAGATCATTTTGAGAAAGCGACTCGTATTGTTACGAGCCTAGTTGCACACATTGGTTTAGGTATGGCCGCCGGAGCTCTTATGGCTGCTATCCTTTCACCAACAGGTCCTGGTGCTATCGTTGGATTCCTTGCAGGTCTTGCTGCTGGTACAGTTGCTGAATATTTCCTAGGTGATACTGTTGAAGAAGTCACGCAAAAGCTTCTCGATAAACTGTTTGAAAAGAAGGGAAAGAAGCCAACAAATGGTGCAGCATTAGTTTCTGGTGAAGGTCAGACTATTGCTGCTAATGTTCTTGAGGATCATGGTGCAAAGACTGAAGGCAGTTCAACTGCTATCATGAAGGACACACTATCATTTAATGCGTCTGAGCAGATTAAATTTATCGCTGCAACGATGGAGCTTAAAGCCAATGAGGTTATTCTACTAGGTGGTGTACAGAGTCTTGATGATATTACATCATCAGCAACGCCAGGATCGACTACACCTGGCATTGGTAGTTCACCCGGCTCTCAGGATAAAGGTGCATCACCATCTGCCAGCGATGCTAAAGGTGTAGGTGACACATCACAACCTACCGATCGTGGATCTATTGACTACTCTGGTATCACGAGTAAACTGGATCTCGTGTCGATTACATCTAAGAGCGGACCATCCGCCAAAGTTAATAAGCCATATCAAGCTGCATTCCAAGGGCTTGTTAACGATCTAGAGTCACGTGACTATAAGATTAAGTCGATGGGTGGTCAGGCGGTTCGCGCTAATGCTAACAACCCTAACGTCCTTAGCTATCACTCATTTGGTGCTGCTATCGACATTAATCCCGCTACTAATGCCAATGGTTCACGCCAGTCAGATATGCCAGATGGTACGAATGCTATTGCTGCAAAGTGGGGATTGGGTTGGGGTAGAAACTTTAGAAGTACACCCGATCCGATGCATTTCTCTGCAGCACAGGGTGAAGGCGGATCTGTACCATTAGATCGTCAAGGTAATATCAAGGGATATGCGAGTGGTTCACCATCTGTGCCAAATTCAGGTCCGGCTATTGTCGGTGAGAAGGGTAGAGAGAAAGTTAAGCGTGACGGTAAAACATTAGTCACTCCAAATAGAGCAACAGCTGTTAACCTAAAGAAAGGTGACCGTGTTGAGCCTCATGATAATAACGATGGGCTTATCGACATTGGTGTGGGTTTAGCAAAGACTGCTATATCATTTGTACCGGTTGCTGGTCAGGTTGTAGCTGGTGCTGAGACTGCTTATCACACTTATAATGGTGACTACAATAAGGCAGCGAAGTCTGCTATACGTATGGCGCCCGGTGGTGGCGTTGTCGGTGCGGTTGGTAGTATGGTTGCTGATTATGCTATCGATCAATTTGTGCCAGAAAAGTCAGCACCTAAAGCCCCTCCACCGCCACCACCTAAACCAAAGAAATCAGCTAGTGGTGCCGGATCAGGTGGAGCACCATATAGTTCTGATAAGACAAGTAACATGGGTCCACCTGGTAGTAAGAAAAATAATTCAAAGAATGATACACCAGCGCCTCAAGCACAGAACTCATCTGGTAGCTTGCTAGGAATGTTTCACCCGGGTAACTAATAAGGAAGAAAATAATGGCTAAATTCGGGAAATCAGTTGATGATGAACCTGCGCCACCAGTTGAGCGTGAGGTTCCACCAAAACCAGCGGTAGTTGTTCCACCGCCAGAACCTATGTATCAGTCACCACCTCCGCCACCCCCTGCACCTACACCGGTCCAAACTGTTAGTGAACCGGTTGCAATGCCTGTTATGGAAGTAGAGGATCCTGCTCCTAAGAAAGAAGAAGAGCATTGGATGAAAGCCATGTGGCGACCTGCAATGGGTTGGCTCTATATGGTCATTTGTTTTATGGATTTCGTTGCGTTCCCTGCGATCTCTATGTTCATGCCTATTCTTGTTAAGGGCATGACGTACATGGCATGGCAGTCGCTGACACTATCAAATGGTGGATTAATCCACATGGCGTTCGGTGCCATTCTTGGTGTTGCTGCTTACGGCAGAACTCAAGAGAAGGTTGCTAGCAAGCAATAAAAAAGAGGGGGATTTCTCCCCCTCAATCTCTTAGCCAGCGAGCTTCTTGAAGAACTCCAAGGACTCATCGTCCTCATCATCCGCTGCATGTACAGCTGGAGCAGGAGTCGCCTTAAACTTAGGCGCCTCATTCCAAGGAGAATCGTCATCAGTCTTTGCAACTGCACGAGCCGCTGCAGGGGTACGACCATTAGTCGAACCATCAAGTCCGAGGACTCGATGCAGCTTTTCCTTCAACTCATCATATGACTTAAAGTTAGAAGGTGCAAGGAACTCTTGCAGGGAGTATTCCTTCTTCCAGATGGTTTCCATCTCCGAGTCGTCCTTCGACAAAGGACCAACTTCACCGAACTCAGACTTGTCGTAGTTACGATAGCCTTCAACATTACGAATCTTAATCTTGAAGCTAGCACCAGTCCAGAAGTCGAACGGGTTCATCGGAACGTCGCCGGGGAACTGAGGGTTCATGGCATCATTCAGCTTGTCAAAGATCTTCTTGCCATACTTGAACAAGAACACCTTACCTTCATTCTCAGGATTCTGTTGGTCAACCATAACCAATACATTACTGATAAAGTTGAGACGACGCTTCTGCGCACGTGCAACTTCCTTATCAGACTCGATACCAGAGTTCCACAGCTGTGAGTTAAGCTCACCGACAGGATCCTGCTTACCAAGTGTCGTCAAAGAGTTCTCAATGTACCAAGAGCCGGTCGGACCCTTGAAGCCGTGAGAGAACATACGGATGAAGGGCATATCTTCATCGGGAGGAGGGGGAAGGAAGCGGATAACCGCATAGCCGTTACCGGCCTTATCGACGTTAGGGTACCAGAAGCGATCGTCCTTACCAGACTGCTCACCACCGCCATTGATCTTGTTAACCTCAGAGGTCAACTTCGAAAGTGACGCACTACCCGACATCTGCTTAAGCTTAGAAAAGTCTACCATGTGTATTCTCCGTATTGATTGTATTGTTTGTATTTTTCATTATACACAAATTCGTATTTCTGTGTATAATCATATTTATCTTACCCTGTCGCAGAAAACTTCTCAACCACAATATTTTTCACTTTCTCACGGTCATAATCTAGGAATGGTCTATATTTCACAATTATGTTAAGAACTTCGTCAGCGACAGGGTCGTATTGAAGCTGATCGTACCAGTGCTTAGAGCACTTGACAAGATCAACCAAAATCACCATCGTCTCGACACTCACCTTCTTTGAGAAGTAGAGCTTCATCAGATGGGGATGATTACCAGATACCTTGAAGTTAGCATCAAAGTTTGGCAATAGCTGTTCAAGCTCCTGCTTGAATGTATAGGTTAGTGACTGCTTACGACGCTGCCACTCTTGGAATGTTTTCTCAGCTACCTCTGAGTAAGCTAGATCACGGATCCAAAGCTTCTTATCACGCAGCAGGTTGGATACGATGAGGCCTTGCGGGTCCTCATGTTTCGCTAGCTTCTGAAAGAACAGCTTATCACTACGCTTCTCGAATGAGGCGTAGTTGAGCTTCATCTTTCCATTGTATTTGAAGTAGTCGTAACCAGGCTTAGTGAAGTGATTCTTCAGAGCAACATACTCTTTGTAACAATCGAATGCAGACATCATATCACGTTTCTACTGGTATGTAAACAGTTAAGCGCTGACTTTGTTGTAGTACACACTAAAGAAATTACCAAGCGCTTTATCCATCTGATGACCCGCTCCTTTATCAGACGTGTAGAGCAGATACAGTTCCCATATCTGCTTATCAAGTTGATCGAAGGTTTCATATTTGGTGCTTACCTTACCTTCTATAATAGTATAACCTTTATCTTCGATGTAGTCAATCAGATCTTGTTCATCGAAGTCATCAAGGTCAAAGTCTACATCAACCTCTACGCATGCTGTTTTTCTTGTGCTACGATATACCATCACTTAGCTCGCTGCTCATTAATGAAACTAATGTAGAGGCCTTTCTCACGTCCGTGTGCCTCGATCTCCCATGGTGCATCCCAATAGCTGATGAGCTCATCGAATATCTCACCACGCCACTTACAACGTCTAGTACGTACATAGTCGCGCAGCTCACCCTTAGCATACTGCTTTACGTGAACCATCTCATGTGCTAGTGCAAGCAGCGTCTGCTTCTTGCTTAGGTTTGGTCTGAGTGTGATTGTGAAGTCCCTAGCCTTATAGTTAGTATCATTCCAGTCACAGTATGCATAGACATCAGAGTCCATGTCATCGGCTGAGAACTCAATCTCTACCTCTACTAGATGATAGAGACGAGGACCTAGTAGCTTTAGGGCGTAGTGTTTAGCAGCCTGCTTACAAAGCTGCTTCGGGAGTCTGAGAGGCTTACCTTTGATTTTTAGGTACATAGATCCCACCTGCTGTTATCCTATTTATATAGGGAGTCGAGCTCCTCGCTTGAGGATATTAAGATTTTCTGCCTCAATTTGAACTTTTGATTTGAACACAGGATCCTTCTTGATTAGGCCGGCTGCGAACTCGACCTCAATCTTGTTGGTTTCACACCAGTAGATGACTGCATCAATGTACTCAAGATTCTTGGTCCTTCGTAGCTTCTCGATTTCATCATTAAACGTATTCGCAGCCGTAATGGCACTAATCATTTTTATCCTCAAGTTCTACGCCCAAGAATAGGGCAATACCAAGTGCCATGAATCTGTCCCACACTATGAAGAGTAGGACAGTAAGAAGCCAAACACTCATATCGAGTGGAGGTAGCACAATCTTATATGCTACCCCCATAGCGATCATTGACATGAGTATGAAGATAATGCCGAGTGGTTTATTGGAAGTTTTCATCATATAGCTATTATACCACAGGTAGGTTAGGTTGTACACTATTTTGGTATGTAGTCTTTTACTAGTTCGGCTACCTCAGGGAACGTAGCTTTCCAGTCAGTCTTTCTCAATCTATCTAGTGTGTCCATGTACTTGAAATATGCAACCATCTTAGGAACACACTCTTCATCAGTAAACTTGTTAAGTGTGTTCTTTAGGTAGCCAACTACGTGAGTCTGATGGAAATGTGGAAGATCAGATTCTTCATAGTCCTTGATCACCTTCTCTTTAAGTCTACGCGGAAGGTTGGCCATATCAACTGCGCCAGGTGATCTAAGAATACGAACAAATGGGAAGTGGCGATCATAACCAGCAGCTTTGAAATACTCGTAGATCCTAATAGGTGAGTAGATAGAGTAGATGCCGACACATGTAGAGAGATTCACAATCTTCTCATGGAATCCATACTCTTTCATGAGTTCAAGATTAGCAAGCAGCTTATTAAACTTCAGAGGATGGCGAATCAAATCATATCGCTCTTCAACATCATCGACACTAACTCTAAAGATTAGATCCTTAAACTCCTTAAGCATATCAAGAATCTTAGTATTTAGAACACTGAGATTAGTGTCATACTCAACAACAATATTCTTAGCGTAGCCACCTTCAACTAGTTTCTGAATGAAGGTATCATGTGTTGGTTGAACAAATGGTTCACCACCAGTGATATAGACATGACGAAGATGTGGTGCGATCTGATCGAACTGTGCCCACCAGCGTGGGTCATCATTCCACGTATCAATATCAGATGAATATGTAGCACCGCCTGATGCAGTTGGCTTCTTAGTAATCTTGTATTGTTTAGTGCCAGCAAAGAACTCATCACGGCCGGTCATATCCATCCAGTCACCATACCATAGCGTACTGTAGAGCGGCTCACACATGACACACTTTGCATTGCATAGATTGCTAAAGCGAATGTCAAGACTCAATGGCATCTTTGTAATAGTACCATCAGCTGCCATCAAAGAGTCAGCAGTTTCAGGCAAAGCTGCACCCTTCATTGGATAACCACCAATGCGTTCTCTATTGCCATTATTCTGATAGTAAGATCTTACGACACGAAGAGATGTAGGAACTTCACCCTGCACCTTTGCAGCATCGTCACGATCCCAGCACACCTTACAAATCTCATGACGTTCACCACGTGACTGAGCTAGACGGAGTTCCTTATGCCACTTACTATTCATAGCATCCATGATATTATGTGTAAGCACATTCATAGCAGTATAATCATCATCGACCGCTACACCATGGCTATCACCACGTTCTGTGTCATGCCCAGTAAAACAACAGATCTTGAAATCACCAGATGGTAAAATCATGATCGATGACCAAGGCATTGTACAGAATGTTTCTTTATTAAACGCCATCTTCGATTTCCTTCTTTCCCCATAACACGAGATTCCATGTTCTCTCATGTATGTAATATACGATAATGTTAAGGATGGTTGCGATACCAAGGAATGCAGCAGCGGTCTGCCATGAACCTGTCATGATGAATGGTATCATAAAGTTGTTGATTGTAATTAGCCCACGCCATGTAATACTCTTACTGATTGTACGTGGATGACCATCAACAAACAGCTTAGTATCGGCTGGCTTTCTATTCCAAGAAGCAAACTCCCAAGCTCTATCATGTAACCAGAATAGAGCCATATTAATGAGTGCAGCTACACCGGCAATCTGGGCGCCGATGATAAGGTCACCAGTTACAATGTAACCATTGAGTAGGTGACTGAGAGTGAATAAAACACGTATCGTTAGAGTCTTGGCGATTGTACGCTGATGTGACTCAAAATATTTCATCATTTAACCTTATAGGTTGTATAATATGGTCGAATGTTTCTTCGACTCTGTGTATTATCTGGGTCGACTTTAGCAAAGTAATAATTCGTTAGATAGATAAATTTACGCTTTATATCTAAGTTAGATGTTAAGAACCATTCATCTCGTATGGAGTATGTAAACGATGATGTTTTACCGTTACAGAAAATATCATTAGACCATTTTGGATATATGATTGTTTTTAACACTTCCTCTTTTAGGTACTTATTATATTTCTTAGAGTAGGCATTATGGATCTGACTGGGTTTAGTTCTCTCTACAAAATCAGATTCAGGTGCATGTTCTACATAGTTTAATATGACATGAGATTGTTTTACTGGTATCAAAGGAAAGTCTGGTGTCCAATAAAACAGCTCATCATACCATCCTTGATGATACTTACGTTGTACGTATGGTCCTACTGTGTTATCGATATTATCACAAAACTCAAAGTAGTGGGATCCATCAGCATATCGTAGATTTGGTTTCTCTTTACCCCATACAAAGCAGACCTTCTTACCGGCTGCTATTAGATTCTTGTAGTCTTCGATCTTATCACGAAAGAGATGTTTTGCTGGATTGTTTGGGCTAAAATGAAAGTTGACATTGTAGTCGAACTCATTACCCCATACATCGAATAGGTCGATACAGAATTGTGATATATCTATCAATCTAAATATGAACTCGTGCCCACCATCCTTTAAAGTTTTAATGTCTGGTAATACAACGTTAGTAATCTCAGCATTGTAGTGATTCTGTTTATCACCAGTTGCCGCATAGTTCCATGTAGTAGCTATCTCATCTATCTTAAGGCCTGCATCTAACCAGGCATGGAGTATATTATGACTATCAGAGCCACCGCTATAAAATAGTACAACATAATCGTAAGCTTCACGGATCTGTCTCGCTCTTAGTTTGTACATTGTCCAGAGATCCATCTCTGGTTCTTTTGTCCATTCCAAAGAGTCAAAGGCGGAGCGGTTAAAGTTCCACTCCGCCTTTGTTTTTTCAGCTTGCATCCATTCAAAGGCTTCGAGTTTACTATAGGTAGAGCGATTGCCTACTTGATAGAACCCAAACTTATCAGGACAAAAGGTAATCATCAGAAGCGGCGTTCGACTCGCGCGCGGGCAGTCCAGTTATTCACTGACTCACTAGTGACGATATTTGTCGAGCTAGCCAGCGTGTAACGAACGTCCTGCTTCATGTTCGAGTAGATACCCTCAACACCGATGTCAAAGTCCTTGACAGGGCTGAATGTCAGGTTAGTGCCTGCACTCCATGTCTTCGAATCACCAAAGCCAGCTTTACCATCAAACACAAGTGCAGCAGATGTAGCAGGAGCAGTGATAGAAGCATACGATGCGAACACGTTAGACTTCCACTTGTCAGACCAGTTATGAGTAAGCGCAGTGCCTACGTTCCAAGACTTGACAAGTTCAAGACCAGCAGCACCATACACAACGCTAGGCGGGTTGATGACATAGCCACCAAGATCGCGCTGTACGTTTGCAGAAGCCTTGTTCGAACCATATGACGATGTGTACTCAGTCATACCGTTTGCATAGTTGGCAGTGAAGTAGATTGCATCACCAGCAGCAATGAACGGTAGATTGATCTTAGCACCAGCACCAGCAGCCCAGACGTTTGCAGTCTTGTCATAGGCAACACCAGTTGGATCGATACCATTAGCCTGACGGGCTGCACCCATTACAGCAACACCGCCCCATGACTGATCGAAGTCGATACGACCGTTGATCTGGGGAGTGCGGTTGACAGAGTACACAGTAGACAGTGCAGTTACACCAATAGGAGCGATCGCTGTATCAGTAGGATCCTGAATAGCGATCGTTGCAGACAGACCACCGCCAATTACAGCAGTGTAGGCAAGCTGTTTTGCACCGTTAGAGAACGATGCCCAATGCTGGTTGCCGGTATAGGTGACAACAGGCATATACTGGAAGTTGTCACGTGCAATACCTGCCGTGAAACCAGCCCAACGCATGTAGGCAGCTTCCATAATAGGAGTAGTCGTTGTGCCAGACTGTGTTGCACCAGTAGGAGCAGCCACGCTGTTAAGTGCACCACTTGTACGACCAAGACGTGAAGACACAACGGTCTGCAGCGTACCATAGTCAGTAGATGTACGAGCATCAAGGTCGATACGACCACGAACCTCATTGCCCAATGTCATCTCTGTAGCCTTATTAGTTGCTACAGCCTTAGCACCAGAAGTGATCTTGTATAGGTCTTGAGAGGGCGAATAGAACGTATCATAACGAACCATGCCACCAACCTTGATACAAGTGTCAGTTCCAGGAATACCAAAGAAACCTGCACCATACGCGTCACAAATCTTTATGTAATTTGCTGATGTCGGCGCTGCTCGCTTTGACGGAAGATCAGTAGCAAGAGCTACTGTAGAGGTTGTTAAGGCCATTCCGATTGCGGCCAGTTGCTTAATCATATTGACTCCTTCAGTCAGTTTCGGACTCACTATATATGCTGGCGATCACTGATGGACTCGAACCATCGACCCTCAGATTAGAAGTCTGATGCTCTATCCAGCTGAGCTAAGTGACCACAGATAGATGGGGGATTCTGTTTCCACGTTCCCCCGGACGCATGTTAGGCAGCAAGTGCCATAACTAGAGGTGCATTATCGTTTGCATCTAACGTTTGCATTGGTCTACTCGTACCTTTACTGCATCCTGTCGAACCTATTTCGCCCCCATCATAAACACACTACATGCACAAATCTTCATACCGGGAAGTATGCTTCCTATGTTGGCTCACATTGATATGTGATGAATTAGAAAACCAAGCCCAAGCAAGATACCACATATTGACCCCTGTGTGTTTATGGTGGAGGCGCCGGGTACCGCCCCCGGGTCCAGAACGTCTATTCCTTACGCATCAACAACCTTTGCAACTGTATTTATTCTATCACATCATCATCGTCTTGTACACCAAAGATTTCTTCCTGCTCGGGCTTTGTGAAGTGCCATGCAGCCATAATGCGCATTGCAGGAATTAGCCTACGGTACATCTCAAGATCCTCACGCTGATAAGGCTTGAGTTCACCACGGCGATCCTCACTCTCAAGGATCATGACTTCCTTGTTAGCATGGATCCAGTCCTCCTCGAGGCGCTGCTTGATGATACGGTCGATAAGCTCTTCGTCGATTTCAATGAACATTATATGATCCCTTGTGCGCTGTTTTGAGACTTTAGAGATATTATATGATCTCTAAACGATCCTGGTTTACGACAAACTTTACGTGGTTGTAGTCATTAAAAGTGTCGCCGCCGAAGCGACCATAGTCACGCCCACCATCGATGAACGCACCATTCTTGTGCTTACGGAAGTCATGACGATAACGTGAGTACACGACTTCACCCTCAGACTCGATGCCGTTAAATTCAACACCATCCACAGCTGACAGACCATTAGTGATCATGTATGTGTTGTGGCGTGCGCTGTAGTATAAGGCAAAATAGTTTGAGCCCTGTGGATGTGCCACCTCACTATAGAAGATAGCACACGGCATATTTGCCCATTGACCATTAGCATCCTTGATGCAAGCCTCGAGGACGTACTTTGCATTGTACTTCTCTTCGATCTTGCTGATACCAGCATCGGTGAGGAATGAGCACTCATTCAGAATCTTCATCTGGCCTCCCATCGTGGATAACATCGATCCTTCCTTCTGCAATCATAAACCAATCAGGTGAACGCTTCAAGGTGTTCTGCCCATTAATAGTGTTGATTCGCTGTAGCGCTTCGCTATATGTATCATATGTTTCAACCCAACGATCACAGTCCGACCGCTCAGACTCTTTAACATAGATGCGATACTTTTTACCCATTGACCACCTTCAATAAGATTGTGTTCTCATTTATACGTTCACCAAGAACCCTTACAGTCTTTAAGTCATCCATCACCTTACGCAGTGTGATCTTACCGGCTGTCAGTACCGACTGTACAATCTTGTCAGCACCTCGTCCACACCCACGACTCATGCTCGTCTTCTCATCGAAGCCGACGATGCTCGAGCGCTTGATCTGTAGACCACCACGATCCAATGCACGGAACACCGTGAGTACTTTGTACTTCGTATTGAAGCACCACAGTTCCTGTGCACCAAGGATCTTCTCGGGATTGATGGATGCAATCTTAAAGTCTGCATCTTCCTTCTGGAACTTCAGGTTCTTCAGGAGCTTCTCCTTCGATACAGGGCGTGGCTTACGAGGAGCACGAGTCTTCTTCGCAACACCAGCATACTTCTCGGCATCAGAGATAAGCGCATGAAAGAACTTGATACGATCTGCCAGCTGCTTCTTCGTCAGATAGCTATAGGCCTCTTTGAGCTGAGGATCCTTACCTTCATATGCCTCGATCAACTCACACAACCATGGAGCATAATGAGCGATGATCATAGGAGCATACATCGCAGGAATGGTACGAGCCTTCAGCCAATCATACATGCTGAAGATCGTCTCATTGTCGATCATCTCCTCGATCTCGCCAATGATTTCGTGCGACTTCTCACGCGTACGATCCTGAATAGAAGGCTTGGCAACCTCGGGCTCTTCCTTCTTCGCCTTGAGCAGCTGCTCCTTTAGGCGAATGTCGATGTACTCCTTGGGATTACCAGGAAGCACATAGCCAAGTGTGAGCATACGACACACCCATGCGCACGAGAGGTTGAGCCACGTATCAGGCACACGCTTCAGTGCCTTCAGCTCCTCAAGCCTGCCCTCGTTTTTCAAGTACGTGTACGTGTACTCACGTGCCTCGTCCTTGTCAGCCATACAGTTATACCAGTTCAAGGCATTACCGTACTCACTCGGCGTCAATGGCTTCGTAAAGACAGGCTCCTCGCCCATATACTTAACATTGATCCGGTAAGCCTCGGAACGCGAAACACGAGGCTTCCTATCCTTAGACTTAGCCTTCAACAAGCTAGCGGGGCGACGGGCTGCCATTAACATTCTCCATTTTGGGATTACATATAAGGGGAAGCAGCTTAAGCTGCTTCCGCCATCTCAACCGCAACCTCAAGAGCCTTGGTCTTGAGGGACTTGTTGTAGCCATACCATGCAGCAGCAAGGCGGCTATCAGCGGTACGACCGAGCTCATGATCGGTCAGGTAGGTGACCGCATTGAAGGGCTGCCACCAGGTACCCTCGGCGAAGTTTGCACCAGGCTGTGTGTGAAGCACTTCCATCGCACGCTCTGCATTGCGGCTTGCATCCTTCTTGCCAGTCGCAGGGAAGATGCGGTTGAAGTACTCGACGATGTTCTCAGTCTTGGCCATCTTAGAGCCAAGGAAAGAAGCCATGTCCTTGTACTGCGCAAGCTTCTCCTTGGCGATGCCGAGCATCTCCTTGGTGGAGTCAGCATCGAACTTCGAACGATGGCTGATCTTCACAAAGTTCTCAACCTTGGAGTTGAGCGACAGAGTCAGTGTGTTGTTGCACACGACACGGATAGGAGTGAAGCGCACGTCAGTGCTGAAGCCGTAGCGGTGGAAGTTCGAGAAGAGAAGGTAGGAGTCAACCTGATCACCCTTGAAGAGCTCAAAGGAATCACGCACCTTAGCAAGACCCCACACGATCTGACCATCACGGAGCGAACCAGCCGTATGCATCTCCATGTCACCAGCTGCGATGAACTCATTGAAGAACTCAAAGGCCTCTTGGTTCTGGATAGGATTCCAGTCGTCAGACACAACATCGAGCATCGAGCTATCAGACGAACGCACGAGAGCAGAGCGGCCGATTGGCGTCTGGATGCCGTTGATCTCTGCGTAAGCGGGAACCTTCGAAACCGTCCAATCAAGCTTTGCAGCTTCCAGCATCTGAGCAGGTGTCAGATCTGCCGGAACTTTATATCCAAGACCATGCCAAGGTGTTTCACCGGCGTAGGCCATCGTCTCAACCATATGTGCCATGCTATGTTCCTTTCGTCATTTGATAGGATAATTATACCACGAAGTAGCGAGATTGTACATCTCTAAATCATGCAGCAGAAGCCAGCAGATTCAGAGGAACACGCCAGTTGGTGTTACCCTCGCGGACAACTGCGTTCTTGACCTTGATGGCCTCGATCTTGCCAACGTGGGACTTACCACGACCGCTGAAGGTGACTGTGTCACCGACCTTGAAGGTCAGACGGTTGCGAGAGGCCAGCTCTGCGCGACGAGCTTTGATATGCTCGATAACGGTATTGAGCTCACCATTGTCGAGCTGATGGACCGACTGGAGCAACTTCGTAAAAGACAACGACATGCTAAGTTCCTTTCCTCATTTGATAGGATAATTATACCACGAAGTACGGGGGTTGTACATCGCTCATTTCACACGTAATGGGCGGGGAAGAGCTTAGCTAGGACAGAGCTATCACCATAGGTCGAGAACTGGCCCATGTGGTGAGAACCCTTATAGTCCCAAATGCCGAACTGCTTTCCATCGATCTCGAACCCCCAAGAGTTCTCGACCTTATCCGGATCATCCTCAACGTTGGGCGGAAATCCAAGGACTTCGGCTATAGCGGTGACCGTGATGTCGTAGAGCACACCAGTCTTCGACTGGCCAGCTTTGCTAGTAGGCGTGATAACCATTCTCAGACTCCCTTATGAAACTTCTGCCAATCGGATCCGGACACACCGAAGCCGGTGCCGGCCATATAGGCATTCCACATGATGCGCTGGACCTCGCGAGAGTTCTTGGCGCGCTCGATATCGCGGATCAGGTTATTGATCTTCGATACCTTTACCTTGACAAGAGAGCGAAGCATTGTGATCGCTTGAGCACGAGCCTCGTCAATAGTCAGATGTTCGAACGTAAGATTTTCAGGTTCCATAGTCATACCCTCCATCAGAGGCACACCGAGATGTGTCCGTGATGGAGGGCAGCCGAAGCTGCCCTCTACCGATTAGCCTTCAAGGTGAGAATACTGAGGAACCTGATCGATCAGACCTTCAGAGCGGAGGACGTTGAGCTCCTCTTCGCGATCAAGGTGGGGCGAGTACTCACCGTCCTTGACTTCCTCTTCCTTGACAGGCTTGGAGAAGTCACGAACGCGAGAGAGCTTGGCGCTCACAGCTCGCATCGTCTCGAGGTTCTTCTGCTTGATAGCTTCGATCTCGTCGACAGACTTGACCGTAGCAGTCACAGAACGCTTGGACTTGGAAATCACTTCCTTGGCCATACGCTTCACAGTCGCCTTCACGGCCTTAGCCTTAGGCGCCTTAGTGGCAGTTCCATCCATCCAAGGAGCAGGGAAACCCTGAACCTTGCCGGCCTCAACCATGTAGCGGTAGTAGAGGCGGCCGGTACCGTTCTGAGCACCGAGAGCTTCGGCGATCAGAGCACCGATTTCGTCATACGACTTGCCACGGTTAGCTTCCATGACAGAGATAGTCGTTGCAGTCTTTTGTCCACGCTTAGCCATTATGTAGTCTCCATTCAGGTTTGTTCGATTCAACTTGATCATTATACGAAGTTCCGAGGCCATCGTACATAGTTATTTTCGCTTGGCAATATCATTTCCAGGCGGTGTGACAAATTTGTCACTGTGACTGCAGCTCGGCATATGCCACCCGAGCAGCCCGATTGAACTGACGGTCAGTGCACTCGGAAAGATCGAGGTCATACATGAGGTCAAACACGGCCATGGCAGTATCACGGTCACAGCCTAAAAGAGTCTCGATTTGACGAACGTACATCATATTGCTTAGCTCCTGATCTCATCTAACCTAATCATTATACGAAGTTCTGAGGGGGAAGTACACTAGAAAATGCGGCCCCCAGAGCTATTACTTAGCACTGTGACATAAAAGTCACAGTGCTAAGTGTTTCGTTATTTGTTACGATTTCTATAGAAAGTGATAAGAGTTTCGTAATTAATATCGTAAGGAAGGTTAAGGGTTTGTAACGTTTGTAGAAAAGCAACTTTTTCGGAATCCGTTACAATGGATTTGAAATCAGAAAAGATGGATTGGATAGTCATTTTTGAGCTCCGTTGTTGACTCTCTGATCATACGACATATCTATAGGCAAGTACATAAAAAAAATGCGGCCCAGAGACACTTCCCTGGGCCGTGTGACATATTTGTCACAGTTGGATTCTAGCTAGTGCAGGGCAACTCCACCGGACACGTCCACACACGCGCCTGTGGTATGGCCAGCATCCTCAGACACCAGATATGCAATGGCACCAGCCACGTCCACCGGTGAGGTTATACGGCCTAGGGGGGATAGCTCGGTATTGATCGGATTCCGGCCGTGTGGGTTCCACTGGCTGGTTGTAACACCGGGTAATACACAGTTCACTCGGACTTGCCAACTGCCTAGTTCCTGTGCTAAGGCTCTGCTGAAGGCAAGAACCGCTCCCTTAGCAGCTGAGTATGCAGACATTCGAGGAATTCCTCTGATAGCCGCGGTGGACACGACATTGACGATCGATCCATGTGTGTTCATGAGGTATGGAATCACCTCACGGCTGGTGTTCACCACACTCATGAAGTTCTTGTCGATGATCTCTGCGAACTCTGATGGTGCCTGTGTGGTGAAGTTCCCGCGCAGCTCTTTGCCACTCGAGTTAGGAAGCCTGATACCACCCGCGACGTTGATCATGGCATTGATGTGGCCATGATCAGCTAGAATCTTGCTCAACGCTTTCCGCACTGACATTGGATCCTGAACGTCCATGACAGTACGATCACACATGACGACCGTCCAACCATTAGCCTCGAGCTTCTTCTTCGTCTCAATAGCGATCCACGATTTTGCTCCTGTGATGACAGCCACATTCATCGGATAGTTCCATCGAATGTAGCACGCATCTGTTTGACATAGTCATATCGGTTCTTGATGAACACCTGCGGTTCAGGCTGATCATCGACAGAGATGATGACAACGATCTGAGGAATCTCTAGGCGGTTTGATAGCTGGCATGCCATCTCACCATAGCACGTGGCTTGAAGGAAGTAGTCGGTAATCCACTCCTCCTTCTTCGGCTTTAGCGATGTCTTGAAGTCAACGATGCTCATATAGCCATCGAACTCTGCGATGCAGTCTGTTCGTCCAGCCGTATGAAGCTCGGCAGAGTACAATGGCGCTTCAATAGCGTACACTGTGCCAATGCGTTCATCAAGCACATGCTTGATGTTCTTGAACGTCATGATGTTCGATGGCATCACGTTCTCAGGATAATGATCCTTGTTGAGCATGTACTCTTCACATATAGTATGGATTGCAGTACCACGATTACCGGCTTGCACCTTAATCTGCTCTGCTCGCTCCTTACCAACACGATCGATCCACTTGTCAAGGTGGGTCTTGTCCTTCTTTGCTCCGAGGACTGTAGTCACCGATGGATAAGCGTTGCCGTCTGGGGCAAAATAGTAACGCTTTCCATCGATGATCTTTGCCTCAAAGTCTTCAAAGTGTAGGAAGTCGTGTTCGAACGTCTTTCCACGTTCGAACTTAGGCCTAAGCCACGATGTTGAGCCTTGTTTTAGCAATGATGTATTCCTTCACCATTCGACTGCGAACAATATCGTTCTCATCGAAATCCACAAATTCAAATGAGTCCATCTTGTTGATGATTCTCATAAAGTCTTTTAGGCCATTACGTTCATTCTCCTTAGTGAAGTCAGATTGTCTGAAGTCGCCACAGAAGATGATTTTACAGTTCTTACCGACACGAGTGATAACAGAGTCCAACTCGTGTAGTGTCATATTAGCTATCTCGTCAACAACAATAATGCAATCATTGAGAGTAATGCCACGTATGAAAGAAGTACTGATGAAATCGACAAGATTCTTATTTTTGAGAAACTCATATGCATCACCTCTATCAAAGAGCTCATTAAAGATGGCTTGGTATGGGGCTTCATATACCTTTGCTTTCTCCTTGTTATTACCTGGCAGAAATCCCATATCCCTAGTTGGGACGACGGAACGAACGATAACAAGTTTCTTGTATCGACATTGGTCTGAGAGGATTGAGCGCAGTGAAAGGTAGATGGAGAGGAAGGACTTGCCGGTACCTGCGATTCCATGAAGGAGGAGGTTCTTTCCGGTGTCATAGTAGTCGAATGTGAGTCTTTGGTTATCAGTGAGAGGTTGAACATCCTTTAACCTAAATGTTAGCTTGAATGATGGTTCCTTGAAATTTCCCTGCTGCATGACGCGCTTCTGTTTTCTTGTTAATCTTGCGGCTGCTTTCTGATCCATTTGAACTTCTTTTCAATGAGTGTTGATAGTGCTCCTTGTAATTCCTTTTGAATTGCCCTTCTTAATATGTTTGAGCAAATCACGGAATCCGTTATCAGGCTTACCCATACCTCTGCCGGAGTGGATAAGCGGAGCACCATGAACGAGTTGAGTGATGTTTGGGTTGTCACGTAGATATTCATCTAGAGCTGAGATACTCATAAAGTCCTCGTGCTCCTCGCCAGTATCATTATTTAGAAACTTGTAGGTTGGCATTACTTCTTTTTCCAATCGATGGAGTCATCCCATGTTTCGTCAAGCCAGATGTCATCTACAACATCGTTGGGATCAAGGCCTTCATCTTCAATCTCCGTAAGCTCTTCGATGCTCCTCACTCTGAGAGCTCTCTCAACCCTACGGTCCTTACTCTTATCTATACGAACACGTGATACCGGCGCATCCTCGTATTCGTACTTACGCATAGATTTATACGTTTGCTTGCTCATCGGGGATCAATCCTGGAAGTGCTTCTTTCACAATGTCAATGGTAATACCTTTGTAAGGCAACTTCTTGTCTTTAATAGAACAAAGAAGCAGTGCATCCTTTGGAGCTACATTCTCGAGCATCTCGATAAACATAGCTTCACGCTTAATCTGCTTGAGATTAGGATGAAAGCCTTGAATAAAGTATGTCATCTTTCGCATGTCACGAATGAGTACACTCTCTTGATCCGTTAGTGTGTTTGGTGTATAAGGTGGGGTACCCTCAGGCAATGCCCACTTAACATTAGGGTCCAGCGCACCCTGAAGAATCGTGCGAAGAGGAATACTATCATTGTGCTGAAGAGCCGCTACCTTCTCTTCTCTCTTCTTTAGCTTAGATACATTCTCTAAGAACTCGGCCATGCCGATTACCATACCCATTTCAAAACTCCGACATATGTTCCATAAGGTTTTTAAGTTTGTTGTTGATAAAATAGTTCATAAGCTTGGAACGATCTTTACCCCTTTGGGAGTCATATTGCTCCAGAACCTTATCCTCTATATATGAAGGAACGAAGCTCAAGTCGATGAGTTGTTGGTTCCTGTGATAGTTACGCAGAACAATAGGGTCTTCAATAGTAGAAGGATCGCTAGTAAGATACTGAGCAATCTTCTTTGCAGTCATCGGCTTTTGGCGCTCGCCGACAACAAAGCAATTATCAGGAGAAAGTACGTTAGGTATACCATCGCCTGAGTCACCTTTCAAGATGTGCTCTACAAGATAACGCTTGGGATTATCATGTGCGATCTTGCGCTTACGTACGGGATCGTACTGCTGAACACCATCATACTTATGAAGCTGGATGAAGTCTTTATCGCCTGACATGATTATAATGTTTTGCTCATCATGCTTGTACTTAACAAGCGTAGCAATGACGTCATCAGCCTCTGCAGACTCAACATCGATGATGCGATAGGGGAAGTTATCCTTGAGCTCTTGGCGAATCTTGTTGAGGCACTCGAAGATGCTCTTCCAATCAAGTTCGGACTTCTCTTGGCTCTTCTTACGATTGGCCTTGTAGTATGGATAGATCTGCTTGCGCCAGACGTTCGTGTTGTCACACGCGACTACAAGCTCACCGAACTCATCACCAAACTTTACCTTAAACGAACGTAGTGCATTCAGCACCATGTGTCGTACCATATTCTCTTCAATCTGTGCGTTGGTGTGGTTGCCCAACGACATCATCAAATTTGATAGTACCACTTGGTTGAAGTCAACAATAATCATGATATGGCGGCGTCAGCCGTTTCCTTTCTCGAAGTCTATAACAAGAGTGTCAGCCAATGTGAATGAGTCGTCATCTTGCCTAATGAACAGCTCCTCAGCTACGCGCTGGAGAGGATGCTCGATATTGTAGTGCTTACAAAGCATGGATCGTAGACACTCTACAAGCAATGCTCCGTCTTTGATGTTTGGATCCTCATCATCCTCATTGGGGATGAAGTCGAACCCAGCTAACTCGATATTACTAAAGATCATAGGGACTACGGCTTGCAGAGTCTCATTGATATGGTTGAACCTGATCTGATTGACATTAAGAGTCACCTCAATCATATCCTTAGGCTTACCGGTAAGTAGCTTATTCTTGTTAGGGAACTCTATTATATTATTGGCTGGCATCATGTAATTATACCATCTCTGGTGGGATTGTACATCTATTTATTAACTGTAGCTCGACACGCGGCTACCGTCCAAGGTGAACTTGAAGTCGTAGATTTTGCACGCGGTCTCTCTAGTTACAGAGTTGATGACGTTAGCTCTCTTGGAAGGGTCTACGTAGAAAAGAAAAAAGCCACCGCCGCCAGCACCAAGAAGCTTACCTCCCAGAGCTCCTGCAGCAAGAGCACGAGTATATATTTCGTCGAAGTACTCATTCGTAATCGAAGTTTCAACTGCCTTCTTGTCCATCCATGCATCATGGAGAAGTGAGCCGAAGTCGTCTAGTCTTCCATCCTCAATGAACTTAGCACCGATGTATGCCTTGTCACGTGATTGGCGCACTAGAGCAAACTTAGCACTATCATCCATAGCTGCAGCCTGCTTCTGTAGAATCGAGTTAGCGTTGCGGCCTTTGCCTGAGTATACTAAGAGAAGCCTATCCTCTAGTTTGCTCCACATCTCACGCTTGTAGGCTAGAGATTGGATACCAACCGTACCATCAGTATGGAACTCGAATAGGTTCATACCGCCATATGCTGACGCGTACTGGTCTTGCTTGCCTACAGGATATTTACACAAATCACGTTCGATGTGATATGCCTGCTGTGCAAGATACTCACGTGATACCTGACTACTATGTTGATCCGGATTTGCAAGGGCGTTCACCAAACCAATAGTAAATGCTGATGATGAGCCAAGTCCAGAACCCTTAGCAAGGATGTCAGCAATAGAGGCGATCGTAATCTCTCTATCAATGTCATAGAACTTAAGGCTCTCACGCGTGATGGCATGCTGCATCTGCTCTACGTCTGGATACTCCTCAATAGTATCATACATGATCTTCACACCAAGGTGTGGAGTCTTATGGACCATAACGTAGATGTACTTGTCAATAGTGACGGATAGTGCTGCACCTTTCTCCTTCTCGAAGAAGTTAGGCATATCACTACCGCCACTGAAGAAACTAACTCGTAACGGTGTCCTTGTTACAATCATGTCCTGTAAACCATATCGGGAAGCTTCTTGATTGCACGCGACTCAACAGTAGGATATTCCCTTAGTAACTCACGCAGCATAAGTTCCCACTGATTCTTGACACGAGTGATATTGTATCGTGAATCGGCAAACACCTTATTAAATCTAATCATCGATTCATGATCGTTATTGCGAACGAAGTTGATAGCAGAGTTTAGATGATTGATGAAGATATTAGCATGTGCATTCTTATCATCGAAGTCACCCTGATACATGATGTTTAGACCACCAGATGTTTCAGCAAGAGCACCAAAGTTAGGATGGACACACACTAATCCAGCAGACATAGCTTCAAGCATTGCACGGCATGAAGTCTCAAGCCAGATAGAAGGATAGGCAAAGATATGTGACTTATTCAGATGTGCCTTCAAGTCTGCATTAGGAACGAAACCATGATATGTCATGTTAGGGTTGTTGCGAATACGATCATAGAGAGGCTCAAACTGCTTATCAGCATCGTCCCATCCATAGATCTTAAACGATGAGAACACATCAAGATGAATGTCAGGATGAATCTCTGTAAGCTTCTCAAACACAGGAAGAAGAATCTCAAGGCCACGCTGTGGCGTAGATGTATAGACTAGATGAATCTTACCATCTTCACTCTTCTTCATATCAAAAACATTATCATCAGCAGGTTCAATACCAGACTCAAGAACAGCTGACTTAGCATCATATGGAATACCATGCACTAGCTGATAACGCTGATACTGCCAATCAGAGATAAACACATACTTGTGCCAGCTTGATTGAAAGCTTCGATCCTGAAACTTCTTTGACTCTGGATCTTCAGCAAGGTCATGTGCCCAGAAGATTCGAATCTTTGTAGGATCCAAATCACGTATACGTGAGCTAACAATCTGAAAGTTATCGAGTAATTCAGAATCGATAATCTGTGCTAGCTTACGCTTAGCGATCTCGGTTCCACCATTTGCATTAATGGAAACTTCATTCTCTTCAAAGCTCATAGTTCAAATCCACTCTTCACTGCGTCATTATAGAACATTTGGCAAGTCTCACGTGAGAACTGCGTTAGATCCTTACCGAAGGCCTTTACCTTCTTAATCAAGTCAGGAGTCATTGTGATGATGTCACAACCAGCCCAGGCTGCATGATGAATATTATATGCCTCACGTGAAGATGCCCAGAGGAACTCTGTCTTACCACCAAGCTCGCGAACTTCATCATACAACATCGTACAGCGGGTAACAATCGATTCCGGATCCTGACCAGCATCAGCGATACGACCAGCAAAGATAGAGATGATGCTAGGAGTATCGATAAACAGGTTATCGATAATCTCACTAGTCTGCTCTTCAGTGAACACGGCGGTCACATTCAGCTTGATGCCTTCATGGCTCAACTGCTTGATAAGATCGCCAGTCGAATCACCATTAGTGTACATAACAGGAATCTTCACATAGACTGGATAACCAGCAGCATCACCCCAATCATTAATCTTGCGAGCCTGACGAATAATCTCAGAGGGAGTATCTGCAAACACTTCAAGGCTTAAAGTCGTATCAGGACGATTCTTGGCAAGGTATGAGATAGCGAACGTAGAGAAGTCAGTGTAGTTTGTGACACCAGCCTGACGCATCAGTGTTGGGTTAGTGGTGAAACCCTTAATATCTGGGTCGTTAGCAGCATCTACGATGCCATTCCAATCAGCGCCATCGGCATATAGTTTAATCATCTGGGTTCATCTCCGCTATGAGAAAGCAAGCCTCTAGTACATTGCTTGCGATATGGTCTGGATATATGTGTTGATATTTTTCTGGGGAGCTATAGGGTTCTGGACCCACATAGATAGTAGTCAACCTACTCTTGTGACCGGCGACGATGTCTTTCCATCTGTCACCTATTATATATGATTGTCCACGATCGATGTTATAACCGCGGATCAATGTCTCTATCATACCATTGTTTGGTTTGTACCATGCAGAACCACGTTCGAAAGCAACTAATGCATCAGCAGCATTAAGCCACTGCATGCACATCTTCATCATCATCTTTAGGTGGTGAATAGACAACTTACCATCATAAACATCTGGTTGATTAGTAACAACTAGAGATATGTAACCCATGTCATTAGCTAGTTCAACTGCATCCCCAGCACCTTCGATGAATCGAAACTCATCGATGTGCCAAGGAGCGGTCATCTCTCCATCATGGTCTACGAGATGATTAAGCACACCATCTCGATCGAAGAAGATTGCCTTCTTTACCACTTCGTAGCGTTGATTTGTAACTTTGGGTGTGAGACTAGACAGTGCCATATGATCGCCTGAAACGCTTCAGAGTGAGGTGTGATGCGTGATGGTTCAAGCTGTGGTACAACTACAACTGCATCAGCGTTGATAGCCGTATAACCGTCATTCTTACCTACGATGCCGATGATTGTGGCATCAACTGAACGTGCAAGCTTAATAGCCTTGATAAGGCCTACTGACACATTCCTGTCTTCATCACCTCCGCCGACGGATAGAATGAAGATGGTGTCTCTATGGTTGAGTCGGCTGACTTTGAGATAGCCTTCAAATACGGTGTCGAAGCCTTCATCATTTGTTCGAGCAGTAAGCTCTGACACGTTATCTGTAGGGCAGTAAGCTTCGATGCCGCAGAGCTTACGTAGATCGTTGACCATATGAGAGGCATTGCCAGCGGAGCCGCCGACTCCCAGAATAAAAACGCGTCCTTCACTGAGGTCGCGAGTAGATGCGAGGGTGTTAGCAAGGATCTCTACCTTTTCTTTGTTAAGTGCTTCAGCAATTTCAATCACTTCACGGAAATATAGGTCACTAAAACTCATGTTAAACGGCTCCTAAGCTCCGTAGAGCTATATTGATGAAAACGACTGTTGTAGACAATATTGATACCGCGATTCTCGCAGATGTCCTGTCCAACAATATATGTATCCTTATACTCAATGCCTACAAACCTATGTGTAATAGGTTCAATACCAAGCATATTGATAAGGTCATACTCAGTCTCGTATGGAATAATCTCATCAACAAACTTAACGGCACGAAGCTGTACAAAACGTTCATACAAGGATTGAACAGGCTTGTTCTTTACATTGGGCCTATCGATAGTTGGGTCTGAGTGTAGACCGACAATAAGCCAGTCTACATGACTCTTACACTCATTCAACATCTCGATATGGCCGGGATGAAGAAGATCGAACGCACTGCATGTGAATCCAACACGCAATGGAAGTTGTGGCTTCATTATTTCCTCACAAGTTTGAATACATAAGATTCTTCATGAATCTTACCAAGGAAGTCTACGTCGAAACTAGTGCGCTCTAGAAATTCATTGAAGGCTTTATACTCATGCTCTTGATAACCGGAGTACGTGGCCAGTTCATCAAGAACCACAATAGTGCCTTCAACAAATCGATGCTGCATCTTCTCTAGTACATATGCAGTCGACGAATAGAGGTCCGCATCTAGATGCACAAAGCTAATATCACTTGGATTGTTAGTTAAAAAGTCTTGAAGTGTATCTTGGAACAGCCCAATGTATAGTTTCACATTTTCTTCGACTATTGGAACATCACAAGCAAATGTGCCTTCAGGAACTTCAGGTCGCCAAAGCTCAGGTAATCCCTTGAATGAGTCAAATCCATGAAAGGTAATTTCAGGAAATGCTTTAGCCATCTTGTTGATAGTTAAACCACTCGCAACACCAAACTCTAGAAACAAACCCGAAGGGTTTGCCTCTACAGCTTGTTTAGTAAAGTAATCTAGATCCATAAATGTATGACCCGGGCCAAGCCCATCACTAATGGCTAGATCTACTTTTTCATTATTCATTTAATGACCATATATGTATTATCGCCATCAGCGTCGGTTACATTATGCTTCATGAAGACTGGATCGCGATCTGCAAACCACTTCTTGAAATAGTCGGTGTTATCGATAGTCCCAAAGATCTTAGCCTGATACATCACAAGCCACTTATCAGAACCCTTGATCTTCTCCATGATAGTATCACGGAACTCAATCGGAATCTCACTCAATGACCAGGTAGCAATAACAAGGTCGGCCTGCTCAAGATCCTTCGGATCAGACACGAAGTTTGCATTAATATCCTGTGCAGTCAGATAGTAGTTCTGAATCTTCTGCACTTCAGGGAAATCATAGATCGTGTACTTACCCTTGAATCCTAGATCATGGATAACAGAACACATATCCCCATAACCACCACCAATCTCAACAATGCTCTTGCAATTACGAATCTCTTCAGGTGTGAATCCACAGATAACAAGGTGTGCAACATCTTGAACTCGCTGCATGCTGGTGTTAAAGTCATCAGCAACCTTTAGCTGGGGTTCAATACCTTCAGGAATGCCAATCCAATTCTCAGTTAGAGCATAACTAATGTCTGGATCCTTATAGGCAGCATCAAATGCTGCACCAAGAAATCTAGCGACACGGCCCGTGGTGATGAGTGGAACGTTCCAACAAGATGCCCAAAGACGAAAGCGTGGAAATGGAAGAGTCTCGCAATCGTGTGCAAACACCTCTTGCATAGTAGGCCAGTAATCAGGTCCATTGATGCGTTTAGCTTCAATGGCCTTCTGTGACATTTCAGAATTCTGATCGAAATCAGAGAAAATCAAACTCATTATAAATTCCTTAGGCTTGACGCGTCAGATAGTTAGGTCGAATATACTTTGCGCCGAAGTACTGGCGAACAAGATCGATCACA